AAAAATTTATGTATATCAATACTTCACATATTATTGCTGCGTGGTATATTGAAACTGAATAAGCACGTATAACAATAATACTATTGACAGCCTGCTAGGTTTGTGCTAGAGTCTTTGAACAGTCGAGAAAACCACAAAAGAGGTTAACATGGAAAATGCTTTGAAGTGGGCAACAACATTTGTTATATCATTTATACTAATTGTGTTTATTGCAAATGTTTTGACTGCTCTTTCTACTATTAGTGTTGACAAGAAAGAACTTCAAGAACAATTTCCAATTGTTCTAGGCGAGCTTCATTGTCGCAAATTGTCTGATGGTTGTTACCACTGCAAACGTCCATATGCTGTTGGAAATCATGTTGCAAAAGACGAACTTGTGTGCCACTAAAAAGTAAAAAGTTAGCTAACCTCTTAACACACACTGGAGAAAACATGCAGATTCTTTCTGGTAACAACACGTTTAAGCTTCTTTGCAAGACAACAAATAAATTTGGTATTCTTCTTTCGCAAAGCTGGGATGTTAATTCTGATCAATATAGTTTTGAAGAAACTGCAAAAGCCGTTCCTTTTCTTGATAGCTTCAAGGATGCACAACTATTTGTAGATGGGGTTGGAATTATTCTATTTGATACAGAAGCCGAAATGAGGGATGCCTTTTCACAAGTTGTTGGAGACGATGGACCAACAAAGAATAATCCCTATAATGGCCCTGCTCGCTGGTATGCCCTTTCTTGTGACAACAACGGTAATCTCTTGACAGAAAACACTTAATAAACATATGGGGATATGGCTCTGTAGTCCAATTGGTAGGAGACATTTGACTTAAAATCAAAACAGTGTCGGTCCGAATCCGACCAGAGCCACCAAATATTTCGTATAATCTTTGTCTACCACCTATTTATAGGTGGAGGCAAATAACATGGAGATGTGCCATTTAGGCTGTGGACAAGAAGCAAAATATAAAAATAAGCAAGGAAAGTATGTATGTAGCCAGTATTCTACGCAGTGTATTCAAGTACGATTAAAAAATAGTGCCGGTTTAAAAAAAGCATTTAAGGAAAATCGCAAACGAACCCCGTTTAATCAAAAAGATTTAGAACAATCACGCATTTCAAGAGAAAAGAATCTTTCTTCTGTTCCTTTTGAGAAACAAAGTTGGGAGCGACAAAGAAAAACGGTTCTTGCAGAACAAGATAACAAATGCTTGATATGCGGATTATCAGAATGGCAAGGGCACAAAATAAAACTTCAAGTAGATCACATAGACGGCAACTGGTCTAATGATGCTAGAAATAACCTAAGAGCGTTATGCCCCAATTGCCACAGCAATACTGAAACTTATTGTAGTAAAAACATTAATACTAGAAAAAAAGTTGAAGATTCAAGAATAATTGAAGAAATAAATAAAGGACTTTCGATTAGAAAAATACTAATAAATGTTGGGTTGACACCGAAAGGTGGCAACTACGAAAGAGTAAATAAACTCAGATACAAATATCCGTCTTAAATGATGTATCGGTTCGAGTCCGACTATCCCTACCAATTTAGTTTTAACATTCAACAAAAGGAATAAATAAAATGATTTTCATTCTTATTGTGTGTTATGTGAGTATCGGCATTATCGTTGCTGGTATTGCTGACGGGCTTGAAAATACTCAAGATCCTAGTTTTGGTTTCATTTGTTTTTGGCCTTTGGTTGTATTGGCTTTCATAGCTATGAAGTCAGCACATTATCTATATAAGTTTGGTGTATACCTTGGAAAAGAGTCAAACAAGTGATCCTTAAAAATAGGGCATTCTGCCTTGAATGTAATACGGAAATCGAGTCCACGCATCGACATGATTTTGTTAGGTGTCCTTGTGGTAATCTAGCTGTGGACGGTGGAAAAGATTATCTTAAGCGTTCGGCTAAAGACTTTAACAAGATTAAAGACACAAGCATTATCGTAGAAGAGAAAACAGCAGAAGAACTTTCATACGATGAAAAACTTACCCAATGTCACAGATATGGTCTTTGTTGTATGAAAGACTATGTTAAACAAAAATGGGAATCAACTTGTGATATCTGCCCACATAGGATTTAACAACTTTATAAAAGAGTTCGCGAATGCACATTAAAACAGGCGATTTGTTTAGCGGAAGATATAATGGTTTTCTTTATGTTGTTACAGATAAAGAAAACGGCTTAAAACCTACATTTCGTTTGTTTTCATTAACATCATCGAGGTATATCTTTGAAAGAGATATTACGTTGATAGACCCATATGTGTATGTGAAACTAACCTAAATGAATATCAAATCTGGTGATTTGTATCAAAGTATAAAATATGGTTTTATGTATGTTATTCTGAATAAGCGTAACGTAGATGAAACTTATAATGTATATGATGTATCAGATAGAAAAATACGGTGGGAGAGGACAGCTAATCTTAGCAATTCAAATATTTATAGGAAGTTAGCATAATGCCAAATATTAAAATTGGTGACGTATTCATCAACCGCACAAAAGAATTAGTTGTTGTCGTTGCGCAACATAAATATTTAAAAGATCATTATCACTTTTATTACATAAAGTATAATGTTAAATGCATAGTGAGTATTAATTCTGATTTTAACTATTGGTACAAAAGGCTAACAAATGATTAAGCCTGGCGATTTGTTTATAACTTCCTATTTGTATTCTTATTTTGTTATTATATCTGGGCCTTTAGGCAATATTTATGCAGGTTATGATTTAAAGTCAGCACGAACTTATTTCGAGAGTGAAGGCGCTTTGTTAGATCCTCTCTTTTATAAAAAGGTGGCATAATGTCAAATATAAAAAATTGGTGATGTGTTTATTTGGCAATTATCAGAACCGCCAGAAATTGTTATCATTGTTAGCGAAGAGTACAAGCATCATTATCCGATAGATATGAAATTGCACAAATTTTATAATCTAACGCTTGAAAGGTTTGAAATAGACGAGCCGCACAATCTTCTAAGCGCATCTCATTATACCAGGTTAGTTGCAGAGAACAACAATGGTTAAAATTGGGAAAGTGTTTGTCTGGGTTTTTGGAACGCCAGCAATTTCAATTATTATTGGAAAAGTAGGAAAATATAATTATAGATTGTATAATATGACTTTTGATAGATTTGAAATACACACTAAGGCCGAACTTCTAGATAAAAGATATTATAGAGAGCTTACTCCAAATGATTAAACCTGGGCAAGTGTTTATTTTCCAAAGTGGAAGAACACCAGAGATAATGATTGTTATTTCAGAAGAAAAGCAGTATTATTCTTGTAAAGGTCATGCGCTTTACAACTTAACTTTACAAAAGTTTGAATGGGATGAAACCTCACTTCTGAAAAATATTAAAAATTATAAAGAGCTTACTTATGGAGAATAAAGAAATTAAAGTTGGTGATATATTTCTTGGTATATTCAACCACCCAAACCCTTGTATATTCAACCACCCAAACCCTTGTATGTTTATTATTCTAGATGAGATAAAAGAGCATCAAGGATTTAAAACTTACAACATAAATACTGGTGTTAAAAATTGGGATAGTATTACCGCTTTTAATAATTCAAAACTTTATACCAAACTTACCTAATAATATATATTTTCTTTGAAAGCGGTTGGAATATGATAAATGGTCCCAAAGTTGGAGAAATATGGGCGCAGCATAACTTTTATTATCTTATATTGAAAGTCGACTTTGAAAGTGTAGATCTATTTTCGTTTACACGTGCAGAAATATTTTCAAGTTTTCCGATTAAGTATTTTGTAAACGGCTCTTGGGTTAAACAATGTTAAAAAATAATCCAAAAGTAGGAGAAATATGGTGCTATGAAAAAGAAAAGTATATAGTTCTAGATATTATTATACAACAAGAAGAAACATATATTAATTTTGCTTGTTTAGACAGCGATGATTTTGGAGCCTTATATGGCGATTACGAGCTTAGTGAAATGCAAACGCCATTTTGGAAGAAATTAGTTTAATTATTAAACAAGGAGCAATATAAAATGTATTCCATCACAAATATTATTTACGGTTATCCTATCACAACTGAAATTTCTAATCTTATTATCAAAAAAGAAGAAGACCCAAATTCAGACTGGAACGAAGACAATGATATGGTTTGTGGCTTTAATAAGTATTATCATGGTTCTAGTGATTGTATTGTAGGATATGTTGGTGTCGAGCTAGATTCATTTGATGAATGCGGTGAAATGCTCAAACCTAGTAGCCTTAAGATGCAGCCGACAGAAAAACAAAAGCAGCAAGCTCTTAAAAAGATTAATGCGCTCACACCAGATTTCAAAAAGCTTGTTGGCGAGCCTGACGTATTCTTTGTTTTCTCAACATCGTAATGCGTAAAGTATCATATAATCCTAGTAAAGCTAAGCCAGGTGATTTATTCTTTTATCATAATTGGGATGGTAGTTTAAATTTTAAAATTGTTGTTAAGACAAGCCCTGTTTTATTGGTATATCATTGGAAGCAAAAAACGGTAGTTCAGTATACACCCACTAAAGAGTTTGATTACCACACTTATGTAGAGTGACATAAAAACATGGCGAATAATAAGCCCACTAAAGGAGAAATTTGGGCATTTAAAGAACAAAGATATCTTATTTTAGAAACTTATTACAAAGATTTAGATTATACAAGTTTGTTTCCACTAGATTTACAAAATACTGATATAATCGTATATCCTTTATATCATTTTACTAATATGTACTGGAAAAAAATATGTTAATTAAACCTAAAATTGGAGAAATCTGGCAATATGGTAAAAATGCAGGTCTTAAACCCTTTGGAAACTGCTATCTTATATTAAATGTAGTTACTAAATATATTGATTTATGTTGTATTGAAAATCTTATTAAAGGTGAAGTTAAAAAATTTTCGCTTTATCCGCAATCTTCATTTGATAATGATGAATGGTATAAGATTTGCTAAAAAAGGTATTATATGCGATTTAAAAAAGGTCATATATATTCCGAAAAGAACAGTAATACAAGAGAAAAAAGTATTCTATTCTTATTTTTAGATGACAATTGTTCTATAAAAGGTATTGCTAGTATTTCACCATATTGTTATAATGAACGAAACCCGCTTGGCGATTTTACTATAGATACTAAGTATTATATTTATAGAGATTTAACTCCTGAACTAAAATAAGAAAATATTACTTTATTACTATTGACAAACAAAATGGTTTGTGCTATGGTGTGGGTTCAATGACTACAAAAACAATTAAAATCGGTGACATATTAGAAGAAAAGTCTTATATTGGTTCTGCTTTTTTTGTTGTGTTAGATATAGAAAACAAGAAAGGTAGTATAACTTTGTTTAGGGTAGACAACAGTAAGATATTGCCTAGCTGGAGTCTTTCGGATGTAAGAAATCGTCTTACAAATCAGAGTTTTAACAGCGTGGCTTCGCATAGATATAAGATTCATTCGGGTAAGACAAACAAAGGGCAAAACAAAAATGAAGAACAATAAAGATAATAACCTCTCGCCGTTCCAAACCATTTACGATAAGCGTTCAAACATCAAGATGAAACACATGAACAAAAAGTATGAAGATAACAAGCGTAAACAGCACATGGATGAAGAAGAAGATTATTATGATCCTGCAATTCCTGGTCTAACCGAAGAATAGAGTAAAAAACTAATGGGCTATTACACTAATTACAAATTAGAAATTACTGGCAATCCAGATAAGGTTGATGCTTTTTACGAGGCCACAAAGATCAAACATCGCTTTAGGGATAAACTGCTTAATTACGAAGAGCGTTCTGAAATTGAAATATTACATGAAATGCTAGAAGCTACTTTCAATAGTAAATTTTATAATCACGAACAATTTTTTCTAAAACTGTCAAGCAATGATCAGAACCGAGATTTGCTGTTTACTGTAGACGGAGAAGGCGAAGAATCTGGAGATATTTGGAAAAAGTATTTTAAGAATGGTAAGATGTTTGTATCCCAAGGCAGAATCGTCTTTGATGACTTTGATGAAAGCAAACTAACATGACAGATGGTCTTAAACAAGAAGTTCTAGTTGGAGATTTGGTTGCGCATATTGACATGCGCGGTTATTGGAGGTTATGTGTCGTTTTAAAAATTATTAACGATACTCAAGCAAGGGTAACACCTCTAAAGGGAGGCAGTCCTTATCAAAATAGCAATAAAGCCTTCAACGCTAATAGCTATAAGTTTGTTAAAGTGGTACAACAAAAACCAGAGTAACATAAACATGAGCAATACATATTTCACTTCTGATACCCATTTCTTTCACTTCAATATCATTTCTTATTCTAAGCGCCCTTTCAAAGACGTAGAAGAAATGAATGAGAAGATGATTGAAATTTGGAATTCTATTGTCGGCCAAGATGATGTTATCTATCATCTTGGCGATTTTTGTATGGGTATCAAAGAGGAGAACACACCAAAGATTCTTAAACGGCTCAACGGCTATAAGATCCTCATTCGTGGCAACCATGATATGAAGCCAGATAAAATGATTGCTGCCGGGTTTAATGAGGTTCACGAAAAACTGTTTATTGAAACTTATAAAGGACCAGTTTTTCTTTGCCATTATCCAACTCCAAATGGGCATTGGAGTGAACAAGCCGAGTATCATTTTTGTGGTCACATCCACGAAATGTGGAAGAAGAAAGAAAAAATGATCAATGTTGGTGTAGACGTTTGGGACTTTTGTCCAAAGACCGCTCAGGAGCTTTTTGATGAGTGAAAAAAAATTGGTTACTTACAAATATGGCGATACTAAGTTCCCATTTAAGAATGGTGATCTTGTGGGCTATGTTTGTTATCCAGTAAATGAAAAACATTCATGTATGGATTACAAAGGTGTTAAATATTATACAGTCTTTATTGTGATTGATGCAGAAACATTTGAATGTCTTGAAGTATTGGATTCATATAAAAGTGGTTTTTTGAACAACAGCACTGTTGATAGTTATTACACCTTAATTCCTGAAAATCTCACCTTTGAGGACATTTATCATAAAATCGAATAACATTGGAGTTCCTGTGGAGAATAAGAAAATTATTAAATACGATATGAATTCGAAAAAGTTTCCATTCAAAAATGGCGATTTAGTTGGACATGTATGTTGGGAACACAATAAAAATAGATTTTGTTTAGAACGCAATGGCATAAGGTATTGGAGCCTTAATCTTATTACAAATTCAAAAAAGAAAACTGGTATTATGCTTTTAACCCACAGAGGCGGATTTTCGATGGAACGCAACATGTTTATCTATCCAACTAAAGAAATGCACGAAGAAGATGTTTATCATAAAATTGAATAACATAAAAGGAATAACAAACATGGAACTGATTTCTGGTAAGAACAATAAGCCCATCCAAGTTGTTGTGCATTATAACCGAAAGACGGCAGAAAATGGTATGCCTTGGACGATTCATGTTAAAGGAAGATGTATTCAGGTAAATCAAGTCGTGTTCAGCAAGGGCGTTTCAACAGTTTATATGCCCAACAAAAAGACTAATCCAAAAGGTTTCTTAAAGACAAAAGGTAAGGTTAAACTAACTGGTAGTCTATCTAATTTAATCGGAGAGATTTATTAAAATGAAAACAAAAAACAAAAACATTGCTAAGCCAAAACTTCAATCTTCTACATATTATGATTGGAGCGATATTGAAAATTATTTATACCTAAAAGAAAGCATAAAACAAAATGAATCAGCAGAAGATTTATGGCACTTTATAGTTGATATATATGAACCTCAAAATGGCACAACTCATACTATCGATTTTGAATATTTACTAGAAGTCTCAAAACATAAATGGCAGAAAGACATTGTAAAAACTCTTATGAAAGAACTTCCGGCGAAAAGGTAATGTTCTCATGGTAAACAATAAATTTTATATGATTCGCGATCAAAAGACTGGTGAATTTAGCAGAGGTGGAGCTTCATACGTATATTTTAGCAAGAAAGGTAAAATGTGGACGAAGTCTGCTTTAGAATCCCATCTAACGTCTTTATACCGGAACCTTTCCTATGGCCATAGAGATGAAAAAGATGATATGAATGCAGGTATTATTGATGAAGATCGAAAACTCATCATCCACAAATTCTGGCTATCGGATAGAAACCCATATAAAGCATGTGACATTGTTGAGGTTAATTTTGAATATAAAGTTCTATCAGATGTTTTCACTCATTTAAACAAAAGGAATGAAACGCCTAAGCGTATTAAAAAAAATAAGCAAATCAAAGAATAATACTATTGACAACACCATAAGTGTATGCTAAGGTTGGACACCGTTGAAGAACTTTTCTTTTAACTCTATTAATATTTAGAGGGTTTGCATATGACAGATAAACAAGTGAAGAACATTATTAAAATGACAGAAAAGATTATATATGAACCTTATTATTATTGTAATAATGAATATCCTCGCATTGAAATTACTTATAGAGATTGGTTGCCAGATGGTGTTAGATACGTTGCAGAATACTTAAAAACCGTTTCTGATTACCGTGTTATCGCGCAAGGAAGCATAAAAGAAGTTTCTGACTATGCACATAAGTTTATTAGGCTCAATCCTACGCAGAGTAATATTATATGGTATTCTCCGCTAAGCCACCAACAACACTTATCATTTGAAAAGATTTTTCCTGGTATTGAGATCACTGTTAACCTTACAAAGAAGAAGAACAAGGATAAATAAAAATGCGAATCATTTCAAAGTTTAAAGACTATTATGATTCTTGTATGTATTATGGCATGGACAAGGATTTGGTTTATGCACGTCATGTTGAAACTAAAAACGGGTCTATCAAAGAACTTTTAGAAACAAGTGAACTGCGCTCTTACGAATCAAACAAAACAAACATTTATTATGCTTTTGGCAATATTGGTTTTTGTGGTAAGTTCTACCCATACATTAAATTTGAACGTGGTCTTCCGACAGACCGCATAACACAGATTAAGCCACCTAATGAAGTTGTGTTTTGTTATAATTTTGAGCAAGTAGAAGAGTATATGAACTCTTTTCCGTATACTGGTAACTTTATGGGTTATTATCGGACGAAGCTAACCGATAAGCAAAAGAGGCATTATCCTGTTAGTTCACACTTGCCATACCAGTATTGGAACGATGCAGATACTTTGGAAAACTACTTTAACAAATGTACAAAACAAAACCTAGAACCTTTCTTTGAGCATAAAACTCCCATTATTATTGCAGTGAATCGAGAACGTGGAAACCAAGATACATCACTTAAAACGAATATTAGTTTAAAAGAATATCAATTCTATCGTATGTTCGATGCCTTTAAAGCGTTCCAAGAGATTTCAATGTTCCTTGGCGGTGTTATGCCTCGTACTGGTAAAGAAACAGTTATTCTTAGCGATGTTATGAAGCGCGATAAACACGGGTTTGATAACATGTCATTCAAGACATATTCACCTGGTAAGAAGGCTAACCGGAAGAATAAATGAGCTATAAGATTGGTTCTATATATACGGATACAACTTCACGATATAAGCGGTATCTTATTATTTTAAAAATTGAAAAAGAAATGATTTGTTACTATTATATGGATTTGGAAACGGCTCTCAACAGAAAGCATGTAAAAATATACAATTCTAATAAAGATCTTTTTGATAGAATGATTAATTCTTGGAAAATGGAGGGCTAAGTGGCAAAGCTAAAAGCTGGTTCAATATATATTAGCTCAGAGCCAAATGCCAAAAGGTACATTATTGTCTTAAAAATTGATTGCTTGTATATTGATTATTATTATATTTCACCATCATACGAGAATGAATATCATTCGTATAAAGACAATTTTAGAAAGCTTATTAATAGTGGCTGGCAAATGCGAGGATAAATGTCACAACTAAAAATTGGTTCAATTTATAAAAGTATGTATAGCCAGAATAGATATCTTATTATCCTGGATTTTGACGAAATTATGGTTAGGTTTTATCATTTCGGTAATAAAGTTGAAGGACTTGAATCTATACATGAACTAAATTTTTCTAGTTTTATAAAGAATATTAGCGAAGGTTGGGTTAAGCATGAACCAGAATGAACACAATTTAAAAATTGGGACAATATATAGTGATAAAAAGCGTCCCACTAGGTATCTTATTATTTTAGGCTTTAATAGATCCATTGTTAAATTTTATCATGTTGATAACGTATCCTGCATATCGAGATATTGTGAAGAAGATTTTAGAGGCTTCATTAATAGTACAAACTCAGGCTGGCATAAGTATGAACCGAAATAAAAATATACTTGAAGTTGGATCAATTTTGTATGATAAAACTTGTAAAACCGAAAACATATACTTGGTTATTTTAAATATTGATGATAATGGAATTACTTGTTATAGACAAGAGTCACACAGCACCAGACCATATATTTTTACAACTTCTTCAAATTTAATTGGATGGGAAAGACATAAGCCTTCCCGTAAAAGGAAAATTAATGTTTAGCCCACCTAAAGTCGGTGATATGTATATGTTTAGCCCACCTAAAGTCGGTGATATGTATAAAGACGGTAATAGGCTTTTAGTTGTTTTAGAATTAGATATTAAAGCATATGATACAATAAAAATTTGTAAATGGCTTTCTATCGTTAAGGGTGAAAAATTAGAAGTAGTTGAAGAGATCCAATATCAGTTCTATGACCATCTTAATAGATTTTGGGTGAAATGTGGAAAATGACAATCATATTCCTAAAGCTGGTGATCTTTATGAAGCAATTAATTTTGGAATAAAAAAATTTATAGTAATTCTAGCCACAGACATTCCAAGGTTTGATGGTGCTAAAAAATGTAAATTTCTTACAATTCGCAAAGATAATGAATTCCATATATTGTATGAAGAACAAAATAGGTGTTTTGACGACCTTCTTAAATATTGGGTGAAACGTGGGTGAAACAAAAAACAAGTCTGGTTTTCAATCAGTTAAGATTGGCGATCTTATAATTGACAACGGTATGGTTTTGATTGTTCTTAGAGCTAGGCAAGGTGGAAACTGGACATTATATAATGCACTAAGCGGTAGCGATTGGTATTTACTAAACAGATCGGTCTATTCGTCAGAAGACGTAAAACATATTCCTATCTAATAAGATTTGCGGCGGCTGGCGATCGCTTTCCACATATATAAGATCAAAGGCTCAATAAAATGTTTATAAAATTCAGCAAGAAGCTTAGGGTAGGGGACTTTGTTACTCATAAAGATTTAACAAAGTTTGGTCGAGGCGTAATTATTAAAATAGAAGAAGATGTTAAAGATTGGGGTACTATTGCAAGGGTTATGTGGCAAGGCACAAATTCTGAAACCACTGCTATCTCTGACCATCGAATTGTTAATCTGGTTAAATCTAAAGGATAAATATGCTATGACAAATGAATCAGTAAAAGAGCTGAAATCTGGTCAGCTTATAAAATCTACTTTGGTTGGTGGTATCTTTGTAGTTTTAGGTGATTGTTCTGAAAAAGAGATTCAAACTGAATTTTATACTTACCATGTGGATAATTTTTTTAAGAAGGTATATTGCGTTACAAACAAAAGTTTATATGTTGTGACGAAAACAACCGCACAATTTTTCAATTTTATTGAATACAAAGGGTAGTGGTGAAATGACATATATAGATTTTGAAGAACTAAAAAACGGACAGCTTGTAGAACTTTATGGCTCGATATACATAGTTTTAGGTGAAGGCCCGTTTCACAGCAAAAATGCTTTTTGTGTTAAAAATCATAAAACTTATGGTATTACAAAAGAAAATTCATATGCATTCAATCTAGTTAAATACCACGCCGAATAAATCTTCTCTTTACTCCACAATATTTCTGGTCTATACTTGCCTATATTGGAGCGAGTATGGATGCAATAAAAAATAATCCAGAGGATTATATAGGCAAGAAATACCCCGGAACAGAGTTACTTGTTCTCTACAAAACAAAGATAAAGAACCGCGTATCATTTAACGTAATCTGTTCTTGTGGCACTCAAAAGGTGATAAGAAGATCCGATTTAGTAGCAGGTTCTTATATATCTTGTGGTTCTGCTGACTGTAAGTATTCCCAACAAAACATAAGAAAAGATAAAGCTAGTCTTTTCAGAGACGATGCTGAATCATTTAATATCAATGGCAGTGTATTAGCTAAATACAAAAAGAATGCAGAAGATAGGGGCTATAGTTTTGAAATAACAGTTGAAGATATCTTTAGTGTCTGGAAGAAGCAAGGTCATAAATGTGCTTTGACTGGAGTTAGTCTAAAGTGTGGTACTAACTCAAGGAATCACAATTGGAGCATTGATCGCATAGATAATTCAGTTGGCTATACTAAAGATAATATACATATTGTTCATAAGACCATAAACATATTTAGGAATAAGTTTTCAATAAAAGAGTTTGTTTTGATGTGTAATCTTGTTTCAAATAACAATGTTAATTCAGATAATAAGTCAACAGAAGATGAAATATTAACAATTCTTTCAGAGGCGCTAAAGGATAAATAATGGCAAAGTTAAAAAAAGTTTATCAGTATACTTGTAATAGTTACAGGCGTGGTTTTACTGATCCAGCAGAATTTGTATATACTATAAAAAAGCATATAGCATACAATAAAATTATAGTATGTCTTGACCTAAAAAGACAAAAAATAATTGAAGTTCATTCTGACTATTTTAAACCTAATATCAGCGGCGTCATGTATATACCTTACAAATCTGCATAAAATTATCTTGGCTCCAGCCTATTTCTGTAGTACCATGCACAAATGCTGCCCACTCAAATCGAATTAAAAATCGGTGATTTGTTTTACACTGCTGGTAAAGCGCAAATTCATGTGTTCTTAGGAGCCAAGGGTGATTGTTATCATTTTTATGGGCCCGTATGGAACGATTATAATAATGAGTATGTTGATGATAACTGTCATTTTTGGGAAAACAAAGATAAAAAGTGGATTGATGAAAACTTTTATGAGAAGAATTGGAATGTTATCAAATGCCGCTAAAACCTGCTGATATTCTGTATGATACTTCTACTAAACTACTGTTTTGTTTAGTTATAGCAGTAAAAAGCGGCCGATGTGATATTTACTACTTTTCTGACGGTACAATAGGCAACACGTCAATTAAAATACTACAAGAATATATTGATTGTGGTGAATTCAAAGTTAATGAGGTATAAACACCATGAATATGCGTACATGTCAAATTTGTGAAGACACCTTCAACCCATATTCAAAAGAAAAGCGACTTGCTGGCGGTCTTCTAACCCATTGCCCGGATTGTTCAGAGGAAACAACTACCAAGTATATTGGTGTTGCTGCCGGTGAAGGTAAAATGAGTTCTGTCCAGATTCTGAAGTTTGATAACAATGAAGATCGTGAACAGTATCTCGAATACTGGAAAGTCAATAGCGGTCTTTACAAATCCAAAAGTTGTCAAATTGGCAGGGGTATGAAATCTACTCCTAATATTGGCTTTAAAACCGTAGCAACCCTTTCGTCTAACCCAAACCATAAAGGTAAACAATGAAAAAGAATCGTCCAACAATTAAGTCACTTACTGATGAAATCAGGACTCTTGAAGTTAGAAACCAGCTTTTGGAAGATGATCTGCATGTGCAAATTGCAATCAATATTGCTATTGTTGTAGCTGGCGTATTTTTATTTATGGTGTATTGAAAATGATAAAAAATATAACGGATCAAAAAGAAGTAAACGATTTAAAAGTTGGAGATTTGTTGGTTGTTCTTCATAAAAAGACTACAAACAAACGATATATTGGTAATATTGCAATTGTTCTTGAAGCCATACCAAATGAACAAATAAAGTTATACAATATTACAAAACCAGATTTAATGGTTTTTATAACCAAAGAAAATTTTAGTTTGTGGGCGAGGTTACTACCAAATGTTAAAAAAAATAAAAACAGCTGAGGAAATCAAGCAACTTAAAGTTGGCGATTTGCTACAGGTTACAAATAAAAACGATAATGCTTATAAAATATTGCAGTAGTTACAGGTTTTGATAAATACAATGAACTTTGTTTATACAATATTACAGAGCCACAAACAAAAGCGTATGTGCACTCTCAGAATTATGGATGCTGGTCGAGGTTACTACCAAATGCTAAAACCACTAGAAAATTTTAAAGAGAGAGAAGAAATTAAAGTCGGTGATTTACTACAAGTTATTAACGAAAAAGACTCTTCTTACAAAAATATTGTAGTAGTTATAGGCTTTGAAGGAAGAGCTTCTCCTTGTTTTTATAATGTTACAAGGCCACATGTGCCTCTTTACATGAATTCATATAACTATAAGTCTTTTGGAAGATTATTGCCAAATGCTAAAACCACTAAAATCCGTTGATGATGTTAAGTCTGGTGATCTTGTTATTGTTACACCGAAAGGAGATATCAGTTACAACTATATTTGTCTAGTACAGGAAATGATAAAAGGCAGGTGGAAGTTATATAACATAACCAAACCGAAAAATATGTGCGTTATCACATATGATAATTTAGAGTGTTTCGCAGTTCTCAAAGAGGAGTAAAAACACATGCATATCATAGAAGCAAAAGATCCTGGAAGCGATTGGTTCCGAATTGGCGAAGCATCAAATGAGCTATTCGCCACAATGACTATTGACACAGATAAAAAACTAAACCCAGGAAGGATGTTCCGGGCTAAAAATCCACAAGGCATGATTGTTTATATGCTTTAAAACGAGTCTCATATGTCCATACAATTTATGCATGTCTTATCTTATGGTATTGACTTATAAGCTGGGTCGTGCTATGTTGTGCTTTGTAACTCTAAAAACAACAACAGGGTTTTGAAAAATGCTAAAAATTGGTGATATGGTTCTTCTCAAAACAAATGAGTCTAACAGCACACTGTATTTAAAAAGCTATTACGGTAAGAATGCTGTTGTTATTACAAAAGCTCAGCATAGAGATGTAAGTCAAATACATTTTGTTAAAGACAATTACAAAGTGTGGGTGGCTGATTATGATTTAATAAAGGTATCTTAACATGAATGAACTTTCATTCAAAGTTGGAGATTTAGTCTACTGTCCAGAAGATTCAAAACCAGACATTTTTTTGATACTTGAAGAGAAAAATTCTTTTTCTGAATACAAATATTGTATGGTGTTTAACCCGTTGAAAACTAGAGATAAGCTCCAATTCAAATATGGGTTTGCTACTTTTTCACTGAATTGGGTAAAGATAAATGGATAATTTATTCAAACCTGGGGATATTCTGAGATATAGTAATCTTTCAAATTCTGATTTATATCTCATTTTAGAATACGATAATGGGCATGGGTATAAATACGTCGATATTACTTATTTTTTAGAGAAGAATATATTACATTCTGGTACTTATAGATTTAATAACAAATACACAAGGTATACGCCACAATGAATAATGAGTTTAAGCCAGGTGACATAATCTCACCAATAAGTTACGGTTTGGATTATTCACATGCTATATTACTTTTGGAACAGTTAAACGTTGATACTTTCAAATATTGTTATATAATTCCAAAAAATAGCCATTACCTTATAATTAGCGTTTATAATTTTAGGTTTAACGCTTGGAAAAAACTCAATGAATGATAGAGATTTCAAGGCTGGGGATTTAGTTTATAACCCAGGATACGGCAAGTCTGCAGAAATCTTTTTGATTCTTGAATGCGCTAATAAAAATGGAAGATATAAATTTTGTAGTGTGTATAGCCCAAACCCAATCGCAGCATCACTCCTATTTAAAATAGATTATAGTTATTTTCTAGGAGCACATTGGAAGATCATAAATGGATAAACAATTTTGTGTTGGGGATATTGTAGTTAGGAAAACTAGAGTTAAAAAAGATAAAAATGTGAACTTTCCAGATCCAGATCCAGATTTATTTCTTATTTTAAAAACTAATGGTGATGGGTATTATACTTATACAAATATCTCTCATTTTATAAAATATAATAGAATGCATTCTGGAATATATTCCTTTACTGCGGACGAATGGGAGAAAGTCAATGGATAGCCGATTCAAACCTGGCGATATAGTAACAAAGATCAAACGTCTAGATGTAAATTACCAGTGTTTAATTCTTGCTGCTAACAAAGATAATTATTATAGATACATCTCGCTCGGTTATTTTTTTGAAAGTGGCATAGTGCGTGTTCGGGATTATAACTTTTCAGACGTAGGATGGAGAAAAATTGATAAAACATAAAATTAAATGGACAAAGGGTAACAGTAAATTAAAGAAGACAAGCGGTGGTTCCTATAATATTATTGGTTTTGGTATTCCTGCTGACCATGATTTCACCTACAACGGCAAGAAAATGAATACCTGCCCATCAGCTTTAGCATGTAAGGCAGTTTGTTATGCCAAGCAAGGTTCTTATCGGTTTCCTGCTGTTGTCAAATCTAGAGAGAATAACCTTAGTTTTTCATTAAAGAAAGAGTTTGTTGAAGAGGCCATTAAAGATCTTTCTAAAATGAAGAAGATTAATGTGGTAAGGATTCACGATAGTGGCGATTTCTACTCACAAGAGTATTACGATAAATGGTGTGAAATTGCCAATAGGCTACCAAATATTATATTCTATGCCTATACAAAGCAAATGAATTTAGATCTGTTTAAAAACAAACCAGTCAATTTAAGAATAACACAAAGCGTTGGTGGCAAACACGATAAGATTATTAATCTGAATCTGCCACATGCTAGGATCTTTTCTAGTGAGCAAGCTATGGTTAACGCTGGTTATATTGATGGCTCGGTTAATGATTTGCCTGCAATTGATGGTGATATTAAAATTGGTTTAGTGTACCACGGCAATAAAAACCTTACAGATTCACAAGAAAGATACTTCACATGATACTAAAACCTGGAATGCTTCTTGTTAGGCATCAATGGCCTAAAGAGCTTGTTATATATCTGGGCTGGAACAATACAATTAAAGAAAGCAAAGGCTTTTTAATTTATGATGAACATGGACATTATTACGGTAATGTAGTTTACTTTGACCACTCACAAGATTATTCTGTAGTCAACAATAGTACTGAATATCTTAGATATATTAAAAAACATAAAAGAAAAGGATGAATTATATGCTTCTAAAACCTGGCATGCTCCTTTCGAGAAAATCTTGGCCAAAAGAAATTATTCTTTATCTTCAACCTTTTAACGATCTTAAAAATGATGAATGCAAAGGTATTTTGGTTTTAAATCATCTTGGGAAATATGATGGTCGTGTAATATACTTTGTTTATGATTGCGAAGATTATGTTATAATTAACAATTCAAAAGAATATCTTTCTAGGATTAAAGATGCTTATTTATAAAGATTATAAGATTGGTGATTTAGTAAAACATAAAAATTGGCCTAGAGAGCTTTTAATTTATCTTGGAGGCCAAAAGTATTTTCTTATTTATGATAATGATGGGAAACATTACTTTGGTGTTTTAAATGGCCTAAACCCAGACTACTACTTCAAGTATGAAGGATAAAATATGTTTAAAATTGGCGAATTTCTAACACACAAAATGAGTTATAACAAAAAAGAGCTTTTAATTTATCTTGGGGGTATCAAAGTATTCTTGGTATATAATAATCGTGGATTTTACGATGGTCGTATTTATGATGTTAAGCTTGATTGCTATGTTAGCTTACAACCCAAAGACAAATAGTGTGGTTATCTTTTAATTATATACAGATGTTTTAAGAAACGTATTATAAAATGAGACCAAAAATGAACAAAACTTTTGAATATAAACCTGGTGATTTGTTTATCAGTAAAAATAAAAAACATAATTTTCTAGGGCTGATACTTGAAGTGGGAAATAAAAATTGTTACTATATTTTGATTAGAGGAGATACTAGCACCACAAACTGGGCTTATTCACAGGATAGTAAACAATGGTTTATAGAATATACAGAAAAGGCTACTTAAAATGAACAAAACTTTTAAAATTGGTGAACTTTTAACAAACACAAACCACCCAAAAGAACGTATTGTGTGGCTAGGAAACGATATAATTTTTTTGCTTTATGATGACGTAGGAGAATGGTGCGCAGAAGTTATTGATATTAGTTCTCGAAAAGTTGTTAAAGCTTCACTTACTTCTCTTAAACAAAAGGAGTCAAAAAATGGCCACTGTTGAAATCAAAAAGGGCGATATTTATGAAAAGAAAGGTGTTTTTTACACTTGTTTGGACTTCGTTGAGGAAATGGGTTTTGTTCTACTCCTGAATATGGTTACAAATAAGATTGAAATGCCTGCTACAAGTTCATTTAAAACCCATTGGACAAATTACGACGATTCTAAAAAGAAAGATTAATCAAATGATGCGTGTAGAAGAATTGGAACCTGGTAATCTGTATATTACAGGTCTTAGAGATAACACAAAGCATATTCTTTGTTATTTGCGTAAAGTTGGTCGTGATGATTACTATTTTTATAGGTTAAAACCAGAATTTATAAACGACAAGCAAATTAGGATTTTCTCTTTGTACACTATCGAACGTGGAACCATGAAGTTGTATAAAGAGAAACAATAATTATGTATAAACCAGGTGATTTGTTATTCGAGAACAGTATACATAGCATTAAACGCGTTTGTGTTAATATAAGCGCCTTAAGTTCTTATTCGATTACTTTATACAACATTAATAATAATGACATTGAACGCTATACCTATGATGAAATACGTCGCTATTTTAGAATTATGAATGTTGGTGAATAACAATGAATATGCGTAAACCTGGTATGCTGTATCGCACAAAGCAAAATAAAATACAGCACTATAAAACTATTACTTTTGTTTATCTTGGGGAACAAGACCTGAATTCTTGTTCGGTTTATCTTCTTTATAGACATAGCCCAGAATTTGTTGGTAAGGTCGCATATATTTCAAAAGGCTTTGAAGCCGTCTACGAGCCTATTACAGACGATAATGAAAAAGACCAACCAGAATAGCGGTTGGTCTTTTTTAATGCGTCATAAGTCACTGTAGGCCCTTATAGAACATTTGCGGCGCCTGGATGTTCTTTATCTCCATGTGCATATGTTTTAGTTGACTCCTAGCGTATGTTGTGCTATGCTCTTACCACAGTTAGGAAGTATCTAAATAAAATAACACATAGTAGGGGCATTTAATGTTTTTAAAAGCTGGTGATCTTTATCATATCAAGCCAGAATATGAAGAAAATGCCGAAGTAAAATGGCTTGTTATAATTCACGTATATGAAGAGCGTAATTCAATTTTAACAACAACTTTTTCAAACCAAACTGATTTTGAGATGTTTGAAGAATATATTGAGCAATGTGTTGCAAATCTTAATAGATATTGGGTGAAATGTGAATAATAAAAGTGGCAATAGCCCTAAAATTGGTGGTTTATACGCTGTTTATACTGGTGTGCTAAAACTTGAGCAGATATATCTTTATCTTGGTTTTCACAAAATGTATATTGTTAAACACTCAATACCATCTAAAATTGGCACAATCGAAGAGCATCCAGATAACGAAAGATGGCTCTTACAAACAGGTGTTTTATTAAATGACACTTAAAGTTGGTGGCCTTTATCGGCTTAAAAATGGATTTAAGCATGGGCGGAATTGTGCCATATTTTTGTATCTTGGAAGTAATAAATTGGTAGTCATGAAAGAAAATATATTCAGAGTTGAAGAACATTCTGGAAATGAAGCATGGCTTCTAAAACAATGTGAGGTTATAACAGATGGAACCTAATGTTGTAGTTGGGGGCATTTATGTTCATCTTGACAAAAAAGATGAATTCTACCTTTATCTAGGCAATAACAGAATTTATTGTTGTGTTGCTCCGAATAAACGTCTTGTCGGAAAGGTTTTTGAACATCCTTCTTATATAAATTGGTTAAGAGTGGATTTTATGAGAATAGCATGAAACAGCAATTACAAATTGGTAGTTTGTATGGCACAGAAACAAAGAATGAAATTTATATTTACTTAGGAAATAATACAATTTATTGTTGTAGATCACCATTTCAAAATCACATTGGACGCTGTTATAAAGATGGAAATTGTGAAGTGTGGCTTCAAAAAAACTTCCATAGGCTAGGTTAAATCATGGCGAATCTTAAAATAGGCGGATTGTACTGCTGGAAACATTCAAGAAAAATGGTTATAATGCCAATATTGCCATTGGGAACTTATGTCCATGTTAGAAATGAATATGGAATGGTTCTAGAGGTTAAAACAGTTTCTCAAAATATACTTGAAAGCTCAATCGAAGAATATTATGAGGAAGCGATCCCAAATGAATAATAATTCATATGTTTATCAAGACGGATTCCAAATCGGTAAAATGTATGTTTATATTAGAAGCAAAGATCCTATCAAAATATTTTTTTTATGTATTGATATTGCTGGGGATAACGTGAGGTTTTATTCTATCCCACAAGAAAAATACTATGTAGAATCATCAGACTTGTTTAGGTATTATCTTCAAGTGGATGAAACTAATATTGCTTCTTTGGATTTTATATGCTAAAGCTCAAAGACGTGAAACCTGGTAATATTTTATATTGTGAAGCCATGTATGGTAGAGCTTCGCAGATACTTGTATTGTCTAAACCAGTTAAACTGAGCGGTCATGGGCGTTATAGAATGGATATAATGTGGTTGTCAAAGACCAATTGGGGTAATGTGGTAGAACGTTATGTGGTAGAACGTTATATTGCGTTTGACGGCTTAGGCTGGAGTAAGCTGTGTTAAATCAAAAGAATTTTAAATATACAAAAGTAAAATCATTCGAAGTTGGCAAGCTCTATGTGACTAGACCTAGGGCAAAGTTTGATGATCCCGGTTTGCATTTGTGTATTTATAAAGATGCAAACTATTGTAAACTATATGGCTTATTCGATAGCCTTACATTCACAGAAGAACTACCATATATTCAATATTATTATTTGGTCGATGCTTAAACTAGGAAACTCTACATGTTGACTTCATTTCAGATAGGAGGGTTATACCTTCTAACTTCAACAAAAAATAATAGTGTTCCTAGTTTGTTTATATGTGTCCAAGATGAACCTTTTTATAAGCTATATTCGCTAGAATTCAATATACTGTTGATGGAATATCCGTCTTGTCTAATGTTTTATACAAAATTAGGGTGAAACATGCTAAAAGTTGGCGGGTTATATGGCAACAAAAGTATTAAAAATCGTTTTTTATATGTTTGTTTGCAAAGCGATAATGAGTATTTCACTTTTTATTCTGTTTATGATGGTTCTATAATTAAAGAAAAAGATGCCTTCACTTATATTTACAAGGGATTCTTTCTAGCATAGGTAAAGAAAACATGTCAATTAAACCAAAAACCCCACTTAAGCCAGGAACACTTTATTGGCACAAGGAGTTTTCTAAGGATTATTTATATTTGTTCTTATCTGAAACAGAAGATGGACTTAAATTTTATAATATAAAGCTTAATCAATTTTATTTGAATTATAATGATGGTTCATGGTTAGGTTATAGAGAAGCAAAGGTCAGACGAAAATGAATTTTAAAATAGGCCAATTATATTATTTTGATGATAAAAGATATTTATTTATTTGTTTGAGCATAGATAAAAATATTGTAACTTTATACAGTATGTTTCATGAGCAGGTTTATTCTCACAATATAAAAAAATATACTTTTTATGAGGTTCAAACGCCACATGAATAATAGCCATATAAAAGTAGGTGGTCTATATAAGTGGAAAAGATATAAATACTTGATTTTATGCTTAGGGATAGGGCCTAAAATCGTAGTTTTTTATGATACAAATCTAGAGGCAACATTTACTTGGGGAAATAATGATAACATAGAAGCTTTTGAAGAGGTACGGTATGAGCCTTAAGCCTGGTAAACTATATACATGGTCTACTTTTGAGGCTCTCTATTTATGTTTAGAAGTAAAAAAAAGAAAAACCGTTATGTACAAACTTAAAACAAGTAACGTTTTTCTTCACAATAACTATGATATAGAAAATTTCGTAGAAGTACCGGGACAATAAAGTATGCTAAATAATAAAGATATTGTACCTGGAACTATATTAAAATACAGTGGACAAGAAACAAAAATATTAATCCTAGAAGAGCCAGTTAAATCAGAAGTTACTAACGGCACAGAGCAAATGTTTTATGGATTACCAAAAATTATTGGAGGGTAATAGAAAAATTTAACATATTATTAGATGGAAGATGGATAAAGTTATGTTAAATCCAAAAGAAATGAAATCTGGCGATATATTGTTACACAAACAAAAATATTGCACATCAAGTCTTCTACTTTTATCTGAGCTCACTGCGTTAGGAACTGATTCGGCATTTACAGCAGATGTGTTTTGGCTAAATAAGGAATATTGGTTCAAAGAACAAAACGTTATCTTATATCAATCAGAAAAATGGACAAAGTTATGTTAAAAATAGATAATGTTAAAGACATAAAACCAGGTGATATTGTAAGTAACAATCAAAATTTTAAGAAGTGTCAGCTTCTAATATTAGAATCGCCTGTAGCCTTCAAAGATAATTTAGGCATTGTTTGTGGTCATAAAGTAAAATGTATGTATCTAATCCGAGAGGATGGCATGAAAACATATGCAAATGGAACCATATTTATTTGCTTTCATTATAAAGGCTCCACTGAACTATGGTACAAACACACATGAAAAAAAATATTATAACAAACACATATGATCTTGAAGTAGGCAAACTGTATATGCCACCATATACCGACAATATTGAGAAGACTTCCCAGATATATCTTTGTATGAAGAAAGATAAAACAACTGTTGTTGTATACAACATCAAACACAACACGTTTTATTCAATGAGAGGTGGAGATATAGTCTATCTGGAAGAGCTAACAGAATGATAAAACATACAAAATACGGCAAAGACCTTGAAATAGGAAAATTATATTATCCAACGGACCTATCAAAAAAACACAAACAACTCTTAAAATCGCAGATATATTTGTGCATAGGAAAAGATGAAGAAATGATATGGTTATACAATATTGAATCTGGGAACCGCCATGATATTTATGGCCTTAGCAAGCTTGTTATGCAGGAATTAACAGAATGAAAAGTAACACAAATATTAATGAATTAGAAGTAGGAAAGCTATATTGCCCAGGGCAGATAGAAAAAGAAAACAAAGATATTCCAAAATACCAGATATACATATGTGTAGAGAAGAATAAATATAGTGCATATTTATACAATCGTAAGTATGGTACTTGTCATAAGCTTAGTATTCAAAGTGAGTTTTATATGCGAGAGATAATTGAATAAGACAAAAAAAATAAAACAACAACACTTGAAGACCAACCAATGAATAAGGTTGGTCTTTTTGTTTGTTTTGTATAGATCCAGTATAGGTGTAGGGATGAATGAGCAAATAGTTTATGTTGAGAAGTTAGATAGGTAGTAGAGACAGTCCATACAACCAAATAGTTTATGGTAGTATCTACTTGCCAGTAGGGATGAGTGAGCAAATAGTTTATGGTAGGAGATAGGTGCCAATATGGTAGGCTGTATAGGAGCTGGTATAGTAGGAAGAAGGGGAGTGCCAAAAACCAGCTAAAAGGGGGCAGATTTCTGCAATTCCCATGCCAACCTATTAAGCCCAAATTGATTAACAATCAAGCCTAAAACAGCCATTCTATGAATCATCATAACTGTGTTGAGCACAAATGTGTTAAACAAACACAATATTAATTTTAATATTGTTACCTGGACACGTAGTACCCCTATGGTATCATATCACTACTGGTCCTACTGGCTCTTGTCTTACACACAATCATAGATCTCAAAAACAACAAAAGAAAATCTATCTGAGACAATAGACAATGTGAAAGAATCAGCATGATTTTGATGTATTCTCAAAACTGCTGTCTTTACTAAAAGAGGCAGACATGACCAAAATATATATAAGCATGTCACCCAACTCTATATAGGCAAAGAACAAAGGCGGCTAGTTTATCAAATCTATTAGTTGTTGTCAAGGGGTAACTTGGGACTTGACACCATAGATGGGGTATGGTACACTGTACAGGGCGGCTACTATCGCTATATACCCCAGCATATAAGTAAATGTAGAATAGGTGGTCATCTAAATATTATTTGTTCTTCCATGACCACTGACCAAGTATGCAGGTGGTCCCTATACCTATTGACAAGGGGTGTCCGTTGTGCTATGGAAAAAAATACTTGACACAGCCTGTCCGATCAGGTACACTATATAGGGGAGGAATAGGGCGGCTAGCGAGGCAACTTGGCACTTGACAGCGGGTGTCCGGTCTGCTACTCTGTATCTGGGGAAGTGTGGGCGCACGAGCCGCCGTAAGTATTAAAAATATTTCGATTGACAAGATGGTAGGGTGGTGGTATAATAGCCGCCGGTTTTTTAAAAAATCCTATTATGCACATATACAAAAACAGGTTCAGGGAGCTACCCGGTTAGGTAGCTCCCTGAACACTTGTCTAGCTTCTACCGATTAGGCCGTGGCAGCGGCCTTTTCGGCCTTCGCCTTGGCGATCGCCTCCGCGCGACCCTTGCATTCCTCCGCGTATTCGTTCAGGAGGGACTGGGCGAAATCGGAATCCAGCGTTCCACCATCCGCCACGACCTTGAGCGCATCGGCCATGCGGCTCTTGAGCGTAACCGACGCACGCTCCTGCGCTTCCGGTTTTTCACCGGCGGGGAAATACCCGCCTTCCTTCCCGCGCCCGCTCTCGATCAAGTTGCAATCGACCGCGAGCTGGATATCCTTCGGGTGGAAATTCAGTTTGTATTGCAGGACACCCTTCGGGCAACCGCGCGCATTCTCCGCCACGTACTCACGAACCGCCTTGGAAATGTCGAGCGCCTTTTGGTTGACCTTGATCGTATCGCCCATGTTTCTATCCATCCTTTTCATTCCGGCCTTTGGCCGTTGTCGTTAGGGAGTCATTCCCTTTCGACCGTTCTGTTGTCTCACAGTACCGACCCAATGTCAACCTGTGAGCGATCTTTTTCTTTCCTTTGTAGACACCTTCGCTTGCGTTTGGTGGAGTCTGTTGTCTCACACTCTCTAGAGCGTGTCAACCCTTGTCTTTGGAGCCGCTTTCGTTCAGCGCGCCCTTCCGACCCATTGATAGTCTCACACTATGCCAAGGGTTGCAAGTGTCATTGTGTGTGGCACGATGCCTCGGCGCGCGGCTGGCACCAGCGGGCGGCTATTCTAGCATACCTGTTCTGGGTGTCAAGTAGCACCGGGATCGAGCCGCCAGACGCTTGACAAGCCATGACCTGCCTGCTAATATAGTGGGGGGGGTCTAAATGGCGGCTGAGCTTACTATAATAATAGTACCAGTATAGCTCAGCCGCCACCACTTGTCAAGTCAGCCGCCCTGCGGGCATAATGCCCCCGTAGAACGTGCTTGCATTCTTATCCACGTCCTGTATAGTGGGCACACACAAGCAAGGGAGACACAAAATGGTTGACAGGCAAAAGATTTTGGAGTTAGCATCGGGAATGCGGAGCGGCAATAACCGTTTGCGTATGGGGCAGAGCATTTTCAACGCTGCTTATTCCCTGCACCCGGTCGAAACAAACCATTGTCAGTTTGTCAAGGGAATTGATTGTTTCTACAATGACAGCAAGATTGAAGCCTTTTTGAAGGTTTTGGAGGAAACAAACAATGTCAAGTGAAAACAAGTGTGAAGCCTGTGGGGCGGAAACGGATCATGGCGCGGTCAATGGCGACGGATGGGTTGCGCTTTGCCCGGAATGCGCTTATGCTATGGGTTCGCCTCCCGAATTGACTGCGGAGGAACAAAAAGAAATGCAGGAATGGCTTGCACTGAACGTTGACACCTAACCCGCACTGTGGTCTAACCAATGGGTCGGAACACTCCGACCCACCACGAAAGAGAGAAAAAAATGTCAATCAAATCGCGTAAGGATACCGCCAGTCCTTTTCATGTTGGTGGCCCCGTTCCCAAAACGCGCGAACAAGTCATCCGTGAAAACTTCAATTACCGTATGAAGCAGATTCAGCAACCCACGAAAGCACTTGACATGTTGCGGGAAACAGGCTTTGGTTCCTACCTTCAGGTCGATTTGACCGAAGCAGTCTGGGGCGAAAAAGAAAAGCAGCTTGACGCGCTTGACAACCTGCTTTCGACCAAGCTGTAGCAGGTTGACAGACCCCGGAGAATCCGCTAATATAGGGATTCAAAGGGGCGGCTGTTCGCGCACACCCTATAGGTATATCGTATCAGAGACAGCAGGACGAGTCAAGATATATTCTTCCCTATCGACAGGCAGCGTCCGGTGTGCTACTGGCAGGAATCCCTTGACAGGCTCCACCGAATTTGATACTGTATAGTGGGGGGTCCGTTCGTGCGGCTGGGATGCAAACAATAAGCAATCAATAATACCATATCACAGCCGCCGTGCTCTGTCAAGAGTCGATTTACCCCACTGGTAGGGTGGTGGAGGGGCGCTTGACAAGTTATTCGGAGTGTTCTACTGTCACAGCAATAGGAGGCAACAAACATGGAAGCAAAACGGAAGTATGTCGTTCAACCAACATCGGCCGAAATGAGGGAAAAGAACCCTTACAACCAATTTCAATTGGTTGCACTGAATGACGGAAAGCTGGAAACCGTCATTTGCTACGGTTACAGGGAAAGCAACCTGCAGGTAATTGCAGACAAGCGGAATGCAGACCACGAAAGCACGTATGAAACCGTGGTCCGAAAGGAAAGGGAAGTCTCTCAGCCTATCACAGAACAGGTTGAAGCGCAAGTAGGGGAAACCTAAAAAAGAAATTGACATTCGCCTGCCTTCCTGCTAATATAGGGGAATGGCAGGCGGCTGCGTTTCACACTCTCCAAGTGGAGCCTACCAGAAAGGACGGCAAGCGTCAACAAGTATTATTCCCTATAGACATTACCCGTCCTCTTTGCTATGCAACATTATGGTTGACATAGGGTGTCAGGTTTGATATACTGGAGGGGGCTGGCACGACAAGCAAGAAAATATAACTTGACTTCAGCCTATAGGGATGATATAATAGCCGCCCGTTTGAAGCATATTGCACAAACACTGCTGCCCGACCAGCTAAACAGAGCTGGTCGGGCAGGGTTAGGGTCTATTTAGGTAGGTAACCCCGTTAGGGGAAGCTGCTGACAATCAGGTTTAGGTTCCTCCCGCACCTTCTGCTGCTTCTAGCATGCTCTCTTTTGCCGTTCTGTTTCTGAACCCTTCCCACACCACACTCTTTGTTTCACTTGGGGGCCACTGTGTTGTCACGGGTCTTATTGACATTGCCTGTGTTTGACAGTTTCGGCGCTTTGTAAATGAAACGGAGAGGGTTTGTGAGGGAAGGGCAACTTGGTTTCCCGGTGGTAGTTTCGCTAGCAATCCATTTGTGTTCGCGCCTTTGCTAGTCGGCGCTTTAATTGCCGGGTGGAATTGTGAACCTCCTGTCTATCTATGTTGTTTTTTGTTTCGTGCAACCCGTCTTGCCCACTCAACATACAACATCCTGCCCACACGTCAAGCGACAGCTAGTGGCTTTACGCCCCACCGGGCGGCTATCTGCCACCCCCTTGACATTGACCCCTAATGTGGTAGGGGGTCTTCGTGTGCACCGATATTTGACAGGTCGCGTCATGTGTGTTAAAGTTCAAGCCGCCAGTATAAGGCTCTGGCGGCTGCTTCTTGTCAAGCACCCACCTACCACTACCTAATAGCCGCCAAATCAACTTGACAGCCGCCATTTGCCCACCCTCCGTATTGGCAGGGTGGGCGGTAGATGGGTGAAAGTTTTTTTACTTGTTGGTATTGATGAAATTCTCCAAGAGGTTGGTATGCTCCACACGGGCGCAATTGATCTCGTTGTACACCTTCTCCAGTTCTGCATTCATGTCGTTGATACGCTCTTCCAGGATGGCCCGCTTCCTTTTCAGATCACGAAGATTGTAAACAGCGATAATGATCTTATCCATTGTGTTACCTCCTATGCAGGGGTTGAGAGCCTGCAATCTGGGTTACACGTTGGGAGGGGCGATATTTTGCCCCTCCCTAACGCCCCTCACCTAGTAGGAGTTATTCCCTATCATCGAGATAATCGTTTTTCGTTTCCATGTATTCCATGTACCATTCTTCCTCATTCCAGTGTTCATACGGGCGGGCCATACGCGCACCGTAGTGGGAGAGCAATTCTTCAATAGCACTCTTACGGTCGATCCGGGCTTGTGCGTCCGCCTGTTTCTTTTTGAGATGCGCAGCCTGTTCTGCCTCAGTCATTTCGGCCATGAATTCAGCCTCAATCTCCGCATCCACTTCCCGATCCTCCCGCGAACGGAAGGACCGCGCCTCATCCTCATTGTGGAGGATGTTCCACTTGCTGGCGAGTTCCTGAACGATATCCTGCTTTGCCTGACAGACACCGCAGGTTTCGCCAGTTTCCTCGCACGTCTGGCAATCAGACGTGCCTTCAAAGACGACAGAGCGATTGTTCGCCATGTTGTCCCCTTTGCGCCATAGGCGCATGAGAGTTTGCTTCGCCCATCCCAATGACAGGCAGAGCCATAGCTTTTGTAAACAGGTGTGGCTTTTTTCTTTTCAATGATCCTCAGCGACCACCTGCGTTCAGTGCGTCGTTGGTGAATGCATCCTACATGAGCCATCACAGGTGTCAAGCAGCAGGCGTATAAGCCGCCTTGTAGGCACCAAGGCGCTCCCACTTGACAGGATCTCCTAATATGGTAGGGGGTCTTCACACGTACCAATATTTGACAAGTCGTGTGGGGTTTGTTAGAATTCAAGCCGCCGTATATAAAGAGCGGCGGCTGCTAACCAAGTCAAATGCCCCTATCCCCCTCCTATCAGCCGCCTAATAGTTGACAGCCGCCTGTGACCCCACCCTATCTAAGCGGTGGGGTCGGTAATGGGTTTGACTACCAAGAACCGTATCGAATTGTCCCCCGGTTATAGAGAGCGGTGATACGCTCTTTCAAAACCGGTTTGACTTTCAACCATTCCTCCTCGGGGATATCGTTGTATTCCCAAGTGAAGTTACCGAACGACGCCGAAACGTGTTCGCGGGTTGGAAGGCCAGTACCTTTGATGACATCACCGATCAAATCACTGGGTCGGGGATATCCTGGTTCGCAGTCCAACTCAATCGTCTGAACAGCCATCGTACTACCTCCTAGGACAGGGCGCTCACAATGATAATAGTCAGGATGACCACCATCACAAACAATTCGATTGCATCTTCGATCATTGTTCCTCCGTGCCCCACCGCCTATCGTAGCACGGTGGGGCATTCAGGGTTGACTACTTGCTGAGGAAGTTTTTAACGGCCTTCACAGTCGAAACGTGGGGGCGATTGATCTTGACATTCAGCACACCCGGCGAGTGCCGGGTGAACTCGATTCGGTGGTTCATCGCGCTAACCACCGTTGCTTTCCGCCCGTTGATGAAGATTGCAAAACCCTTACCCGACCGCACCACCGGATCGGGGTATTCCCGGTCAATGAATTCCTGAATGAACTCAACCGCCTTCCCGGTATCCATTGACCAGTAGATCGAAAAGAGAAAAGCGATTCCCGACAGGTTCATCGGGTAGGACCACTGCGTCATACGCTTGCCCTTCATGGTACACCTCTTAGGGGAATAGTCCCCCTTGTATCCCTGCCTGAATGGTCAGGGAATGTTGGAATCTTTTTCTTTGTTTGTCTGCTATTGCCTAGGTGGGCGGTTAGGGTTAGTCGTAGAACGGCTTTTCAAGCGGGAGGTATGCTCCCTTATCTTCCCCGATCACCCATTCCTCTCCCTTGCAGGCCATGAGTTTAATGAAGTAAAGCAATTTCGCAACCTTGATCCCTGCCTTGGGATCACGCGGGTCAATCACAACCCCGTGGCCCAATCGTTCATAGGTGTCATAGTACCAACCCCCTTCCTCCGGGCCACCATATGCACGGCCCATCAAATAGCAGGCGAGACGGGTCTTACGGGTCGGAATAACACCCCAAACCCTTTTCTTTTCTTTCCACTTAGTACCGGGGAGGGTAAACATCCCCACAAGTTTTGCCATTTGATACTCTGCCCACCTAGGCAATAACAGACAAACTTTCTACCAGTGCCTTTGCCCGACCATCGCGGTTAGTTGTTTATTAGTAGCAATCCGCTGAAAGCGTAACCTTCAATCCGCTTTCGTGTTCCAATTCCCTTGTCACTTGGGTGACAAGCTCCATCCGCCCAAACCTTTCGACAAGCGTTGAACCGCTTTTCACTCGCAGGCCGACGCCCATCAATCCAACCGTTGCAGTTTCGAGACGTTGCAAACCTTCCTCCATTGTGCAGAAGGTGGTGCGGACATTTTCCTTACCCCGAAAGACCATCCTGGAAACAAACTTTGCCATGAGCATTCCTCTGGCAATGGTCGGGCAAAGACACTGGTAGCTATTCACTTGTCAAGGATCTCAAGGACCGCCTTGGTGCAGCGCGTCGTTTGATGAATGAATCATACACTAACCATTCAAGGTGTCAAGCAAGGTTGAACCTTTTGTTTGTGCAAGCCGCTTTGTTTTGTTTGCAACAGCCGCAACCAAACCACTTGACCTAGCGCGTCGTTTGTGTTATTGACCCCTCCCCCTCTCCCCTAGGGGTTGACAGGGGGGCGGAAATCATGTAAGATGAAAAAGCGCTTTTTCGGGAAGGAAGAGCATAGGTCGTTCTTAAACCCCGTCCCAATTTTCAAGATTTTTTTTATTGCCTATATGCAGCCTCGTTATCCCTTCCAATTTTACAGTTTTTTTATTGCCCCTATACAACCCCTTCCATCCTTGCTACCCTATCATAGTTTGCTACCCTTGTCTCCCTATCAAATATTAAAAAAACAATATTGTTCTGCTTGACTCCCTTTATTACCTGGGCTATGGTGACAGTTCAGTGGAGGTGTTTTATTTATCATGGTGTATATTAAAGATATTAAACCGGGCGTTATACTTGCTAACGGAGCTGTCCAGATTTTAATACTCAAAAAGGTAAAACAACAATATTCTCAGCTTTTAAAAGTTAAAGTCATAAGACAAGCTGTTTATGAATTTTCTTATAATCGCGTTACAGATTATACACTTATTATCAATAAGGGTGAAAAGACAATATTGGGAGATTGGGAGGTATTATGTTAACACAAGATGACTTGAAGGCTGGCAGTATTGTTGAGTGTGTTGTTTTAAACAAAACTTATCGTTTACTTGCTTTAAAAGACGCTAGTGTTATGAATAAAGACACAACTGCTTTTATTTTATCTATCATGTGGATTACACCAGATTTTGGTGATATAGTCCCTAGATATGTGCTGCATCAATACCCGGCTATTAATTGGACCAAACTATGCTAAAATGTAAAGAAATCAAAGCTGGCAGCATATTGCAGTATCGCAATAATGATGGAGAACACTTTATAGCTCTTATTTTGCAGAGAATAAAAAAAACAAAAAATGGTGTTTCTGTAAAAATTATGTGGTTAGACCAAGCAATGTATGGCAGGATAGACAATAAAGTTATATTTAATGAAGCTGAACTTTTAGATTGGACACTATTATGTTAAAACTTGAAGATATTAAAGCTGGTAATATACTTTGTTTACAAAGCGTAAATACTTATAAATTAATTGTTCTTAAAGATCTTAAGTTCCAAGATGTTCATGGTAATTTCTTGACAAATATCATGTGGCTTGATGATCAAAAATATGTTAGAGACTATGTATTTTTCAATACTGAAAAAAGCTTGTGGACCAAATTATGCTAAAAATAAAAGATATAAAAGTAGGCGATCTGCTTAATTATGCACGTGCAGGAGCACACATGATGGTTGTTCTTGAAAAACCTAGAGATGTTGGCTATTGTTATTCTGGAAGTATCATGTGGTTAAGCAATCAAATATGTGTTAAAGACTATTGTTTTTTTTAAATCTCATGAAAACCTGTGGAACAAAATATGCTAAAATTGTCTGACGTGAATGTTGGTTCTATCATAGAGCTTGCAAATGGCCATCCAACCAATAAGATTGTCATCTTGCAAGAATTTAAAAGATCGGATATTTCCAGACATATACCAGATAATGAAGTTAGATATCATACTATGGCATATTTTTGCAATCAGTCTTTAGTTTCAGATATATACATTTATTTTAACAGAGAATCGCTTGTTTCTTACACTTGGAATATTGTATGTTAAAATTTAAAAAAGGGGATCTTATTTGGATCTGTGATATAGACAAGATGGGAGTTGTTCTTGATGTCCTGAAAGATTATTATAATGTTTATTGTTGTGACACGAACAGAACAGAATTAATTTATAAGATGCAAGCAGCGCAGGTACAAGAGGTTAAAAAAAAATGAATGATGCTACTGTTTTAAATGAAGAACAAAAAAGAATTTTAGAAGCCAACAAAGAACTTGTTTTTAGTTGTCTGCCAGGTTCTTTGTTCGAATATGGCACTCATCGCTTTGTTCTTTTAAAAAAAGTGAAGCACAGCAGGTATATTGTTTTGTACAACTATACTGTCAATAAAAGAATAAAATTACAAAAACATCTCGCTTGTTTATTGAAAGTTATTTGGGCTAAAGAAGAATAACGGGTTTGCTACTACTTATGTTATGACCCAAAATATAGCATTTATTGAATTAGTTGAAAAAATAAAACAAGAATTTCCTTCTTTTGAGATTATTCCAAAAGATACTTCCAAACATATGAAATTCTTATACAAGTTTGGTTTGATGAAATATTGGTGTCCAAAGTTTATGGATACTTATACAACTCTTGCTCTCGGCAAGTGCTATATGCCTGAATACTTGATAGGTTCCTATCAAGGCTATAAAGTGCTTAGACACGAGCTTGTTCACCTTAGAGATCAAAAAAAATTTGGTTTGTTTTTCACAATTTCTTATGCAGCTCTTTTGCCGACTGTTCTGACGATGAGAGCATTCTGGGAGTTCAGGGCTTATTGTGAAACATTGGTTGTTTCACATGAATCACACGGATACGTTCCGAAAGAACATTTAGAGTCGTGTGTCCAGCAATTTACTGGATCTTCGTACCTCTTCATGTTTCCGTTTAGAAAAACAATTAGAAACAAATTTATTCAATTTATTGACAGAAATAATATGAAGTTGCGATAAAAAAGCTTGACACACAGCTATTGCTGTGCTATGCTTCTAAAATACCAGAAAGGTAAGATAAAATCAATGAGAACCCTAATCCTAAATCAAAGCTATGAAGCAACTGGTACTATCGGCTGGCAGAAGGCTGTTGCATATGTATTTCTTAAGAAAGCAATAGTTCTAGAAGAATACGACCGTGAAATTCGTTCAATGCGCTTTTCTATGAAAGTGCCTTCTGTTATTGTTCTTAAGTCGCATAAAGTTCACAAGCCAAAAGCCGTTCGTTATTCTAGAAAAAATGTTTGGCTTCGCGATGAAGGCAAGTGCCAATATTGCAACAAAGATGTTAAACTTGCTGACTTTACTATTGACCACGTTCACCCAAAAACAAACGGTGGCAAGACTATTTGGGAAAATGTTGTTACCTCATGTTATAAATGTAATCAAACAAAGGCAGAAAAAACTGTTCATGAGGCTGGTTTGAAACTAAAAAAAGTTCCTAAAAAACCAGCTCATTTGCCTCTGATATCTGAGGTTTCTGGTTTTTATGATGAAAATTATACTCATCCAACTTGGAGCTTTTGGCTTGGCAGGAAAACACCTTAATGAAGGCCCTAGTAATAGATACAGAAACAACGGGCTTAGATATAACAATTCATGAGATAATTGACATTGCTTTTATAGAAGCAACTCTCAACTTGGTTGGAGAATATAAAATAGTTGATCAATACTCTGTTAAAATTAAGCCTATGAACCTGCATTCTGCGGATAAATATGCATTAAAAATTAATGGCTATAATGACTATGATTGGAAAAACTCTCGCCCAATCACCGAGATTCTAGATATGCTCAAAGCAAAGATAGAGTCGGTAGAAGTTTTAGTCGGGCAGAATTTAATATTTGATATGAGATTTATTAAGCAATCTTTTATAAATCATGGTAAAATACCACCTATATTTCCAAAATATATTGATACAAAACGTATGGCAATGCCACTTGTTAAGAGTGGGGTTCTAAAGGCTTCAAATATGGATGTTCTTTGTGAGCACTATAAAATTTCTTATAGTGGTAAAGCACACACAGCTTTGGCAGATTGTGAGAGAACTTTAAAAGCTTGGAAGTGTCTATTAAACGATAGTGTAGAAATGCCGTTTTATACTTATGAGAAAAACTATGACCCATACAAAGCTTAATAAAAAAGCATTAGACATTATTGTTAAAACATTTAATTCTATTCAAGATTCTCGCAAAAGAGATTTAATTGCAGAAGTAATGATGTCCTATCCAGAAAATTTCTTAGAATTTATTGAAAACGTTGACAAACAAGCTTATGAAAAAATAATGGCAAAAGCCTAGAATATTAACTATCTATAATATAAGCATTTTTCAGGAGGGATTTTATTATGAAAAAAACAGAAAACGCCCTACAGCAAATTCAGCTAGAAATGCCAGATTACTCAAGAGAATACTACGAATACAAAAAAAAGTTAGAGAAACAGGCCTCTAAGGAACAACAAAGGGTTATTATTATAGATATTTGAAGTTCATAAAATACATTTAATTTTTTAGAAACTACTTATGTCAATAGCATAAGTAGTTTTTTTATTCCTAAAAAATGATACTCCTAGAAAATATTGGTCCTGATGACCTTAAAAAATATATTAAAGAGTTCTATAATTATGCAAAGAAACATTTGCAGTTAGAAGAAATGCCAAAAGTTGTCTTGAAGAAAGACAGTAAAAACGCAGAAGATATGTTTGGCAAAACTGGTTTTTATGAACCAAAAAGCAAAACAATAGCTCTGTTTACTGTTAATAGACATCCAAAAGATATTTTAAGGTCTTTTGCTCATGAACTAATACACCATAAACAAAATTGTGGTGGTTTATTTAATGAAATGGATATGTCAAGAACATCTGATATAGCTTATGCAAAAAACGATAAAGACCTCAAAAAAATGGAAGAACAAGCATTTTTAGAAGGCAATATGATGTTTCGTAACTGGTGTGATGAAAATAAAATAAAAAGGACACAAATCATGAGTGAATCTAAGAAAAATGAAGAGGTTGTACAGGGTGCAGAGAAGATCCCGCATCCAGAACTCTTCCAGAAAAAAGAGAGAATTTTTAAAGAAAGATTCCAAAGCCACGAAGAGGTTCTATATCAGGAACTTCTTAAGCGTGCGATAAAATAATGGCTAGAGAGTTTATCATAACTAATATTAGTTCTTCAAATGTGCAGCATACTAGCACTGCTCCGTATGTGCCTTTTGTTTTGTCTATTCCTGGGCCTTTGTCCATAAGAAATAGAATCTCGCCATATACTTTGAATATTGGAAAATAATAAATGAAAATGCCAATTAAAGAGACAATCTGTATATACCCAGGACGTTTTCAACCAATGGGCTTACATCACGTAAATATTTTTAAAAGCTTACAGGAAAAGTATGGTGAAGATAACGTGTATGTTACAACCACCAATGAAGTACAACTACCAAATTCTCCTTTAAATATAAACGAAAAAAAGCTTATAATGTCAATGCACGACATACCAAGAAAAAATATTGTTGAAGCACAAAATTTGTTTTCTTTCAACGAAGTGTTAAATGGAAGGAATTTAGAAGAAACAGCAGTTATTTTTGCAGCTGGTAAAAAGACGTTAAAAGAAAATAAAAAGTGGATCAAAGAAAATAGTACAAAATTCAAGAAGATTTCAGAAGGCAAAAAACACAAATTAAAGCCCATTTGTGAAACTGCGTATATATTTGAATTAAAACAAAGTAAAACAAAAATACAAGAAACTGGCTTAATTATTAATGGTGGTACAGATATCAGAGAAGCTCTAGCTAGTGGTGATGAAAAGTCTTTTAGATCTATTATGGGTTTTCATAATGATATGATTAGAGAATTGCTAGCTAAAAAATTTGCAGGCGCTAAGTCATTTAATAGAAAAGAAGATGAAAAGTTAGAAGAAAATAAAATTTCTAATATCATTAAAGAAACAGTAAATGAGCTTTCACTTGTGCAGAATAATAAATATTTTTTGTTATCTGAGCAAGAAATAAAGTATTTTAAAAACAAAGAAGAGGATAAATAATGTCTGAATTAAATAAATTGAAAGAACATATTCGTGGAATTCTATTAGAGAATAAGAAAGCTCAAAAAAGAGAATTTATCGAACAAACAATAAATGAATATAAACTTAGAAAAACTATAAGAAAAATGCTTAAAGAAGCAGAAGATATCGTTACTCACGAATCAACTGGTATCAACGTTCTTGCTGACTTGCTTGAAACCATCGTACCGATTCTTAAGTCGTTCTATAAAAAACTTGGAACAGACATCCAACAGAGAAAGTCTTTCCGCGCTCATATTATTAAAAGCGTTCAAAACATGTTGGCTCCTATTTCTGTTATGTTTAGAGCTGGTGGACAATCTGGTGCGCCACCTGTACAAAAACCAGAAGTACCTCAAAATGAACTTGTTGAGTCAGTTTCTGAGGAAGTTAAAATTAACGTTCCAAAAAATGACGTTGACCCAAATTCACCAGACGCAGATCCAGCCTACATTCCTTTAAAGGCCGACAGAAAGGAAATGGGCAAGCAACAGGAAGAAAAACCACAAGATCCAAAGGCTGACGACTATTTCGTTGAAGTTGAAGGTGAAGATGAAACCGGTAGAAATATTGCTCTACAGGCATTTAAACGCGTAGAAAAGCAAACCCGTGAAGCATTTAGCATTCTAGCAAATGAAGATGATAGAAACTTATTTTATGATTACCTTATTACAAATCTCAAATTATATTTTGACAAGTTTGAAGACGAACTTCAAACCATGGTTCCAGAACCAACCACTCAAGAGTATGAGGCTGAAAAGGGTCGTAAAGACGCTGCATTAACTGCTGGAACTCCGACTCAGCAACCCGGAAGTCAGCAACCAGCAAGCCTAGGTAATGTGCCTTCGGCGGCTGGTACACCGAAATAATGGATAGTAGAAGTAGGGTCATGGACCAGAGCAGACTAACCTAGAACCAATAAGTGTTAAAGTTTTCAATTAAAACAAAGGAAAAATAAGATGAATGCACACAGAAGAAAAAAAACAGCTAGAATAGAACGCAGCAAAGAATTAAGTTTGGTAGAAAAAGTCATAGAAATTACCAAGGAAGATCTTAAAAAACTTGCCGTTGCAGAGACTTTCGAGGAGAAACAAGAAGTAGTTAAAGAAGTACTACCAGTACAAGAACAAGTACTAGAACAAGTTGAAGAAGTTGTTCAGCCAGTTGAAGAAACTAAAGTAGAATTTTCAGAAGCAGCAGAAGAAACTACTGTAAAAAATAAGCCAGGCCGCAAGAAAAAAGTAGAAGTTTAACAAAAATAAACACACTGTTATACTGTCCCCATGGACAAAAAAACTTTTAAACAAATAGGGACAGAAATAGGTACTTTGGTAGAAGAAAAAAATTCTGCATATGGTAGTTCGTTTGCTGAGTCTTATAAGATACTTAATACTTTATATCCTAATGGTATAAAGCCAGAACAATATACTGATGCTCTTGCAATAATAAGAGTCATTGACAAATTATTTAGAATAGCAAATAAAAAAGATGCCTTTGGGGAATCCCCTTGGAAAGATATTGCTGGATATGCAATTTTAGGAATCAGCAACGATGAATCAAAAAAGTAGAGAACTATATTCTGTTTCTAAAGAGCTAAAAAAAGAACATAAAAGCAACGATCTATTTGAAATTATGTTGTCTAGGTTACCGTTAGAAGACCTTATTGCTCTTAAATTGGAAGTTGCATTTAAGTCTATGGGAACTCCAGTATATGGAATCCCTATTTTTAAAGCTACTTCTAGAGCGGTTAAAGAAGCAACATTAAAATACGCAATTTCAGCCACTGATTCTAAAAGACAGGCAGCAATGTTGTTGGGATTAAATTATTTAAGTTTTATTAAACAGTTAAAAAAGTACAATTTATTGGAGTATTATAATAAAAATGATAACTGATATTATGCTAAAAAGTATTATGCCATCAGCACCGATTGCTAATATTTCTATGTATTCTGAGGCTTTTTCAAAAATATTGCCAAAGTATAAAATTGATACACCAAAGAGAATTGCTGCTTTTTTAGGGCAGATAGCAGTTGAAAGTGGCCAATTAAAATTTACTAAAGAACTACCCAGCAAGTGGAACAAAAAGAACCCGAAAGATCCAAAAGAGCCTGTTGGATCACTTTATGAAGGAAGAAAATTACTTGGAAATAACCAACCAGGTGACGGACCAAAATTTATTGGTCGTGGAATTCTTCAATTGACAGGACGAAATAATTATGATAGTTTTGGTAAAAAGGTTGGTGAGGATCTAATTAGTAAACCAGAACTTGCGTGTGACCCAATTATTGCTACTAAAATAGCTTGTCAATATTTTGTTGATAAAGGTTTATTGGAACTAGCAGATGTTTGGAATTTAGACGAAATAACAAGAAAAGTTAATGGTAACGCAAAGCTACACCTAATAGAAAGAATCGCTTTCTCCGAACGAGCACTAAGGATTTTAAATGCAAAAGTCTAGACACCCAGCGCATGAACACAAAGATAGCATCTCATACAATTCGTTGTATGACGCCTTTGCCTGTGTTCAGTGTAATTCATGGCTTGAGCCAAAATGCGATGATAATAAGTGCGTCTTTTGCGCGCTCCGACCAGAAAGTCCGATAAAACAAAAAGAACTGCCCAGAAGCTAACACCCAAATAATAGCATCTGGATTCTACGAAGGAGGCTAAAATGGAAGAACAAAAAGTAAAGCACTGGACAAATGAAGGGTACTTCCCAACATTTGAAGAAGCAGACAAAGTAAGAAACTCACTCAAAAATAACGATACAAGCGGATTCCTACAGGTTAAAGTTAAAACCTGTGGTGGGGAACGACGTCTTTATGTTGTCAAGTCTAGAGTCGATGAGTCTCTTGTAAATAAATTAAATGAAGTTGAAAACGATCTGAAGAAAGTTAAAGAAAGAAAGAAAAAATAAGAGGGCTTCCTATGAAACAAAATTGGATGTCAGCTACAAAGCCCACAGCTGAAGAAGAAATAGAAGATCTAAATGATGTAGAAGAAATAGATAATTCTATCTTTTTTTATACTGAAGTGACAAAAAAATCAGTTTATGAACTCAATAAAAAACTGAAAAAGATATCTGACAATTTAATAAATATTTCTAATACTCTTGGAATACCGCCTCCAAGTATAAAGATTCACATAAATAGTCCTGGTGGTAGTTTACTAGATTGCTTTGCTGCTGTAGACGCAATAAGAAAATGTAAAGTTCCAGTTCACACTATTATAGAAGGCAGCGCAGCAAGTGCTGCAACGTTAATGTCTGTTGTTGCAAAAGAACGATCAATAAATAAACACGCATTTATGCTGATACATCAGCTATCAGGTGGTATGTGGGGTAAGTTTGAAGAGATGAAAGATGAGTTTCAAAACTCAAAAATATTTATGGATACATTAATACGAATTTATTCAGAGAACACAAAAATACCAAAAGTAATATTAAAAGAAATACTAAAAAAAGATTTATATTGGGACGCAAAAACCTGCCTAAAATACGGGCTGGTTGACAAGATCGACGGGTGAGTGTAGAGTGTTATCCTCGCTGAACGCTCCCGAGACGAAAAAAAAATAAAACAGCCCCTTGACAGACGGACGGGGCCATGCTAGAGTAGGTTCATAAGCTAGCGCAACAGGTTAAAATAAAACATAAGCGGGCATGATGTAATTGGCAACATTCCAGACTTCCAATCTGGCCTTACCAGATCATTGCTGGTTGTCCGCTCCACCTTCAAAAGAAAAGAGATAAAAATGACTGTAAAAAAGAATACTAAACCTAAAGTTGTAATTCCAAAGATTAGTCAAGGCGATATGGTATATTTTGCTGAGAATTCTCATAGTCTTCAAACAGGTATGAAGCCAAACCACCTGTATGAAGTTGCTGGGGTAGACAAAGATGCTCGCACTGTTTTTATTGACCTAGACGGGAATAATAAACTAGCTCAAGTAGATATTATGGATTGTTTAGTACAAGATGTAGATAAAGACTTTGACCGTGGATACAAGCTTGGAAAAAAAATCGCTGATCGCATGAAATGCGTTCTTCGAGAAGAATTAAAAAATGAAGCTGTTTATGGAGAAAATTTCTTACACGGATTCCAAGAATATGTAAATTATAATTCTGAGTTCGAAGATATTATAGAGAATAATCAAAAATTAGTTGAATACTGGTAATATAAAGTAATTATCCGGGTGTAGCTCAGTCGCGAAGAGCATCTGATTTGGGATCAGAAGGCCGCAGGTTCGATTCCTGTCACCCGGACCAACCTTCTGAGAAGGTATTAATGAAGTTAAGCGAAATCTCGATAGAAGAACTTTCTAAAATTACTAAAGAAAGTTCTTCGTATGCTGAAGTCTTCCGACGTTTGGGAAGAAAGACCCATAGTGGCATGGGCCTAAAATATTTAAAGATAAAGTTAGAAGAAAATAATATAGATGTTGGACATTTTAAAAGAGTTATAAAGCCAAATTCTATACCTAGATTAACAGCAGAAACAATTTTTCAAGATAACTATAAAATAAGATGTACCGCAAAAAAATTAAGAAAAACTCTTTTAAGTGTTGGCGTTGAACATAAATGTGCTGTATGTTCATTAACAACTTGGCAAAATAATAAAATTGTTTTAGAAATAGATCATATAGATGGCAATCCGCTAAACAACAAGATAGAAAATTTAAGATTTATATGTCCCAACTGCCACTCGCAAACGAATAATTATGGTTCTAAAAATATGAAAAAACAAACCAAGAAAGTTTATATAAAGCGCCAACGAAAAACAAAAATAAATTGGCCTTCAAAAGAAAAGCTACAAGAACTTCTAGACAAGAATTCTTTTGAAGAAGCTGCAAGATTTCTTGGTGTATCATCAAATGCAATTAGAAAAAGACTAAAAAAGGAGTATTAGGTTAATGGTAAACCGGGGAGCTGTCGACTCTCAAAAAAGGGTTCAATTCCCTTATACTCCGCCATTTTCTTTAAAAGGATTTATAAAATGTCTCTACTAAAGAATAGAGTAAGCGGAAAAGTAAAGTTTTTATTCTACCAAGCTGGTCAGCTATGGTATGAGTGTGAAGATAGTTACAGATTTTCAGTAGATGTTCCCGGAGATACTGGAACAGGTAGATTTCTTGTCGAAGATAAGGGTCTATATTTTATGAGATATATTAGAAAGTCAATGAATTTAGAGGAGTAAAATAATGTCTGAAAATCTATATAAACAATGTGTACTAGTAAAATCAGTTGGAGAATCAAAAATCTTTGATACTTCTTGGATTCCTCAAAAATTCGCTAAGCAAGGCAAACAATTAAAAATTAAGAATTCTCATGGTATCTGGGAAGATGGTTGGACTGTAGAATCAGCAGGAACAAATGCACTAGAGTTCGTTGCTCTACAGAGACAAGAAGATTCTCAGAGATATCTAGCTCATAAAGTAGCAATTAAGGACGATAGAAGTTTAAGTAAGTAAAAATAGAATACGGAAGGTTGGCCGAGTCTGGTTTAAGGCGACAGTCTTGAAAACTGTAGAACCTCAAAAGGGTTCCGTGAGTTCAAATCCCACACCTTCCTCCAATTGGGTCGATAGTGAAATGGCTATCACAGCAGTCTCCAAAACTGCCTTTCTAGGTTCGAGTCCTAGTCGGCCCGCCACAATAAGATGCCCCTTGACAGACGGACGGGGCCATGCTAGAGTAAGAAAATAAAGTACGGGGAAGCGGCAAAGTTGGAGAGTTGGAGTGGACTATAATAAATTTAACCTTTCAATTTTTCAAAACTATATATAGTATGAACACTATAAAATGTAAAAGTTGTCAAGAATATTTTGAAGTTACTGCCAATACTAAAAGAAAAATTTTTTGTAATAGAAAGTGTTCTGCTCAATATAATAATAAGCGTAGAATAGTTTCTGAATCTACAAGACTAAAATATAGTGAAAATCTCAAAAATAGAATTAAAGTGAATGGCCCACTAACTTCCGGGGAAACGGCTATAAAATATGGCTCGGATAGTCAAAAAGGCAAGCATAATAAAGAAATAAAATCAATTTATGAATGTTCCTCTCGTACTAGAGAAAAAATAATTAAACGCTTAAAAATGGGTTGTTCTAGGTGTGGTTGGTCTGAAGGTAATGGCGACATACATCATATAAATGGAAGAAAAATAGAAGACGCTAATAATATGTCAAATCTTTGTTATTTGTGCCCTAATTGTCATAGATTATGTCACGAAGGCAAAATATTAAAAGAATCTTTAATTCCTTTATCAAAAACAATACCTGAAAACTGGAAAGAATATTATTATGGTTGAGTTCCCGTAGCGGCGAACGGAGCAAGCTGTAACCTTGCCACCCAAAGAGGTAAACACCGTAGGTTCAATTCCTACCTCAACCACCAATTTTTATGGCCCTATAGTATAACGTATATTACACTTGGCTACGAACTAAGAAATCAAGGTTAAATTCCTTGTAGGGCTACCAAGAAAAGAGTTTCTTAAATGAAAAAAGAAATGAAAAAAGAAAAGAAAAATTAAATTTAGTTTTTGAAAAGATAAATGATTATAACCTAGCCGAACTAGAACTGGCAGTTAAAAAAGCAAAAGAAGCTATGCAAAATGGTTCTTGGACAAATATAAAATTATCTTATGATACTACTGATGAGTATGACGACGAATGTGGCGAGTATATAGAAGACGTTGAAATACATTTATTTGGAAGTCGTTTAGAAACAGATAAAGAATTTGAAGATAGATTAGTACAAGAAGCAGAAAACGAAAGACTTCGTAAAGAATATCTTCTTAAAGAAAAAGAAAGGCTAAAACAAGTAGAACTTAAAAAAGTAGAAGAACGAAATGAGCTACAAGAATATAAGCGCCTTAAAGCTAAATATGGATAAGATATATGCGGATGCGATTTTGGAACAGTCTAGGTTGCCAACTTGGACAAAATGGGTTCGATCCCCATCGTCCGCGCCAATTTTGAAAGAAAGATGAATGGTCCTCTGGTGGAATTTGGTAGACACACTAGGTTTAGACCCTAACGCCTTCGGGCATCACGGTTCGAGTCCGTGGGGGATCACCAATAATGCTGCTTGAGCTAGTATGGTTATAGCACCAGTCTGAAGAACTGGCAAACTTGGTTCAATTCCAAGAGGCAGCACCAACAACTGAAAAGAAGTATGCTAACATTGAGGTGCAGAATGGGTCTGCTAACTCACAATAAGAGTCGAGAAGTTAGCAGGTGCTCCACCCTTTCTTATGGGAGATTTCTAATTCTGAGGTTAAAATGTCAGAAATACTAAAGAAATATTTAGATCTTGACATTGAAGTTGATCTTTTATTAAGACACGGATTTGAAGAAGAAGCCAATAAAGTGCTTGACAAGCAGGACGAGCTGTGGTACAAACTGTCCGAAGATGAGCACAACTGGCTGGATAAGAGATAAGCCATCATAGAATTTGGTTCAAAAATTTATTAAACCCTATCTTTAGAAAGATTCAATTTTGGACAGATAGACCTTACGTTATCTATTCAATCTTTGATGAGGAACTGAATAAAGTTGTTGGTTATGGCTTCGGAAGAGTAAAATATTACAAATAAAATATATGGGCTGATAGTGATAGTGGTAGCACGCTGCGTTTGCACCGCAGAGGTTGGGGTTCAATTCCCCATCGGTCCACCAAAGAATGTTTGGAAGAAGCAATTGTTGGTTTATTGCAGCTAGCTGTTAACTAGCCGTTCGCTGGTTCGATTCCAGCCTTCCAAGCCAATTTTTAGAAAGGTAATAAATGTATAATATTGGTGATTTAATTGTAATTAAAGATAAATATCGACCAGATTACAATGTAATATATGTTTTAATAAAGTGCTTAAATGCAAACATTAATACTTGGGTCTGTTATGATATTGCAAAGCAGATTTCGCCAGAAATAACGCTTTCAACCATAGGATACGGTTTTCTTGTTGAAAGGATATGGAATCGTGTATAAACCAGGTGATATGCTTTGTTATCAGTTTAATCCACCAACTGAATTAAAATTTTATTATGTTCTATTAGAACCAAAAAAAGGAAATTCTGGTATTTGGATCGCTTGGGATGTTAAATATGCAAAGAAAACCCAGATTGGCACTAAAACGTCAAACAGAACAATAACAAAGGTAGAGTAAAAAATATGGCTCTTTAGTAGAATGGTTATAACGTTTGGCTTACATCCAAAAAAAGGGGGTTCAATTCCCTCAAGAGCTACCAAATTGGAGTACTAAAATGTATAAAGAAAACCTACCAAAACTATGTTGTAAGAACGTTGGTGGCCATAGTGTTAAATGGTGCGGACAAGAAGCAACAGTTTGGTATAAACACTACGGCACAGAAGATATTTGTTCTTATTGTGAGCAACACGATTACGAATGTGGTGAAAAAGTTAATATCGACCCCTTGGCCGAGAGTCTAGGCATTAGTCTGCAAAACTAATCACATTGGTTAAAATCCAATAGGGGTCTCCAAGAAGGGAACTAATTTATGCTGATTGAAGCTGTAACAGAAGGTGCAATTGTCACTACCGCTGTTGATTTAGAAAGTGGCGGTATAACAATTCCAAAAGGAATACAGGGAACCGTGGTGCATATTTATCCAGGCTCACAGGCTTTTGAAGTTGAATTTCTTCTTGATATTAATACGGAAGATACATATACTCTAGTTGTAACTGTAATGTTTAATCAACTAGAACTTGTGTGAGCGGGAATAAAACAGAAAAATAAAGAGCCGCTTGACACGCCGCCGGACCTGTGGTAGAGTAGGTTCATAAGATTGAGACACACCAAAGAAAAGGATTGATAAAAATGAACACTGTAAAACTTCGCAAGGCCCTCCAAATTAAGAATCGTCTAGCTGGTGAAATTGCTAATCTAACTCGTCGTCTGAATGTAAACAACCATCCTGACCAAGATGGTAAGGCTCCTGAGTTTGATATTCGTGCCCTTTTAGCTGAACGTAAAGAACTAGTAAATAAGCTAGTACAGGTAAAGACTGTTATTGCAAAGGCTAACGTTGATATCTATGAAAAGATCAATCAACTAGCTGAACTAAAGAGCGAGGTTTCTGTACTATCTCTAATCCCTACTCAAGATGTTCGTGGCAATAAAAGAGTACTAGTTGAAGGCCGTTATGATTATCTTGATACTGTTACACCTGCGGTTATTAAATCTAAAGAAGTACAAGAAAAAGTTACTGCTCTTAATTTAGAAATTGAAAGTCTACAAGACGCAATCGACTATCATAATTCGGTCACTGATGTTGTTGTGCCGGAATAAGTTAGTCTAAAAGCTAGGGAGTAGCCAACACCTATTCCAACATATTTTAGAATATAATGGTTAAAAATCTTTCGATTCATACTCGAAAACCTCCTTTGCCTGGATGATAAAACACGACAAGGATAAGGAACAGCGGATTCGTCCGCCCAAAACTTAAGTCTTTTTCTATTAAGATTGAAAGTTTAAAACCTAAACCACAAACTCTAAAATTCTTCCAACCATTTTTTTGAAGTGTGCTTGGAGTAGGTGTTGGCGAAACCTTTTATAATTTATGGGATCGTAGCTCAATTGGCAGAGCATTCCGCTTTTAACGGACAGGTTGTGGGATCGTCACCCACCGATCCCACCAAATGGTTTTTCGAGCATTAACTCGAAACCTTGGACTGCTGGATAACCAAGCCGGTGAAAGACCGAAGAAACCCAGCCTTAATTTTGTTTCAAGTTTTTAGAACATAGCTTAACGGAAAAGCATACCTCAAAATAGAGGTGGATTTTGGTTCGAATCCAAATGATTCTAAAAAGTTTTTATTGTACTACTTAAAATAAGTATGGCCCATTCATCTACGTTTGGCTAGGATATTGGACTTTCACTCCAACAAAACGGGATCGACACCCGTATGGGCTACCAATTTGTAAGATATCATCCTTGGGGATATTAGGCACCCTTGAAGTGCCTACGGCACAGTTCAAATCTGTGATATACTTACAATAATTTTGTAGAGGTCTTACTAGGGTAGGTATTGCGGTCGCGGAGACAGCAAAAGCTGGTTCAACTCCAGCAGACACTTTACAATAAATTTATGGAAGGTTGGGTGAGTGTCTTAAACCAGTTGCCTGCTAAGCGACCATGGCCTTTAAAAAGCCATCGTGGGTTAAAATCCCACACCTTCCGCCAATATTAAAATGACCTGTGATATCTGTAAAGAAAAAAAGTTCGTCTACGAAAAAAAAGTCCTTGACGAGCTTATTACTCTGTGCGAAGATTGTGACTGGTCAACAGAAGATATAAAAGAAGCGGATAAGATTGGACAAGCTATGAAAGATAAGTTGTCTGAGATTATGAAAGAAATGTTTAAAGACTAATTAAAATAAATGCATCAGTAGCTCAACAGGTAGAGCACTTGTTTTGTAATCAAGCGGTTGTAGGTTCAATTCCTATCTGATGCTCCAATTTTGTTTAGCTATGGAATCTGGCGGGATCAAGCCAATTGACGATCCCAAGCCCATAGCTAAACATCTTTTTACGAGTATAGTGAAATGGTTATCACACTTGTCTGATACACAGGTATTCAAAGTTCAAATCTTTGTACTCGTACCAAATTTATAAGAAATGGCCCTCTAGCGCAACAGGTAGGAGGCAGCAGACTCAAAATCTGTACAGTGTGGGTTCGAATCCCACGGGGGCCACCAAATTTTATACTCCCTTAGCGCAGCGGTTAGCGCAGCGAGCTTATATCTCGTTGGTCGCTGGTTCAAATCCAGCAGGGAGTACCAATTGAAAAGAAAGTTTGGGACTTTAGCTCAGCTGGGAGAGCATTCGACTCTTAATCGACAGGTCGTGAGTTCAAATCTCACAAGTCCTACCAAAATAAAATAGTTCGGTCTTGTCATCTAACGGTTTAGGATATAGCCCTCTCACGGCTAGTATTGGGGTTCGAATCCCCACAGGATCACCAAAATCATGCATCCGTAACTCAACTGGACAGAGTAACGAGCTTCTACCTCGTAAGCTGTAGGTTCAAATCCTACCGGATGCGCCAATTGTAAGGTTCGTTTAGCTTAATGACCACCTTAAAAGGTATGAGGATATTCTAGATAATATCATATGGATAAAGGTTTATTTTAAAGAGCCTACGAATCGTATCGTAGAGGTCTGGAATGGCAAACCAGAGCGGACATCAAATTTATTGGGGAATCATCTAACGGCAGGATAACGCTCTCTGAAAGCGTCCATGATGGTTCGAATCCATCTTCCCCAACCAAAGGATTTATGCTAAAGATATTAGCTTTTATATTGTTGTACCTTACACCGATTAGTACTGCCGCTCAAAGCACTGCTTCTGTTCATGTTGCAGCGACTATTTCTCCTTCCGTGAATGTTTATTCGGATGAAAATATTATATACTGGATAAGTAATTGCGAAGATGCTAGTGTTAGTGCAGTGATAAACAATGAATTTGTAGCTTTAAATACGCCAGAAAGAATATATACTCTAGAAAATGTTGAGCTAATGGCATCTGGAGTTAAAGAAGAAGATATATTTAAAGATAACCAAAATTATTTGATGTTAGCAAGAAAATAGAAAGTATTCCCCTTTCGTCTAATTGGCAGGACAGTAGACTTTGAATCTGCTTATCTACGTTCAAATCGTAGAAGGGGAACCAAATTTTATAGCGTGTGGCAGGTTAGATCTGAGCCAGTCTCATAAGCTGGAAAAACCGGGTGCGATTCCCGCGTAACGCTACCAATTTTTAAAGAGACTACTTATATACATGAAGATTAAAATCTTAAAAGAGTCACTTGAAGAACCAAAAGGTCTAGGAAATAAGCTTGGGTCTGGCGTTCAAGGGATTGTATATAGGCTTGAAAATGGCCAAGTAGCGAAACTGACAAAAAAGAAACAAGAAGCAGAAATCGCAACTCTCATTTTAAATAAAAAAATATTTCATGAAGCCTTACCAATATTCACATCCGTGAATAAAACAACAGAAAATAAATGGTGGTTGGTAAGAGAAGATTTACGGGACTTCCCAAAAAACAAAGAATTGGACCGAGTTCTTGGTGACTTCGAGGTGATGACAGTTTACACTGATTGGTCACCAGCAGTCCAACAAGCACAAAATTCGTTAAATAGTCTAGAGGGTAAAAATCTAGAATATGCTAAAAAAATGTTTTCTCTCTATGAATATGCAAAACAAATAGGCATGAAGCTTACAGACTCTAGAACAAGCAATTGGGGTTTAAGAGGCGATCAGCCAGTTTTAAGAGATTTTGGCGCAGCAAGAATAAATGTATAAATTAAAATATGGTGAATGTAGCTTAATTGTTAAAGCACCAGATTGTGAATCTGGCATATGTGGGTTAAAGTCCCATCATTTACCCCAATAAGAAAGTATGCTAGTATAGTGAAAAGGTTATCACACTCCTCTCATACGGGATTATTGTCAGTTCGATTCTGACTACTAGTACCAAAGAAAGATAAAATGCAAAATGCAACGAAAATAGCTCTTATTGCCATTTCGTTGGCATGTCTGGGTTTTATAGCTGCATTCAACGCTAGATGGGTTAGATCAGGGTTCTCTCCTTGGTGGACGACATATATAATGTCTCTATTCACTTCTAGTATATTCGCCTACCAGCTAAGAGCTAATATACTGCCGATAACCAGCATCGCAGTGTTTCAGCATTTTTTCTTTCATTCTTCCTGGTATTTGACAGCAATATTCTTTTTGCACGAACCAATGACTATTTTTAAAGGAATTGGTCTAACCCTTGCCTTTATTGGCATGATAATGATGAGTTTATGAAAAAATTTATTGTTAAATCACATATTGATGAAGCAAGAATAGAATATCCCGAAGATTGTGAAAGAATCAAACAAGTCTTAGCATATTACGATCTAGATGCTTCCCTAGAACAGTGTCAGGATCTCTGGGAGAGATACTCAGAAACTTACTGTGCTGGTTGGTTAGCTGGCTTAGATACAATGACCTACGAAGAAATATACAGATGTGTCCAAGAATTTATCTGGCCTCTTGACTGAGCAATAAAACTGTGGCACAGTGAGGGCATGGACAACACAACTGATACAAGAAATATAACAGATTTTTATAAAAACGATCGCCTGACGAAGTGGACAACAGAACTAATCAAGGAAGATTTGGCTAAGAAAGCATTTCCTTATGCGGTTCTGATGGAAAACTTCGCAGGCGATTTTAATATTGGTACAGTAATAAGATCCGCAAATGCCTTTAATGCAGAAGCTGTATACTATTTAGGTAGTAAGCGATATGATAAGCGTGGTACTGTGGGAACTCATCATTATACCAATATTATTCACTTAAAAGAAAGGAAAGAATTGATTGCTCTAAAGGGCAAGTATGAGCTTATTGCTGTTGAGAATACTGTTGAAGGGGCTATTCCTTTGGTTAATGCTCAATATGAGCGTCCTCCTTTATTTATTCTTGGCGAAGAAGGCATCGGAATTACACCAGAAACGCTTACTATCGCTGACAGAAGCGTATTTATTCCTCAGTATGGTTCTGTACGTTCTCTTAACGCTGCTGTTGCTGGTAGTATTATTATGAATGACTTTATAACAAAGCATACTGCTAAAAGCCAATAAAACAACTAATTATCTATATGAAAATTAAGATATTAAAAGAAAGTTTATTATTGGAAGCGACCTATGAAGAGGCTAAGACAATAGTAAATGGCCGTAAATATACTAAACAATTATTTGGTAGAGTAAAGCAGTATGTAGAAAAAGAATTTTCAAAACACTCTCATCCAGAAAAACAGGATTATCTTGAAGATTGGACTGAAACAATAATTGGCTATATATTAAATAATTTTAAAACAGCGATTCCAGATGATATTACTGATGTGCAAAAGGGCGAAGCCCTTTTGTGGATTAAAAATATTACAGTAAATCAAATAGATGACCTAGTGACGTTTGCTTATCAACGATCTATTGTAATCAACCTAAATAGGAAAATAGAAAAATTTTTTAAAATGAGAGAAGCTGGGATTTTACCGGCAGATAAAAGTCAATTAAGTTCTTTTATAAGCGCAGAACAATTATTCCGTTTTATAGATGATCACGAAAGTATTTATCAAAATTATATAAATAATAAAAAATCTAAAGTTGATAAAGCAAAAGCACTAGAAGGCACCGAACTAGTCTTTGAGGACGAAAAGTGGAAAGTATTTATACCTCATAATAAAGAGGCTTCCTGCGTATTAGGCTCTGGTACTGATTGGTGTACAGCAAAAGCAGGTCAAAATTATTATGAAGAATATCATAAACCATATGATCCATTATTTATAATAATAAGTAAAACTGATCCAAAAGAAAAATATCAATTTCATTATGGTTCTATGCAGTTTATGAATAAAAACGATGAACAGCTAGTTAGCACAAGCCCACAAATTTTAGTATCTTTACAACACATATTAAAAGAAAAAGTATCTGACCAATACCCCATAATTAATAATTTTGAAGTAGAAAAAGATCCTAGCGCAGACGAATACGCAACAAAAGAAAAAACTCAATATGGAAAAACAATAGAAACGGTTCATAAACTTGGTATTTTGTATCACTCAGATTTACTTCCAGCCTATGAACTAACAGATATAGAAGGTAACACGTTTCAGCAAGAGTGGTGGTGGCATGGCCTTAGACACAATTTGCATGGTCCTGCAAAAATTAATTACACTGATAATGTAATAGAATATTTTATTTATGATAGATATATAGGAAGTAAGCAAAAATTTGATGAGATTATACAAACACAAGCCTATGAGAACATAAAACCAGAAGGTGTAGAAGCTGACTATTACGACCGAAGTCAAGAAAGAGAACTAATGAGAAATTTAAATATTAGAGAAAACAAAAACAATAAAAAGTTCAAAATAAAGATCCTAAACTAGTTATTCCGTGTTATATTTTTATAAAAAGTATAGTAAACTAACAACATCTAGAAATTTCTAGATGTTGTTTTATTTTCGGAGAAAACATAATGAAAAAAATCTACGTTCTTGATACAAATGTCTTTCTAAGTGATTTCAACTCAATTTACGCGTATAAGAACAACGATATCGTTATTCCTTTAAAAGTTCTAGAGGAAATAGATAAACACAAGAAACGCCAAGATGGCGTAGGCTCCAACGCTAGACAAATCATACGAATTTTTGATTCTCTTAGAGTGGATGGAACCCTAAAGGATGGAGTAAAAATTCGTAAGGGGCTAGGAACAATTATGGTAGTGCCTGTCGATACTAGTCTTTTACCTGCTGGTCTTAGAATTGATGATCCTGATAATCAAATACTTGGTACAGCATTGAAAATAAAGTCTGAGACTGATAAAAAAGTTGTATTAGTGTCACAAGATCTTAATATGAGAGTCAAATGTGACTCTGTTGGTCTAGAAACAGAAGACTACACAATTGGCCAAATCGTAGAAAAAGTAGATGAAATTTATACTGGATTTACTCAACATCTAGTGGACGATGCACTAGTTGACAGATTTTACTCTGGTGAGAAATTATATCTAGAACAAAAAGATATTTCTCTCCACCCAAATCAGTTTATTATGCTTGTATCTAACGCAAATGATAAAAAAACAGCATTAGCAAAATTTAGAAATTATAATCATCCGATACAAAAAGTAACCCAATTTAAGGATGGTGTTTGGGAAGTTAGAGCAAAGAATAAAGAACAACAGTTTGCTTTCGACCTTCTTATGAACCCAGACATTAAAGTAGTTTCTTTAGTTGGTCTCGCTGGTTGTGGTAAGACATTAATCGCACTAGCAGCTGGATTAGAACAAATCCTAACAACAAAAGTATATACAAAACTAATTGTTTCAAGACCAGTACAACCAATGGGTAAGGATATTGGATATTTGCCTGGTACACTACAAGAGAAAATGCTTCCTTGGCTAGCCCCAATTCAAGATAACCTTGAGTTTTTGATGGGTAATGACAAAGAACATCTAAAAATGCTTGTAGAGGACGGTACAATAGAGATGGAAGCTTTAACGTTTATTAGAGGCCGCTCTATTGCTAATGCTTTCATCATAATTGATGAAGCTCAGAACCTTTCTGTACACGAATTAAAGACAATTATTACTAGAGTTGGCGAAGGAACAAAAATAATATTAACTGGCGACGTTCAACAAATTGATAGCGCGTTTCTAGACTCAACAAACAACGGTTTAACTTATGCAGTAGAGAAGCTAAAACCATATGAAATTGTTGGGCACGTAACATTGTCAAAGGGCGAGCGCAGCGAAGTTGCTAGCCTTGGAGCTAATGTTTTATAATATGAGTTCAATAAAATACATATATGAGGCTTATGATAAAAATAAGCTATCTCGTAGAGAATATTTTATAAACGGTGTGTTAACATTTGTTAACGACCCTTTACCAAAAGACGTTAATCTAAATGCTGTTAAAAAAAGAGTAGAATCTGTAGTACCAAAGAGGTTATTTCATAACTTAGATTACATATATATTGGTGACTTTCCAGAACTTAAGCTGAGAGATGTACAATCTGCATATCTTAGAGGAGCGATTTATATTTCTAATGAAGATCAAACTGAACAAAAACTATTTGAGTCTATAATTCACGAATTAGCACATTCAATCGAAACTACATTCGGTGGTAAAATATATGAAGATGATGAAATAGCTTCAGAATTCGTTGGAAAACGTAAAAAACTTAGAACAATATTAAAAAATCAAGGATATGAATTTAAAGATTCTACAGTGTTTCTTCGCATAGAATATAATGTAGAGTTTGATAAGTTTTTATATTCTGAAGTTGGATATGATTTACTTAATCAACTCACTGTAGGGCTATTTGTTAGCCCTTATGGGGCTACCTCTTTACGAGAATATTTTGCTAATGGGTTTGAAGCGTATTACCTCGGAGACGGAGAATATTTAGAAAAAGTCTCACCAAAATTATCTTATAAAATAAAACAGTTGACAAGCAAATAATTCTCCTGTATGATGTTCTTTGGAGGATGAACACTATGTCGCATATATCTTTTTCTGCATTAAGAACATTTAAGGAATGTCCATTTAAATATAAGTTAGTTTATGAGGATAAAGTAGGTAAATTTAATCAAACAGAGTATACAATTTTTGGTAAGGCATTACACGAAGCTGCTGAAAAAAAGGTTCTTGATACAACAGTAAACGAATTAGAAGTATTTAATAATAGGTTTAATGAAGGTATTGAAGAGCTAAGAAAAGAAAAAACAGCGAACGAGCAACTTGTCGCTGAGATGAAAGAACAAGGTGCTACTCTTGCTCCTAAGATAGTTCCTGCCCTTATAAAGAAATTTGGTACGTTTAAAGTATTATCAGCGGAAGAAGAATTATTTGAAGAAATCAAAAAAATACCAGATTGCTCAACGTCTTTTAAGGGATTTATTGACTTAGTAATTCAAACTGAAGACGGTAAAATACATATTTTAGATCACAAAACTTCTGGGTGGGGATGGGATGCTAAAAAGAAAAGCGACCCGCTCGTAACTTATCAGCTAACGTTTTATAAGCATTTCTACGCTCAAAAACACGGCATAGACCCAAAAAATATAGAGACTTATTTTGCTATTCTAAAAAGAACTGCAAAGAAAAATCATGTTGAAATTTTTAGAGTAACAAGCGGTAAGAAAAAAACAGAAAATGCATTTAACATGTTGAATGGTGCGCTTTATAATATCGGTAAAAGAAACTTTATAAAGAACAGAACTGCTTGTACTTATTGTGAGTTTCGTAAAACAAAGGAATGTCCTTGATAAACGATAAAAAAGTCGCGCTAATATCAGGCGCAAATGGGCAAGACGGAAGTTATCTTTGTGAATTCTTATTAGAAAAAGGTTATCTAGTTATTGGCATCGTAAGACGCTCTTCTATGGAAGATAAAAAGCTTTTTAACCTACAAAATATATTAAATAACACAAATTTTGTACTAGAAAATGGAGATTTAACCGATTCTTCATCAATCTGGCGGCTGGTACAGCAATACAAGCCAGACGAATTTTACAACTTAGGGGCGCAAAGCCACGTTGGTGCTTCGTTTACAAGCCCAGAAAGTACGTTTGAGATAAATTCTTCTGGTGTTCTGAACTGCTTAGAAGCGATACGCAACGTATCTCCTAAGACAAAGTTCTACCAAGCAAGCACCAGCGAAATGTTTGGTGATACAAAGTCGGTTCCGCAATGCGAAACAACTCAATTTTCACCAGTTTCACCATATGCTTGTGGAAAAGTTGCTGCTCATAATTTAGTTGTAAATTATCGCAAGGCTTATGGCCTATTTGCGTGCAGTGGTATTCTATTTAACCACGAATCAGAACGTCGTGGTGAACAGTTCGTTACTAGAAAAATAACTAAAGCGGCGGCAAGAATTTCCCTTGGGCTTCAGAGAGAACTGCGTCTAGGTAATCTAGATGCCAAACGTGATTGGGGCTATGCTAAAGAGTATGTAGAAGTTATGTGGTTGATGCTACAACAAAAAATACCTGATGATTACGTTATAGGCACAGGAACGACTTCAACTATTAGAGAATTCATAAATTATGTGTCTGAAGTAGCTGGTTTTAATTTAATGGATTATGTAGTAGAAGATGAAAAATATAAACGCCCAAGTGAGGTTCCACTTTTGTTAGCTAATCCAGCTAAAGCAAAAAATATTCTTGGCTGGAATCCAAAAGTTGGCGTTAAAGATTTAGCAAAATTGATGTATATTAATGACCTAGAAAAGGAAAGAAAGCAAGTTCTTTTATGACCTACTCTACTATTTATTAGCGTTGGAGATTAAACAAATGATAAAAAAATGTGTAGTTTGTAAAAGAGATTTTGAAGCGTGGTCAGAAAAAAGCTGCTCAAAAGAATGTAGGGTTATTCATAATCGCGAACGTAATCGTAAAATGCGTATACATAAAGTTGAAACATTTAATTGTGTTCGCTGTAATAAAGAAGTGACAAGATTTAGAAAGCGTGGTGGTTTTTGTTCTAGACCGTGTGCATCAAAAAAATATTATGATGATGGTACATACAATAACTGGAAAAAGTTTGTTAGTCCCAAAAAAACACCAGAAGAACAAGTTTTACATAAGCTTAGAAAAAACGCTTCGAGAAATATAAAATTTTATTTAAAAAAACAATTAATACCAAAAACAGAAGTAACTTGGAAAAAGCTTCCCTATACACCGAAGGAGCTGAAGGAACATCTAGAAAATCAATTTGATACCAATATGTCATGGGATAACTATGGGACTTATTGGACGATAGACCATATAATTCCGCAATCAAAATTGTTATTCACAACGCTTAACGATGATAATTTTATAAAATGTTGGTCTTTGAGCAACTTAAGACCTTTAGAAAAAATTGCTAATATAAAAAAAAGTAATAAACTTATAGGAGAGTAAATGAAAATAGATAAAAAGTTGAAAATTCTTGTAATTTCTGACCATATTTTTTCACCAAGTGGAGTCGGTGGATCTACGAAAAGTATGGTTGATTGTTTGTTAAAAACTGGCAAATACCAGTTTTTATGTATTGGTGGAGCGCTAAAGCATCAAGATTATAGACCAATAAAAACACAAGAGCATGGTGACGATCTTGTAATAATTCCAGTTGATGGGTATGGTACGCCAGAGCACGTTAGAAGTTTTATTAGACAATTTAAGCCAGATATTCTATGGTTTATGACTGATCCAAGATTTTATGTATGGCTTTGGAACATAGCACAAGAGATCAGACCAAACGTTCCAATGGTCTATTACCATGTTTGGGACAACTATCCTTATCCAAAGTTTAATAAAAAGTTCTATGACTCAAACGACTGTATCGCAACAATTAGTAAGCTAACAAGCGATATTGTTAAAACGGTGTCCCCAGGTGTTGATGAAGTTTATCTACCTCACGCAGTAAATCCAGAATGGTTTAAGGTTCTAGAAGAAAAAGAATATGCAAACTTAGTACAAAAAGAAAAGACCTTCTTTTTCTGGACGAATAGAAATGCTAGACGCAAACTAAGTGGCAGTGTTGTTTGGTGGTATAAAGAGTTTCTAGATAAAGTTGGTCATGATAAAGCTTTCCTTTTGATGCATACCGACCCAAAGGATCCAAATGGTCAAGATCTTGAAGAAATTGCCAAAGAGCTTGGCCTAACCAAAGAAAATTTTGGTATCTCAGCTGGTAAGGTTGCTCCGCAAGTCATGGCTCAATTCTATAACGCTGCCGATTGTACTATTAATATTAGCGATGCCGAAGGTTTTGGCTTGTCTGTGTTAGAATCACTTTCATGTGGAACTCCAGTTATCGTTAATAAAACTGGTGGTATGCAAGATCAAGCTATAGGAAAAGATGGTAAAGAGTTTGGTGTGGTTATCGAGCCAGCTTCAAGAGCAGTTATTGGTTCGCAAGAAGTACCGTATATCTACGAAGATAGAGTTGCTGGAGAAGACGTAGTTAATGCTATGATTAAGATTCATAATATGACTAGAGAAGAAAGAAAACAACTTGGCAAAGAAGCCGTCCAGCATGTACAAGAAAACTTTAGCTTTGAACAATTCGGGCAAGCATGGGATAAACTATTACAAGAAGTTCATGCAAAGCATGGTTCTTGGGAGACACGTAAGAATTACAAATCATGGAAAGTAGAGGAAGTATAATGAAAAAAATAGTTATATCAGGGCCAATTTTGTCTAGAAGTGGTTACGGTGAAATGTGTCGTTTTGCCTTTAGATCGTTAAGAAATAATAAAGATATTGATTTATTCTTGTTACCAACAAATTGGGGTAGTACAGGTAACCTTTTTGAAGATAATGAGGAGCGTAAAGAAATAGACTCGCTTGTTATGAAAACAAATCAGATTTTACAACAAACCAACAATCAGCCAGGGTTTGATGTCGCTATACAAGTAACAATTCCAAATGAATGGAAAAAGCTAGCACCATACAATATTGGGTATACAGCAGGTATTGAAACAAATTGGATTTCTCCAGAGTGGCTTCAGCCATCATTGGCTATGGACAAAATTATAGTTATTAGTGAACATGCAAAATCTGGCTTTGTCAATACGGTTTTAAGAGACCCAACTGGGAATGGTGGTCGCGGACAAGACTATAAAGTTACAACTCCCGTTGAAGTATGTCACTTCCCAGTTAAAGACTTTGAACTTAAACCTCTAGACTTAGAATTAAAATATGATTTTAACTTTCTTGCTGTTTGTCAATGGGGTCCAAGAAAAAACCTAGAACAAACAATTATAAACTTTGTTGAAGAGTTTAAAGATGAATCAGTTGGTTTGGTGTTAAAAGTTAATACTACTAATGATTCTTTACTAGATAGAAGTCATACAAAAGATAGATTAGAAAATCTATTGAAACAAATGCCAAAAGACCGCAAATGCAGCGTACACTTATTACACGGCCATATGTCAGAAGAAGAAATGTATGCTCTGTATAGACATCCAAAGATTAAAGCAGTTGTTTCCACAACACATGGAGAAGGGTTCGGTTTCCCATTATTTGAAGCTGCTTGCGCTGAATTACCAGTGATTGCAACAGATTGGAGCGGCCACTTAGATTTCTTAACAATGAAAGACGAAGATGGTGTTGAGAAAAAAATGTTTGCGAAGGTTGATTTCGAATTAAAGCCATTACAACCAGAACATATTTGGAAAGGCATACTAGAACAAGGAACCATGTGGGCTTATCCAGTTCCATCGTCTTTCAAAAATAAAATGCGAGAAGTTTATAAAGACTATACTAGGTTTAAGAGTTGGTCAAAGAAGCTTAATAAGTGGGTAAGAGAAGAGTTTGAAAGCCAAAAAATTAATAATAAGTTTTCTAAGCTAGTTGTAGCACAATTTGATGTTGAAAGCTGGCTTAAGGATATGAATGTAGAAGAAAACGTCTTTGAACATGACTAAAATAATTTTCATAGCCGATTTCTTTGCTAACGAGATAGCTGGCGGCGGTGAGTTAAATAACGAAGAGGTTATAAGCTGCCTAAGAAATAAAGGTTATGAAGTAGAAACAAAAAATTCCAGAGATTGCACTGCTGATTACCTCAAAAATAATCAGCAGTGTTTTTTCATAGTTGCAAATTTTATTGAACTTCATAGTTCGTGCCTAAGATTTCTTGAAAAGCTAAGATATATTATTTATGAACATGATCATAAATATATTCGATCTCGTAATCCAGCTTCTTATAAGGATTATAAGGCACCAGAAACTGAACTGATTAACCAATCTTTTTATCACAAAGCAAAAGCTGTTCTTTGCCAAAGCACTTTCCATAAAAGTATATTATTGAAAAATTTATCTAATGTCAACGTAATAAGCTTATCTGGTAATGCATGGAGCGACAGTAGCCTTGATTTGATGGAACAACTTGTAAATTTAGAAAAGGCTGATAAATGTGCAATAATGAATACGACAAATTGGCATAAAAACACCAGTGGAGCAGTCTCTTATTGCAAACAAAAAAATTATGATTATACTTTAATAGATGGTTGTGAATACGAACAATTTTTAAAACAGCTTTCTAAGAATAAAAAATTAGTTTTTTTCCCACAGACACCAGAAACCCTGTCAAGAATAGTAGTAGAATGCAGAATGATGGGAATGTCAGTTATCACCAATGATAAAGTTGGAGCATCACAAGAAGAATGGTTCAAATTAAAAGGGAAAGACTTAATAGATTTTATGAGAACAAAAAAGAAAGGTATTATTCTAACAATAGAAAGGCTAGTAAATGAATAAAATATATATTAAAGATCACGCAAATAATGCAAACAAATGGATTTATAATGGCTATGCAAATGCGTGGGCGTTTTGTGGCTTCCAAGTTGTAAGATATAATAACTTGCTAGAAATTCAAGAACCAGGCCAATTAATTATGGCAGTTGATTGGGATATTAAAACAGAAAAAGAATTAAAGGTTATAAAAGACTCTAAAATGACTTTTTTGTTTGTACAGCCAACAAAATATGAACTTCCTTGGTCAACCCATCCAAACTTTGTTTGTTTGTTGCCACAAAAATTTATAGATGAACTAAACTCGCTTACAAACGTCCACAAATGGGCTTTTACTGATTTTGAAAAAGTAGACTACTATTTTGCATGGAATTCTGTTAATAAATATCCATTAGCTTTTGATAATTTTGAATATAAAGCAAGTGAAGTAGTGCCTACTAATGACAAACATAAATTTGATGTTTGCTACATAGGTGGAAGAGCGCACAATGGTTTTGATGAGAAATACAAAATAATGATGAATATGTTTGCTGCGTTTAAAGATTCTGGCTTGAAATGCGGGTTTTTTATTGAAAAGAACTTAACAAGTGAGCAAGAAAGAAGTGTAATATTCAATAGCAAAGTATGCCTAAATATACACGACGCAAACCAGATTAAAATTAATATTGATACGAATGAGAGAACATTCAAAACTCTTGGAATAAATGGAGTGTTAGTAGCAAACTATAATGGACAATTATCTGGATTGTTCCCGGATGTGCCGCTTGGTAAAACCCCAGAAGAAGTAGTTAGAGAGGTTAAAAAGCTATGCTCTCTTGACCAATCTGAGCTTGAAACAATTGCTGTAAAAAATCGTAGAAATATTTTTGAAAATCATACGTATACTACAAGAGTTAAAAAAATGTTGGAGCTGACAAATGTTTAACCCAAAAGTATCTGTTATTGTACCTTTATATAATTGTGAAAAATATATTGAACAATGCATTGACTCTATATATCAACAGACATACAAAAATATTGAAGTTTTTTGTATAGATAATGAGAGTACAGATAATAGTTTTAATATAATTAAAAATTTAAAACAGGATAAATATCCAGAACTAATTGTAGATTCCGCTCCGAATATATATCCGTATTGCTGGGAAGAAGCTAGGGACAAAGCGCTAGCACAAATGACTGGAGATTATTGTATAGTTATGGCATCTGATGATTTTCTTGAAAAAGATTTCATAACAAAATATATTGATATATTTTCAAGAGCGCCTAAAAAAATATTAGCTCTACAAAGCGGTATTATGGGCGTCAATGAACGTGGCGAAAAGCTTAGTGTAACTAAACACAGCTATAAAAACTTAGATGAAATGAAAAAGCAGTTATTAGAGAGGTCTGTCGTAAATACACCTACGGTAATGTATCACAGAAGTTTGTATGATAAAGGTTTGTTAAAAACACTCCCAGAAGAATTTAGTGGCGCTGCGGATTACGATCTGTACTTTACTTTGGCAGACGCCGGTGTTATGATCTACGCGGTTCCAGAGTGGCTAGGATATTATTATCGCTGGCATAACGAGCAAGCAACTTGGGGCATGTTAAAATCAAACATAAAGTACGATAAATTAATACAAGAAAAGTGGAAAACAAAATGGAAACTGGTTTAACAGAAAAAAATCTTAGAGAATTTGAAATGAAGGTGTTTGATCTTTTTAAAAGTAAAAAGATCAAGTCCCCCATTCACCTTAGAGGTGGTAACGAAAAGCAATTAATAGAAATATTTAAAGATATAAAACATGAAGATTATTGTTTTCTAACGTGGGCAAGCCATTTAGAGTGCCTTCTAAAAGGTGTACCAGAAAGTAAAGTATTGGAAGCAATATTAGACAATAGATCAATTGCCTTATCGTTTAAAGATTATAATATTGTTTCATCAGCAATTGTTGGCGGAAACGCTCCAATTGCAGTTGGCACGGCTCTTGCACAAAAGTTAAAAAACACCAATAGACATACTTGGTGTTTTATTGGTGATATGTCTTATTATACTGGGATCGTGCAAGAATCTATAAGATTTGCTGAAGTTAACGATCTTCCTATAACTTTTGTTATCGCGGATAACGGCCTGAGCGTTACGACACCAACAAGAAAACTGTGGGGTAATGACATAGAAAATTGTCATTTACTATCAAAAAAGTGTATAAGATACCAATATATTAATCACTTTCCACATGCTGGTATTGGAGAAAAGGTTATATTTTAATGTTAAATTATGCTGAAGAATTAGAAAAAGCAATGCTTTGGATCGCAGAACAAAAAAATAGTGTTTTTCTTGGGCAAGGTATCGAATATGGTGGTATAGCTATTGCAAAAACCTTTGAAAAGATAGCAAAAGAAAAGAAGATGGAGCTTCCAGTAGCAGAAAATATGCAACTTGGTATTTCTATTGGAATGGCTTTAGACGGATTTATCCCAGTGTCAGTTTATCCAAGATGGAACTTTTTATTACTAGCTGCAGACCAGCTAGTAAACCATTTAGATAAACTACCAATTATAACAAAAGGTCAGTACAAGCCAAAAGTTATCATAAGAGTAGCCGTTGGTGTTAAAGAGCCTGTTGACCCACAAGAACAACACTTAGGAGATTTTACTGTTCCTTTTTCCATGATGTTAAAAACAATTAATGTTGTTAAGTTAACTAACGCGTCACAGATAGTGGAAGAATATCAAAAAGCATATTTAAGACAAGATGGAATTTCTACTATATTAGTAGAGGAACACCAATTCGTATGAAAATATTAGTATTAGGAGCAAAAAGCTTTCTAGCGAAAGAGATTAAATCTTACTTTAAAGACGATAAACGTTTTTATTATTCTGATAGGTCTACGATTGATTTAGAAAATAGCGCGCAGGTTGATGATCTTTTTAATAAACATTATTTTGACTTTGTTATAAATACTTGTTCTGTAGGTGGGAAGCTAGGAATACAAGATAACTTTTCGGTATTATCGAAAAATTTATCAATGTTTAATAATTTATTAAAAAATAGGAATAAATACGGCTATTTGTTTAATTTTTGTTCCGGCGCAGCGTTTGATAGAAGCTATCCTATTAGTGAAGTAAAAGAAGATTACATTGTTTTTGCAAATCCAAAAGATTTTTATGGGTTATCAAAAAAAATTATAGCAAGTGAATCTTTAAAACACAATAATATATTTACTTTTAGATTGTTTGGGTGTTTCGGAAAATTTGAAAGCGAAGGTCGTCTCTTAAAGAACATTATTCTAGCTCATAAAAATAATACAGAAATAAAAATTGTAGAAGGCAAAGTAATGGATTACATTTCTGCAACAGACGTTTGCAGAGTTTTAGAATATTATATAAATAATATTAGTTTGCCTCTTTATAAGGATATTAATTTAGTATATAATGAAAAAATAACTTTAGAACAGTTTGCAGAAACTGCGCTACAAGAACTTTCATCTTACAAAAAGTATTCACTTATCGAAGGTAGTCGAAGCCCGTACACTGGTGACAGTAAAAGACTTTCTACTTTGCCAATTAAGTTAATTGGTCTAAGAGAATCTATAAAGGAAGTAATAAAAAATGGATAAAAAACAAGAAATACTTAAACTAGTGTCAGAATATGTTCTCGAACAAGCAAATAAAAAATGGGACAAACAAAAAGACTGGGTCCAGTATTCTGGCCCAGTATTCGATGATAAAGAATATATGACTGCGATAGAAACATTATTAGGTGGGTGGCTAATAATGGGTGATAAATCCAGAGAATTTGAAAAAACATTTCCTAAGTTCTTAGGTAAGAAGCTAGGAGTTTTAACCAACTCTGGCAGTTCAGCGAACCTATTGATGGTTGCTGCAGCAAAATCAAAGAGAGCCTATAACCTTCCAGATGGCGCAAAGTTCATAACTCCAATTGTATGTTTTCCAACAACTTTGAACCCAATAATTCAAAACAACTTAAAGCCAGTGTTTGTTGATGTTGAACTGCCAAGCCTAAACCTTAACTTAGATCTAGTAGAAAAAAAGCTGCAAGAAGACCCAGAGATTAAGGGCATAATCTTTGCCCATGTTTTGGGAAATCCACCGAACATGGATCGTCTAATGGCGCTAGTTGAAAAATATAAACTAATCTTTTTAGAAGATGCTTGTGATGCTCTTGGGTCTTTTTATGACGGTAAAAAACTTGGCTCTTATGGACATTTATCAACATGTTCTTTCTTCCCAGCACATCATATGACAATGGGAGAAGGTGGATTCGTTGCTACAAACGACGGGCCAATAAAGATGGCAGCAGCTAGCTTTAGAGATTGGGGTCGTGCTTGCTATTGCAATGTATCACAACCAGGAAATGTTACCAGCAAAACTGCTTGCGGCAACCGCTTCAAGAACTGGCTTCCTGGCGCTCCAGATGCGATTTATGATCATAGGTATGTCTTTGACGAGATCGGATACAATTTAAAGCCCTTGGACCTGCAAGCGGCCATAGGATTAGAACAGTTAAAGAAGCTGCCAATGCTCGATCAAGCAAGAAGAGATAACTTTGATAAATTAACTAAAATCTTTTCTAAGTATGAACATTCTTTCATATTACCGAAAGCAACAGAAAAATCTGATCCTTGCTGGTTTGGTTTTTTATTAACAGTAAAAGATGAAGCAAAGTTTACTAAACAAGATATAGTAAATCATCTAGAATCCAACAGAATTCAGACAAGATCTTATTTTAGTGGCAATATTCTTTACCATCCTGGATATCAGCATCTAAACGAGTTTGGAGCACAACTAGATAAAGAATTTCCAGTTGCTGGTAAGGCGACAAGAGATACATTATTTCTTGGAACATTTGCCGGTTTAACTCAGGAAAAGATTGATTATATTGAAGAAGTAATGGAAGATTTTTTCAAAATACAAAGTAATCCAAAGAAACTTAAGGTGATTTAATGAAAATACTGTATGTAACTGGTTGTGCAGGCTTTATTGGTTCGCATTTTACAAGGTTAGCTTTAAAAAATAAATATAGGGTATATGGCGTTGACAAGATGACATATGCTTCAAACGAAGATGTTATTGAAGAATTCAAGAAAAATAAACTCTTTACTTTTATTAAAGAAGACATTAGAGATTTAAAACATATTCATAACTGTGATGCTATTGTGAATTTTGCTGCAGAAACTCATGTAGATAATAGCATTAATTCTAGCGCTCCTTTTATAGAAAGTAACGTTGAAGGCGTTAGAAATTTACTTGAGTTAGTGCGCATGAAACATGGCAACTCTATTGATAAGCCTTTGTTTGTTCAAATAAGTACAGACGAAGTTTATGGGGATATCAAAGAAGGTTCTTTTTTAGAATTTGATCCGTTAAACCCAAGTAACCCTTATGCAGCCTCAAAAGCGTCTGCCGAAATGCTTGTAACGTCTTGGAGCAGGACATATGGAATAAAATATGTTATAATAAGACCAACAAATAATTACGGTAAAGGTCAATACCCAGAAAAATTGATACCGCTTGCCGTATATAACCTGATGAATCATAAAAAAATCAAACTTCATAATGGTGGAGCACCAGTAAGAAATTGGTTACACGTTGAGGATACTGCAGAAGCAATTCTTACTGTTTTAACGTATGAAAGAACGGCTGTTGAAAATGAAAAATACAACGTTTCAGCAGACTTTGAACAAACGAATTATTCAACTGCAGATAAAATTATTACTTCTTTTTTTGGTAAAAAAGAAGTTTTTGCTTATCCTGATTATATAGATACCTCTCTTGTTAGAGTTGGACAAGATGTCAGGTATTCAATAGATGCCAGCAAAATAAAAAAACTTGGATGGAAGCCTAAAAGAAACTTTGATAAAGAGATAAAATCTATAGTTGATTTTTATAAAAAAGGATATAAGTGGTAAATGGAAAAGAAAATATTAATTACTGGTGGCTCTGGTCTTTTAGGAAATTCTTTTAAGAAGTTATTGCCAAATGCTCTGTATCCAACATCTGAAGAGCTTAATTTGCTTGACAATAAATCAGTATATTTCTATATAGAAAATGAAAAACCAGACGTAGTTATACATCTTGCTGGTAAGGTTGGTGGCGTTAAAAACAACACTGAACATATGTATGACTTTTATCATCAAAATTCTACAATAAACAACAATGTAATAGATGCGTGTGTAAAAAACAAAGTTGAAAAACTTGTTTGCTGTTTATCAACATGTATATACCCAGATGAAAAGTTTATAGATTATCCTCTTACAGAAGAACAGCTCCATTTAGGCCCACCGCATGATTCAAACTTTGGTTATGCTTACGCAAAACGTATGGTTGATGTGCAACTTAGAGCCGCTAGACAGCAATTTGGACTAAATTATATTTCTGTTGTACCTAACAATATTTATGGAGAGCACGATAACTTTGATTTAGAAAATGGACATGTTATACCAGCTTTGATAAGAAAAGTTTGGGAAGCGCAGTTAATCGGAAAAGACACTTTTACTGTATGGGGTGATGGAGAGATATATAGAGAATTTACTTATGTCGATGATATAAGAGATACTATTTTGTTCTGTTTAGAGCATTATAATTCGCCAGAACCAATAAATATTGGCAATCATAATGAATCTTCGCTTAAGAGTGTAATAGAAATAATTTGTGAATTACTTAAGTTTGAAGGTTCAATTATATATGATGTTACTAAACCAAAAGGGCAGAAAAAAAAACCATCTTCAAATGAGAAACTGTTGCAATTAGGGTGGAGAGAAGATCAATATACGAGCTTAGAACTCGGGCTAAAAAAGACTTGTGATTGGTTTATAAAGAGTTATCCAAACATTAGAGGTGTTAAATGATAAAAGAGATTGTTAAAAGTATAGAAGAGTCTATTGCAGTAAAACAACAAATATTAAAGTCGGAAGAAACTCTTGATTTAATCCGTGCAGCTGCTATAACTATTACGCATGCCTTCCAAGACGAAGGAAAGGTTTTGTTCTGTGGCAATGGCGGTTCGGCTGCTGATGCTCAGCACTTATCAGCAGAGCTTTCTGGCAGGTTTAAGTTTGATAGAGAGCCGCTAGATGCTGAAGCTCTACATGTAAATTCGTCTTATATAACTGCGGTTGCAAATGACTATGGCTATGAACAAATATTTTCAAGGCTAATAGCGGCCAAGGCAAAAAGAGGAGATGTATTAGTCGGCCTCAGCACATCAGGTGAATCAAAAAACATAATAAAAGCTTTTGAAAAAGCTAGAGAAATAAAAAATATTAGCTGTATTTCTTTAACTGGTGCGGGAGAAAGCACTTTGGACAAACTATCTCACATTACAATAAAAGTACCTTCTACTGACACAGCTAGGATACAAGAAGCGCATATAATGATTGGCCATATAATTTGTGGTCTTGTGGAACAAAGCATCTATGGCAAAGCTACAATTTAAAGATATAATTGATATTCATGCTGGAAAAACTGCTTTAGTGGTGGCAAATGGACCTAGCACAAAACCATTATTAAAACATATCGCATCTTGTTCTAAACAAAAAGATAAATATGTTATTTTTGTTTGTAACGAAATTGATGAAATGTTAGAAAACGTAAATTTAAAAATAGGAGTAGATATAATACCTGATTACTGGGTTATCGCAAGTACTACTCTAACGGTTGGTTCTAGATTTAATAACTTTAATAAATTAACTAACGGTGCGCTTTTATTTGCAGATAGTGCGGACATGACGAGAAATCCAGAAGAGTTATTAAATATTGACTTCTTACCATATGACCAAAGACATTTTGATAATAAGCCTTGCCCAATTCCACCAGAATTAGGATGCTGTGAAAAGTGTAAAGACGTAATACCACATAGAATTACTATTCAAGAAGAATTAAAAAACTATTGTGGAGCAAATTCGCATTATGGCACAGCTTCTACTGTTGCTTTACACATGCTTGCATTTTCTATTTTAATGGGTTGTAAAAAGTCTTATATTTCTGGAGTGGACTTAGACTATTCGCTTGGCTATTTTGATAGGAAAACCACGAATCCTGATGGCTTTAAGTTATGGATCTCAGACATACTTTCTGACTTTAAAACAATTAATGAAAGTGCTAAGCTAAAAGGAGTGGAAGTCATAAATTTAAGCCCATTTTCCCCATTAAAGGATATATTTAAAACAAATGTTTAATTGGCATAAAACACAAAATGATGAGTATTTAAAACTTTGCTCACTTCGCCTAGGAAGTGGAGAACCGTTGCATTGGGTAATGCATTTTGTAAATATTATAAATAATTTTTTGTACAATGATAAAAGTATTAGTGGTTTAACGATCAATGATATAGGCTGCAATGTTGGCCATTTTTTAAGAGGTGTTGATAAAATAAAAGTTAATACTGTTTATAATGGTTATGATATTTCAAGTGTATATTTAGATATAGCAAAACAACATTTCAAAAAAGATTGTTTTTATTTACTTGATGCTTCTGAAGAAGTACCAAAAGAATGTGATGTAACCGTTATATCCGCTACAATGGAACACGTATTAAATGATAAAACATTTTTGAAGAATATACTAAATTCTTCAAAAAAGATGGTAATAATACGTACATTTCTAGGGGATTCAATATTAGAAGAAAAATGTTGCAAAGACGGCGCAGAATATCCTTATGTGATAAAACAATTTACAAAAGAATATATTGAATCATTAATAGACAAAAATATTTGGAAAATTAAATATTTAGAAGATATAGCAACAAATGGACGTGCTAAGAAAGTATGCGATAAAGAAGATATCATTAGAACTCAAAAAGTTATAATATTGGAAAAAATATGAAATTAATTATTTTTATAAATAGCGCTGGCCCAAATGTTTCTTACGAAAATTTATTTGATACGATTAGTTCAATTTCTTCTAAATGCGGTATAGAAGATTATGGATTTTATTTTGTTGCTGAAAATGAAACAATTGCAAATATGATTAATGAAATATTTTTAGTTTGCAATATACAAAATAAATTATTAGAACTAAAAATATCTAATGACTCATGGGCAAAAAACTTTAACTTATTCTTTAATTTATACAAAGAAAAAACAGAATATATAATTTATTCACATGATGATTTATATATAAAAACTGATAATTTCTTTATAAAAGCATTAAAAGAAATAGATGGCATAGATGAAGAATTGGGATGGATAACGTTCACAAGCGACGCCTATTACAGAAACTATGGTTTAGGAATAACCAATTCTGTTAGAGAAGGTTTTAGTCTTGACAGAGGAGGTTATCCTGGTATTTTTGAGTGCCACTCTATGAAAAACGGAGATAATTTAGACGCTCTAGACATGCCGCCATCGACAGTGAAATGTCATGCACCATTCCCGCATTTTGTTATGATTTCTTCTAAAACTTTAGAAAAAGTTGGTCCTTGCTCTGATTGGTCTAATTACACTCTTTTGATAGATGAAGACTGGGGTTTGGAAGCCCTAAAGAAAAATCTGGTTAATATCTGGATCCCGGACATTGTTTATACCCATCCCTTACGCAAGGATAGCAGAAAAGAAATGGGAGTACGATATCAGAATGAAGTTCACGCCAAGTTTAAAGAAAAGTGGGGTTGGAACTTTGATATTGGCGGTTATAGTGATTCCTTTGTAGAAGAAATCTGTGAAAAATTTAAAGATACTAACATCCCTTTGACCAAAGGCAAGAATTCTTTTGACTGGCAATATCCGAGAAGAAAATAATGAAAAAAGTTATATATTTTGCACCAATTTGTGAATGGAACGATTTTGTAACATTTAATATGTATTTATCTAAAATAAGAAAAGACTATGAAATAATAGGAGTTGTAATACCTAGAAAGGCTATTTTCATAATAACAGAAGCAGATTTCTTTATTACGTTAGAAGATAAATATATGGTAGGTAGCGATTATCCGGAAACCTTAGAAAGAATTGGTGATGTTCACGGAAACTTTGTGACCGATATTGGAGTTTTCCCAAAGCACGTAAGGAATACTGGCGTATTGTTTGAAATGGGTTACCAAGCTATAAAAATGAATGATGAATGTTTTCCAGATTATGAAATAAAATTTTATGAGGCGGAAACAAATCTCTATAAGAAAAACTCTATAGAGATCTATAAAGAGCTATTTGCTAATTTAAAAACTTTTTTATCAAGTGGAAAGACAATTAAACCGACTAAAGAAGTTTTTGAAAGTATTGCTAACAAGTATCAAGGTTCCTTCAAAAAAGATATAAAGAATTATATTCTCTTGACAAGAAACTTCCAGAACAAAGCAGTAGATGAAAATACTATAAATCTCATTCCTAATTTACAACAAATAATAAAGAAAGTAACAGAGTCTGGCATAAATATAATAAATATAGGCTTTCCAGCACAAAAATATAATATAACCAATAAATTCTACCAAGAACTTAAATTTGAATCACTTACACAAGAAGAACTAGTTTGTTTAATGTATTTGGCTGATGGTGTGCTATTAAGTGGACGCTCTGGTGGTTTTGCTGCACATGTTATATCAAATGCTGATTTGTTTATGCTTTACCCGGAATGGTCTAAAATAAGAGCAGATATAGACATTTCTATTTTTAATGATCGTACAAAACTAGTCGGGTCTACAGACCTGTGTAAGCATGTTAGCGACAACAATATACAAAAAATTATTTCTATACTTAAAACACACAAAAAAATAGCCATAAATGATTTTGCAGAGCCAAAAGAAATCTTTTATATTTAACGAGTTAATAAAAATGAATTGTCTTATTTTAGCCCGTGGTGGAAGTATTGGAGTTCCTAAGAAGAATATCAAGCTATTAAACGGTAAGCCATTAATCGCTTATCCAATAGAATCAGCTAAAAAAACTAAATATATATCTAAAGTTTATGTTTCAACAGATTCTGACGAGATTGCAGAAATAGCAAAGAGTTACGGCGCTGAAATTATAAAACGCCCAAGTGAACTAGCCCAGAGTAATTCTTTAGATGTTGACGCCTTTAAACACGCTGTTAAGTTCTTGGGGGAAGAAGACATTGTTCAGCTTAGAGCTACAACTCCCATAATAAATCCAATGGTTTTAGATAAAGCTATAGAATATTTTCTAGAAAACCCAGAGGCCACTTCTCTTAGATCTGCACAAGAATTCTCAGAATCAGTCTATAAATTCTTTAAGAAAGATGGACCATATTGGACCGGTTTCTTTCCTGAACTGCAGGGTGAATACTATAATAGGCCGCGCCAATCATTCCCTGCATCTTATTTACCGAATGGTTATATCGATATTGTTAGACCAAAAATTTTCATGTATAAAGATACCTTTCATGGTGATAAAATGCTTTCATTCGTAACCGAGCCAGTCATAGAAATCGACACACCAGAAGATTTTGCTAGACTTGAACAAAGGATGAAAAATGTATAAATTTGCAACTACACCACAAAAAGCCGAAAAAAAGTATACCAAACACGTAACCATACATACTGATATTCCATCTCCAACAACAATAAAGATTTTAGAACAAACTGCTAAAAATGAACCAAGTTCGATGAACCATCAATTACCAATTGTATGGGATAAAGCAATTGATTATAATGTGTTTGATAATGCTGGCAACAAGTGGATAGATTTCACCTCAACCATATTTGTTGCTAATGTTGGTCACTCAAATCCAAAAGTGTGCGCAGCTATTAAAAAAATGGTAGATAAGCAACTATTAAATGCTTATTATTACCCAACACAAATAAAAGCAGATTTTGTTTCAAAACTGCTATCCGTATCTCCATCCAATATTGATAAGGCATTTTTGCTGTCAACCGGATCTGAGGCTGTTGAAGCAGCAGTTAAAATGGCCATTAAAAACAAAAGTAAGGTTGGGAAGAGAGTCATTGTTTCTTTTGATGGATCATTCCACGGTAAGACTATGGGATCTCAGATGGTCGGAGGCAAACCACCAGAGAAAGAATGGCTAAGATACCAACATCCAGATATTGTCAATGTTCCATTCCCTTACCCGTGGACTTCTTTTAGTTTCCAAGACACACTCCAAGACCTAGCTGACCGGGGTATTAGTCTCCGAGATATCGCTGGATTTGTTACTGAGTCTTACCAAGGATGGTGCGCTTGTTTCTTACCAAAACAATACGTAAAAGATATGAGAGAATGGTGTGATCAAAATAATTCTTTATTGATATTTGATGAAGTTCAATCTGGTTTTGGTAGAACAGGGAAGTTCTTCGCATTTGAGCACTATGATGTTAAAGCAGATATCATTTGTTGTGGGAAAGGTATTTCTTCAAGCCTACCATTATCCGCTGTCCTATCCAGAGAAGAACTGTTCGAACCAGAACAAAGTTTTAACAGTACTCATGGAGGCAATCCTGTGGCCTGTGCAGCCTCTCTGGCGTCTTTGGAAGAGATCATTGATAGAAACTTAGTCAAAGAATCGGAACGCAAGGGAAAGCTTCTAGAGATGCTTTTAAACGAATGGCAGAAAGAGTCACCAGACACAATTAAAAAAGTATTCTGTACTGGCTTACTCGCAAGCGTATTTATTGAGCCAACCGTTGGTGACAAAAACGAATTCGTTGATAGGTTAATAGAAGAAGCAATGAGGAGAGGTCTTATTTCTGTTAGGACAGCAAGCGGAACTTTAAAAATTGGACCTCCACTTACAATACCATATGATGCCTTGATTGAAGGCGTAGAGATTCTTAAAGAGTCTAAAAAGGCTTTAGAAAATGTTTAGACATGTTGGTATCGTGGTTGAAGATCTAGAACAACAATTAAGATTTTATACGGGTTTATTGGGTTTAGAAGTATATTATGACAAAGTAGAGCAAGGCCCTTTTTTAGAAACAATATTGGGAATTTATAACGTTAAGCCTCGAATATATAAACTTGGTAAAAATGGCAAAATTGTGGTAGAACTTTTACATTTTGGTACAAATACACTCGTAGGAACACCAAAAAACTTAGTGGAAAGAGGACTAACCCACTTTGCCATAACAGTAAAAAATATAGATGATCTATATGCAAAACTCTTTAAAGAAGTTCAGTTTGTTAGCGCCCCTGCAATGTCTGATACTGGCAAGCATATAGTGTGTTTTTGTAGAGACTTTGAAGGAAATTACATAGAATTGGTTGAGGAATTATGAATATAGGCATTGTGCAAGGCAGGCTATCCGCTCCAGTAGACGGAAAGATCCAAGAATTTCCAACTAAAACCTGGAAAGAAGAATTTGCTATAAAAAAAGAGCTTGGTTTAACCCATATTGAGTGGGTTATTACTAAAGATAGCCTTATCGATAATCCATTATTTACAGAGGATTTATCCAATTATCCGATAAGCTCAGTGTGCTGCGACCATATAATAGATGAAAGAATCCACAAGTATTCTTTCTTGGAAGAGAACCTAGAGCCTATCTGTAAAAAGTTAGAAGAGAATGAGATAAGTTTCCTCAGTATCCCATTACTAGAGCAAAGCAATATGGATGATGATGCGAAGAGAAAAGCATTTATCAAAAATATAAACAAACTCCACAGGAAACATAAACATCTCGATTTTATATTCGAAACAGAGCTAAGCGCAGAAAAAACAGCAGAAATTGTTAATTCAAATGAGGCTTTTTTTGTTACTTACGATACTGGAAACATTACTTCTTACCTAAAATCACACGATTCTTACATCACTCATTTAAGAGAAAAAATAGTCAACGTGCACATAAAAGATAGGACTTTTGATGGCAAAACAAAAGAATTTATGACCGGGGACACTGATTTTAAAAAGATCTTTAACCTTTTATCTTTGGTAAAGTATAATGGCTTATATACACTTCAATTGGCCAGAGGAACTACTGGCGAAGAAAAAGAGTATATTAAGGCTAACTTAGAAAAGGTTAAAAATGCAATCAAACAATCTGTTTAGTTTAGCTGGGAAAACAGCTTTAATAACTGGTGGAGCGGGGCTTTTAGGCCCAATGCACGCAGAAGCTATTATAGAAGCTGGCGGGCAGGTAATCTTAGCTGATATAGATCTTGAATTAGCACGAAAAAAAGCAGATGATCTAAATTTAGAGTATAATGATGAAGTTGCCACGGCCTTACACTTGGACGTAACAAAACCTGCATCTGTAAATTTTGCTATCGAGTGTTGTAAAAAAATTGATATATTAATAAATAATGCAGCTAAAGACCCTAAAGTTAAAAAAGATGGCGGGCTAAATCTAGAAACAAGATTTGAAAATATGTCATATGAATATTGGCAAGACGGTCTTGATGCAATTATCAATGGAACCTTTCTTTGCACTCAGGCTGTCATAAATAAAATGCTTGCATCCGGCACAAAAGGCGTAATCCTAAACATAGCGTCAGATCTATCTGTAATAGCGCCAGATCAACGAATTTATAAAAAAGAAGGTCTTTTAAACAGCCAACAACCAGTAAAACCAATAACTTATTCAGCTGCTAAATATGCTGTTGTTGGTATGACAAAATATTTGGCAACATATTTTGCTCCAAAAGGTATCAGAGTGAACTGCCTAAGTCCAACTGGAGTTTACAACGATCATCCAGAAGATTTTGTAGAAAAACTTTCAAATATAATACCGATGGGAAGAATGGCAAAAAAGGATGAATATAAGGGAGCAGTTGTGTTTATGTGTTCAGACGCTAGCTCCTATATGACTGGTCATAACTTAATAATCGATGGTGGTAAAACACTATGGTAAAGGAAAACATAATGCAAAAAATAACAGTAATAGCTGAAATAGGTATTAATCATAACGGTAGTATGGATTTAGCAAAAGAACTTATACTGAAAGCAAAGGAAGCTGGCTGTCATGCAGTAAAGTTTCAGAAGCGAGATATTGAAAGCGTTTATACTAAAGAAGAACTAGACGCTCCAAGAGAAAGCCCTTGGGGCAAGACCAACAGACAGCAGAAAGAAGGTTTAGAATTTTCTGCCGAACAATACAAAGAGCTATATACCTTTACCAAAGAGCAAGGATTGGATTTTGGTGTCTCTTGTTGGGATGTTAAATCTGTTGATTTGATTGAAAGTGTAGTAAACGTCGATTTTCATAAGGTGGCCTCTGCTTTACTAACAAATAAAGAATTCTTGTTTAGGCTAAATCAAACAGGCAAGCCAGTTATTTTATCGACTGGTATGTCAGATGACCTACAGGTTGATATGGCCGTCAATTTATTAACTAATTTAAAAGCTGTTTTAGCATGTACAAGTACATATCCAACAAAGCCAGAAGAGTTAAATCTTAAATATATCCGCACATTGAAGGCCAAATATCCATTTTTAGAGGTTGGTTTCTCAAATCACTATAATGGACATGATGCTTGTGTAATTGCTGTAGCGCTTGGGGCAACATGTGTTGAATTCCATCTTACAAAAGATAGAACAATGTATGGGTCAGACCAGGCTGCTTCAATAGAAAACGCAAAAGAACTTGTTGATGGTATGCTAGCTGCTCAAAAAATGCTTGGCGATGGCAGAAAAGTAGTATTCAATTCAGAACAGCCAATTGCTAAAAAACTAAGAAAGGTCGATACTCTGGTATGACTTACTGTTTTGATCTAGACGGTACTCTATGTACAAATACAAATGGTAAATACGAGTTAGCCCAGCCGTTTTTTGATAGAATAAACGTAGTCAATCGACTATATAACGAAGGGCATAAAATACTTATAGACTCTGCTAGAGGCTCTACAACTGGCTTGGATTGGTTCGATTTTACAACAAAACAATTACAACTTTGGGGTATTTTGTACCATGCAGTGAGAGTCGGGCTGAAAGCAGAAGCAGATATATTTGTGGACGATAAAGCAATAAATCATAACGATTTTTTTAAATAATTGGAGAATATAATGGAAAATAAATTGAAGCTGTCAGACCAAGCGATAGCAGCACTAAATGTACTGTTTTTAAAATGTTTATTTACGCAACAAGATATTAGAGAGCTGCTGAAATCAGCTGATTTTGCAACTGTTGGGGATCTCATTGTTGTAACAAACCCAGAAGAACAATTAGCCATACCAGAAGAAGGAAACTAAAATGCCAGCCTATGTTTACAAATGCAAAGAATGTCAAGAGACGTATAAAGTTGTTCATAGCATGACAGAATCTCTGCATGATTGTGAACACTGCAATGGCGTTAAGACTCTCGAAAGAATCCCTTCTTTATTGACTTCTTATGACAAGCATAAAACTGAAAAGGATTTTGCTGGAGAAAGGGTAGCAAGGGCAATAGAAGACAACAGAAAGATATTGCTAGACCAGAAAGATGTGTTAAGAAACAAGGATTATAAGCCATGAGCTTTATAATAACTTTTTTAATAGGCTCCGCACTGATTGCTTCTGTGGCAATAAATGTTATACTCGTATGGTATGTGAATAAATTAATGAGTCAGGTAAAAGCTGGTTTTGCTGGGGTTGATCAGTTCCAAGCATTACTAGAAGAATATGCTGGCTCTTTATCACAAATGCTTGAAATGGAACAATATTACGGCGATGATACTATGAAGGATGCTGTAAGAAATACTAAAATGATGATCGAAGCTAGCAAATTTTATAAAGATGCTATGCTAGAAGATATGGAAGAAACTCCAGAGGAAGATAAAATAGATGATACCAACAAAAAGTAATAATCAGTATTTTACAAAATTGCATGAAGACGCAATTCTAGAATACGCTTCTTCCTTGGATTTTAAAAGAAAGAGTTTTTTGTACGAAACCTTAATACAACCAGCATTCGAGGAGATGGTAAATAAGATAGTTTTTACATATAAATTTAATACATTACCAAATATCGAAGACTTAAAAGATGAATGTAAAACTTGGCTAACAACAATTTTAGATAAATTTGATACCTCAAAGGGTTCAAAAGCTTTCTCGTATTTCAGTGTTATTACAAAAAATTGGTTTATTCATAAGGTTAAAAAAAATAATAATAAAAAAGAAGTGTATCTAGAAGACATACTTGGAACTCCTGCTGAAGAAGAATTAGTTTATGAATCTTCTTATTTAAGCGATAGAGAGAAAAAAGAGTTTTTAGAAGAATTAGCTAAAGAAGTTGAGTCTTGGTCTACGAAAAAAATGAAAACTAATGAAGAAAAAGTTTTTAAAGCTGTACAAATTTTATTTAAAGATTTAGATAATATAGAGATATTTAATAAAAAAGCTGTCTATTTATATCTAAGGGAGATAACTGGTCTTAATACTAAACAAATTGTTAACAATTTAAAAAAGTTTAAAGTAAAATATACAACTTTTAAAAAGGAGTGGGACTCCGGGAATATTTAAATATGTCAAAAAGTAGCAAATTAGAAGAGTATTTGAAACAAGCAACTGAAAATATAGAAAATGATAGAAGTGCTGCTCATATCCTTTTAATGAAGATTATGACAGAAATTCAGAAACAACCGGACAAACATATTCATAGCGAGCTTGGAGAAGTAGCTGCTAAATATCTAGAAACACTACAAAGATCAAATGAACAGCTTGTAAAAATTGCTGCAATCGTTCAAAAGACTGTAGGAAATACGAATGGTGGTCTTTCGGGCGAGGAAAAGGAAGAAATATTTGATGCTATAAAAGAGGGCTAACCATTGGCAATCCTAAACAAATTAGGCAGTGGAAAAGTCCAAATAGCCTCCGAACAACCTGCAAATAAGTTTTCTGTTGACATGGACGTGCTTAGCACAGATCCTCATGTCGTCGCCAGAAAGCTTAATATTGCAACTATAAATAAGCTTAATACTGTAGATAGTTATAAAAGCTATGGTGTGGTTAAGCTTGTTGTTGAAACAAAAACACCCCAAACAAACCTGAATAAGATTCTAGCAGCCAATACGTCAGCTACTGATAATATATTTGTTGAGTATATAGTTCAGCAGCTAGACTCTGCCCACGCTTCAATTCTTAGTGGGTTGAACACAGTAGAAGATATCTTCAAGAGCACGTCACTTTTGAGATGTAGTTCAAAGCTACCAAATAAGATATCTCCTGGTACTATTGTTGAAATTGATTTTTATAATAGTGAAAAAGAGGAAGCATGTATTTCTGCCGTTTACGGTGAACTTGCACCTATTGTTCAAGATGACAAACAAAATTCTGCTGTAATGGCCTTTGAGCCAGATCCTTGTAATGATCAGTTAGTATCGCCATCTAGTGATTTTATAAATGATTCTTCTCTGCTAACTCAAAAGGAAGCACCAACTCCTAAGTTTTTAAAGCCTGAATGTTTGGTGAAAGAAGAACCAATAAAAAAATATATTCCTGAAGAAAATGGAAAAATATCAAAATATTATACATTAGAAAATTTAACAAAGTCGAATACCGCCAAAAGACTTGGAATTCTAAACGATCCCGATGATGTTCAAAAGGAAAGACTAATATATCTTGCTAATATTGTGCTGGATAAAATTGCTGACATCTATACAGCCGACTCTGTCTATATAACAAACTGCTTTAGATCTGATCCACTGAATAAAGCTATTAGAGGAGCACAAAATAGCCAGCATAAACTTGGAACCGCAGCGGACATAAAGATAATGGGGCTTACAGACGAAAATCTATTTGATGCTTTTGAGAATATTTCTAAATCAAATATACAGTTTGATCAATTAATATTTGAAAGTAACGGTAAATCTAGTTTTTGGTTTCATATTTCAATAGCCCATCCATCAACAGATGGCTTTACAGAGAATCGAGGTCAAGTTATAAGCTTTGGACCTTGGTCTTCAAAAAATGGCAAAAAAACATATTTAGAATATGATAGAAAAAATATTCAATTGTACCTATCAAATAATGATATATCGTTGACAGAGACAGCATAATGACAGATTATTTAAATAGCCCAAATCTTTCCGAAGATAACAAAAAAGCACTCGAAAACAATTCCGATAGCAATAAGCTACAGCAGTCTGGTATTGGCGATTCAGTTAAGAGAGAAGCTTACCCTTTAAGATTGAATACAGTGGCTGAAAAGCCATGGGTTGGGTTAAACAACTCTCACATTGTGCTTGGAAAGGATAGGAAATCTGAAGCTTGGACAGGGTATGGTGGCAAGGGATACCCTGAGAGCGGTATGATACATCTAGTCGCTGGCCATTTTGGGGCTGGCCTTAAAGACTATAAAGAAGACCCAAGAAATCCAGTAAGAGCAAACCCAAACTTTATGTTAGACTCCGCATATGTTTATATTTCACAAACTTCGGATATTGACGATTATTTAGAATTAAAACCAGGAACTATTGGAAATTCTGTAAAAAAAAGTGCAATTGCCATAAAAGCAGACGATGTTAGGATTATTGGCGAAAGAGGCATAAAGTTAGTAACAAGGCGCTTTTCGGAAGACTCTAAGAGGAGTAAGATTGCGCAACTCAAAGGCATAGATCTTATTGCTGGCAATGACGATAAAGACCTACAGCCAATGCTTAAAGGTAATAACACAATACAAAGCCTAGACGAGATGACAAGCCTTTTGGAACAAACTTTGGAATGTTTAATGGAAATTTTATTTTATCAATCAGCTGCCAATGCTTCAATTGCAAACCATGAGCATATGACTGCTGTGCCAGGGAAGACAACTTTGCCTATCTCAGCAGAGCTTAAGGTGAATACACTTAAAGCAAACTACGTATTTGACGAAGTCAGTAATAAAAAATTAGATTCAATTAGAAAAAACCTAACGATCTTCAAACAAAACTACTTAAATAAATCGGGAGAAGATTATATAGCTAGCAGATATAATAATACAAACTAAAATGGCAAATTTTGACTTTCAACAGATTATAGATAATCTTTCTTATGGACAAGAAGAATTTCCTTCTAATCCTGTATTCCAACTTGATGCATCTTCAGACATTCTTTTAAATACTAATGACGAAGACGAAACCAATATTATAAAATATATAAATATTAATGAAGAATTTAACAAAAATCAATCATTATTTGCTTCTTTTGTTACTTCGTTAAGTATGACTGATAGAGAGTTTTTAGAAGCAGCAGCTGTATTTAGAAATATTTCTAGAGCGCCATTCAGTTTCTTGTATAATATACTGACAGGCAAGTCTTCTTTCATAAAAGAGGTAAAAGAAGTCCAATTTAATAATTCTTTCTTCAATGTTATAAGTTTTAATTCTGTTCGCTCAATAAAGGTTTTGGAGCAGGGACTTGGAAAAGGACTTTTATGGAGTAAAGTACAGTTTTTCGTTAACTCGCCAGACGGTCTTTCTATAAAACTAGAAGGATTTTGTTTAACTAGTAAAATAAAACAAATTACTATTTCAAATAAAAAAAGCATATCTAGCGAATATGGTTTATTAGTTAAAGTACAAGGTTCTAACCCAAATTTATTTTTAAATAACATAGTTTATAAACCAGTTTACTCACCAGAACTTATAGATAATATTTTATATAATAAAGAAATTTGTTCATATACCATTTTAACAGAAGTCGAATTAGAAGATTTTAATGGCGTATCAGAACAACAGGTGAAAACGCTCTTTTCTGAGGCTTATTCTAGGGCTATTAAAAAGGTCTTAAAGTACACAAATAAAAAAACAGATAAAAACTTTGAAGAAGAATTCTACTGTTTTGGAAAAATACAAAATTATTATATTGGTACAAGAATTGGTGAAAAACCAACAATTTTTGTTACTATCCCATGGAGAAATATAGAGGCAGTAGCAGAAGTTGATAATACACTTTTAGAGTCAGCAAGAGTATTTCTAAGGTCTGGAGAAGTCATAAATAATATTAGAAAATCTATTGAAGAAACCACAATTTTTGATATAAATACAGCTACTCCAAGCATTTTATCAGTACTTCCACCATCGGAGAATTCTAATTTAAAATACGATTATGCAAAAATAATATCAGATAAAGTTTCTTCGTCTGGCGCGACAAAAGAATACGTTAGCCCTTCTGAAATACAAAATATTCAAGGCAGAATTGTTCTTTTGCCGTTTGATGGGATTGAAGAATTACAAAACTATATTTTAACAGCTTCCGATTATTTGAGAGAATATAATGAAAAGCTAGTACAAGAATTAGAGGATAATGAAGACTCAGAGTCTAAGATACGATTAAGTCTTTATTCAGAGTCCTTTGATTTGTTCTCATCGAGATTAAAACAATTATTAATTGATAACGCTGATGTTCTAAACAACACTAATTCTTTATCTATTCTTAATTTACAATTAATATTTGATGGGCCAAAACTAATAGATATTTATTTGATTGATGACACTAACGATGAACCTTTAAAACTTAATGGCTCTACAGATTTAGCAAGTTCTGAGCCTTGCAACGACCAAACTTTTTGTTTCTTTTTGACTAATATTAATAGCATTAATTCTATAAATACAGAAGAAAAAACTATTACTGATTTCCTATCAGAATATGTTTATCCGTCTGAGCTTTCTAGAATCAGATATTCTCAAAATAGTTTTAATGAATTTAAACAGAAAGAATTGGATTGTTTAAAAGATTATGAAACTGCAGCAAAAGAAAGGCTAAAAGCCAATTCTAACGAATTTATTAATAATATAATATCAGAAGAGACAATAAAAAACCTTGAGACGAGTTTTAGTAAGAAAGAGTGGGAGAACGTCTTTGAAGAGCTTAAGAGAATTACTAACGAAAATATTGATGCGGCCATTGATCTTAGAACAATTAATTGGGATTTAATAATAGAAGAGCTGACAAAGTGTATAACAAGCGTTGAATTACGTGACATTGTTATAATATTTCTTGATATTATCAAGAAATGGCAAGTCAATAAAATACCATTAGCCTGTCAGCTGCCGCCAGCACCAATACCAAGGTTTCCAGTTATCAGGTTGCCAAAAGCACCAAATTTACCTTCTATAGTTACAGCTTACTATACAAATTTTGCTGTTACAATAGTAAATTCTCGCAATGATTTAATTCAAACTGTTATACGAGGTTTAATTGATTTAGCTAGCCTATGCCGTCTAAATATTGATCCTTCAGAAGTTGGAAAAACTAAGCCAGAAGACCTTTTAAGAGACTTTTCCGAGTCTAGCCTTGGGTTAGAAAGCCAACAAGAGGCGGATGAAGTTAAGTTAGTTATGGCATCGACAGCAGAAACATTAACAAAAAATGAATTTATAACATTACTAGTTGGTACTGCTTCTAAAAATACATTAAAATTAGCAAAAACACAAATAAATAAACTTGAAAGCAACAAAGAAATAGTAGTATTGCCTTCTAAATTAGGCGATTATTTTGAAATAATAAATGAAACAAAAAAAACTTCTCTATCTGATATAAAAGTAAAAGATTTCTTTATGAAATTTATGCAATTTATTAAAACCGAAGAAATTAGTAATTTAAATGAACAACAATTAAGCAGTAATATAGAGTTGTTATGTTTAACCGACACTACAATAACAGATAATATCACAAAAGCTTTAAAAAACAAAGGGTTAAGCGAAGAACAAATTAACAAAGAATTAGAAAAAAGAGAAGAGCAAATAAAAAATATAGTTAACAGCTTTGCTAATTCACTTTCTGCTTTGGATAAAGGGATCGCTAGCGGCCCAGAGATTGTCTGTAAGGTTTTAGAGGACGGAACTAAAGTTCAGGGTTTAAATGATTCTCTTGGAGTACCAGATGCGTTTAGCATAAGCAAGAAAAATACACTTAATTCTTTATATAGTGGTTTTGATGATTCTTATAACAGCGACTTTAAGAGTTGGCTTAACAATTTAACTAAAAAAGAAATTAGTACTAGTGGCGATGCTAGACAAAGCCAATCAACCGCTCAAAATATATTTCTTGGAGATTTTAATGTTTCTTGGGCGCAAAATCACAATTTATCGGATGATTTAAGGTTATTACAATCAATTGTTTGTCCTCCTTTAATATATGGCAGTGATAAATCAGATGATAACTTAGCAAAATATTTTACAAAGTCTTCTAGAGCGTCTGTAATTGTTAACAGTTTTTTTAGAAAAAACGGTGACACTATAACTTCTATTGACACAAACACAGACTTCTCTTCTATTAAACAAGCGGTTGGAATAGATTTTTCTAGAGATGGGGGAAGAGATCTAACTACTGATGATAAAAAAGTTCTTCAAGACGCAAATTCAATATATACTAAAAAGCTATCTTTTTCTAAAGAGAATATCAGCTTGCCTCTTACTGGTGATGGATTTGATTTCAATTTATTATTAGAAAGAACTGGTGAGCTAAGCAGATATAATGATCTTTTGGTTGAGAAAAATTTATATCTGCGCTATAAAAATAGCAAAATTTTTGAACTTAAAAAAGACGAAAACCAAAAAAATGCTATTTCGGCAATATTTTCTACTGATCTAAATCCAATACTTACTAAAAATGATAAGAAGTGTAATAAACTAGATAAAAGGCTAATTAATACTTCAGAAATTATAAATAAAGTAATCAACACCAATAACAATTGTAGTCAACCGCGTATTTCATTTGATGGTAAAAAGTTAGAAGATACGCCGGTAGATACAAATAATAAAAATGCCACCTTAGATTTATTCTTAAGATTGTATTCAATAGATTTTAACTTAAAATTATCACCTCTTTATTATTTTGTTCCGCTTGCTATTAATGATACTTTTCTATTTATATGTTACGAATTGTTTAAAAAAGATATAACAATGATGTTTGGTAACACCTTTACAGAAAGTATAGTAAAAATGTTACAAGAATCTAATCTGGATAAGAACGATTTTGTTGCATTTAAAAATAAATTTGCCTCAGAGCTAAAGAGTGTTAATAAAAAAATGTCTGAAATGTTTAAGGATGCAGGGCTTTCTTCTTCTGAGTCTGATAAGGTTTATGACAAAAATTTAACATCTTATTTGGATTTCTTGTATGAAACACTAGTGTTAAACAACCAAATTATAGCAAATGATGTTTTTATTAATAATAATTTTTGTTTATTAAAAAGAGTCGATGGACAAGAAAAGACTATAGAACTAAGATTTTTTACAAATAATGTATATACTCCTACTGGCATTTCAAATTCTATTTTAATATATAACGCAAAAATAACCAGTACATATAATTTTAGACAAGACCAGAACTTAAAAAATGCTTTTTATACATTCTTCACTGTTTTTTATAATGTTGATGAACTCTTAGCGTCTTTCCTTGGTGTAACTCTTGCTTCTCTGACAAGTATTAATAAAGTTAATAATTCATTTACTTCTTCCAAACAACAGTTAAAAAACGTTTTTGATATAATAGCAGCTGCATCCGACTATACAAAAACTTTCCAAGATAACGGATTTACTGCTCTTATGTCAAAATTAAAAGTTCTAATCGATATACCAGATTTCTTTGTTACTTCATTAGCAGAAACAACTGATCCAAATGTCGCTCTTGCTTCTCCAATTTCTAAAGCGTATGAAATTGGAGCAATATTTGCTGAATTAGCAGGAGTTAAATTACCTCTTAAGAAATTACCATTAATTCTAACAAGTCCGGCAATTGCTCTATCTGGTATCCCTCCGTTGACACCACAAGGTTATATCTCTATTGCTTTGTCAGCCAAAGATTTAGCTATAGATACAGGAGAAAGCGTAACAAACGAAGACAAGGAGAAATGTTAAATGGCAGGAATAGCACCAAAATTACCGTTATCAACAAGTAAAACTGATATTGGGTATGACTTAACCAGAAACTTGAAAGAAACCATACAGCAAAATTTTAAAAACCTACTTTTAACGAGTCCAGGAGAAAAGGTTTTTGATATAAACTTTGGTGTTGGAATAAGAAGATTCCTCTTTGAACAAAGTTCAGAACAGCTTGATGCAGACATAATGAATAGAATAAGTGAACAAACTGGCCGCTATATGCCTTTTATAAATATTCAAAAAATTAGTATAGATAGGAACTCAGATTATAACAGAGCTGGTATCTCAATAGTATATAACGTGCCATCCGTTTCAGTAAGTAATATTTTATCACTTGATATCTCGTCAGCGAACTAATTATAACCATGACAGCAAAAAAAATAATTCCGATTAAATATACTTCAAGAGATTTTGCATCTATTAAAGCAGAACTTGTTGAATATGCAAAAAAATATTATCCTGATACTTTCAAAGATTTTAGTGAAGCTGGTTTTGGCGCTTTAATGCTTGATAGTGTCGCTTATGTTGGAGATATTCTTTCATTCTATACTGACTATAATGCCAATGAAGGGCATATAAAAACATCAATAGAGTTTGATAATATTTTAAAACATGGCTATAAGTTAGGGTTTAAATATAGTCCGTTCCCTTCGTCTTCTGGATTTGTTTCTATCTATTGTTTAGTACCAGCAAATGCCTCTGGATTCGGCCCTAATTTATCTTATGCTCCAATAATTAAAAGAGGAACTACTTTTTCTGCTGGATCTAATTTATTCACTTTAACAAACAATGTAAATATGGCTAATACTGATTTTTCTGTCAGAGTCGCAACCACTGACCCAGATACTGGAGTCCCTACTTACTACGCTATTAAAGGTTTTGGTACTGTCATTTCTGGTATAAACAAGACACAAATAACCACTGTTGGCGACTTCAAGCGTTTTAGAAAAATAGAAATTAATGATATAAATGTAGCGGAGATAGTCTCCATAGTAGACGCTGAAGGCAACGAATATTTTGAAGTAGATTATCTTTCACAAAATATAAGTTATAAGGAGATACCGAATACATCATCAGATTTCTCACAAGTATCTAATATTCTTGTTCCATTCGCAACACCAAGAAGATTTATATTAGAAAGAGAAAAAAATAGAGCTATAGTTGTTTTTGGAGCATCGGATTCTGTAGAAGTAGAGAATGATCAAATGCTAGAAGATCCGAATAGATTTGTTATGCAAATGCATGGCAAAAGACATATAACAGATATGTCTTTTGATCCAAATAAATTAATTAATAGCGATAAATTTGGTATTGGTCCATCAAACACTAGATTAACAATAACTTATAGAGTCAATACCACTGAGAATGTCAACGCTTCTGCATCTTCAATTAATAATGTCTCTAAATTAGTAGCAGAATTTCAGAAAGAGTCTACGCTGAATGTTGCGGACGTAGAAGATGTAAAATCTAGCATAATCGTAGAAAATGAAGATCCAATCAATGGATACGTTAGAACACCAGACGCCGCAGAGTTGAAAATAAGAATTCTAGATAATTTTGCTACTCAAAATAGAGCAGTTACTGAAAAAGATTATGAAGCGCTGTGTTATTCTATGCCTTCTAAATTTGGTGCCATAAAAAGAATAAAAGCAACAAAAGATCAAGATTCATTTAAGAGAAACTTAAATTTATACGTTATTTCTGAAGATAAAAACGGATATTTAACAGAAGCAACTATAAGCCTGAAGAACAATTTAAAAACTTGGATTGAAAAAAATAAAGTTGTATCTGACACAATAGATATACTTGATGCTAAAATAGTAAATCTTTCAATAGATTTCGTTGCAGTCGGCCTTCCTGGAAAATCCAAATATGAAGTTCAAGAAAATGCTTTAACCGCTTTACGAGAATATTTTTCTAGAACTCCAAGCATTGGAGAGCCATTTATGATCAACGATGTACTTTCTGTTCTAAAGAGAGTTAGTACCGTTTTAGATGTTAAAGAAGTAACAGTAAAAACAAAAAGGGGCAGTAATTATGCCAGAACTCCAATAAATATAAACTCTAGCACAAACAACTCAGCATATGACAATACTATAAACGTGCCACTAAACGTTATATGGGAAATAAAATATCCTGATGCTGATATCCGTGGAACAATAATCTAATGCCTATTAAAAAATATGTAGCAGAAAAAGACACTACTATAGCAAATGCATATAAATATGATTTAAGGACTCGTTCAACAGATGCAAATATGGGCGCCTCCGATTCTTTGGAAGTTTTCTCTATTTATGGACAAGCATCTTCTGCTTCACTAGAAACTTCTAGAATACTGGTACAATTTCCTATAGATACATTAGTGTCGGATAGAGCCGCATCTAAAATACCAGCCTCTGGAAGTGTTAATTTCGTATTACGAATGTACAATGTTGCACATCCATACACAACACCAAAAGACTATAAAGCAATTATAAGTGTTGTTAGCCAATCCTGGGATGAAGGTTACGGACTGGATATGGAAGGGTATACAGATAAAGGTTGGTCAACTGCTGGTAGTGATGGTGGGTCTGGTTGCACTTGGATTTATGCACAAGATGGAGTTTTATGGGCTTCTACTGGATCTGCGTATTTAACTGGCTCTCAAAATGAGTTAACTTATAGTTTTACATCTGGTCTTGAGGATATCGAGTTAGACATCACTAACATAGTAGAAAGGTGGGCAGCATCTTCTTTAGCCAATAATGGTTTGCTGATAAGACTTTCAAGTAGTTATGAAGATGGGTCACAACAAAGAAGTTTCTACACTAAGAAATTTTCTGCAAGAGGTAGTGAATATTTTTTCAAGAGACCAAGTATAGAAGCAAGGTGGGAATCTGTTATAAACGATGATAGAATCAATTTCTTTGCATCAAGTAGCGCATTTGAGGCTTCTGATAATATAATGAATTTGTACTTTTATAACAAACCAAAAGGAACGCTAAAAAATGTTGTTGGTGGTGTTACACCAGGGATTAAATTTTATTCAAATAGTGCTTTAACCACAGAAATATCTTCTGGTTACGCAGTTGTGACTAATCCAAGTACTGGTGTCTACAAGGCACAAGTCGCAGTTGATACAACCGCTAGTGTGTTATATGATAAATGGTATAATACTGGTTCAAATGCTGTTTATTTCTCAGGATCTTTGGATGTTTACCAGCCGACAAATTATGATTTTGACAGAAAACAAGAATATGTTGTAAACATTACTAATCTTAAGGTATCATATGGTAGCAATGAAAATGCTAGATTTAAAATCTTTGTAAGAGATTATGACTGGAGTCCAACAATCTATACTGTTTCTAATAATATTGTTGAAAATACTACATTAAATAATTTATATTATAAAATTTTTAGATTTAGTGATAATTATGTAGTAGTAGATTACTCTACGGGTTCTCTAGCATACACCAAAACATCGTATGATTCCAACGGAAACTATTTTGATTTTGATATGTCATCGCTACAAAGCGGCTTTACTTATGCCATAAAATTAGCGACCTATCAAAATTCAGAGCTAAAAGAGCTTAAAAATACTTTCAAATTTAAGGTTGAGTGAAAATGTCAATAAAAAATCTGTTTAACAGTCACGAAAAGTTTGTAAGCGGAAATCCAGAAAAAACTTCAGATGAAGTAGAATCAAAAGATTTTATAGTTTCTAAAAATAAGCAAACAAATGAATATCTACCAAACGTAGATCTTTCAGACCCTAAGAATTTTGCTCATTTTGGTCTTGCAGAAGAATACTATGATACCGCGTTCTCACATATTGCTAATACATTTCCTTATGACGGGTCAGAAAAAGAAGTTATAAATTGGAATAATAATCTTACCTACTTAGAAAAGTATTTATTTAATAACCAATATCCTAAAACAAGCGGTTTTATAACTCTGAACACAGATTCTTATAGTAGTTTTACTACTATTACTGGCTCTGGCTTGAAGATTCTTTCAAGTTCTGCTTCTCAATTTGTTAAATCGCTTTCTGGCCCCAATACTTCGTCTTTTAGTTATAAAAATGGCAATATATATGATGTTGCAAAAGACAGAATATCAAATTTTGCTGTAACGCCAGTTTCTGGAAACACAGTCGAACTATGGTTTAAATTAAATTCCAATTTATCTGCTTCGGTATTGTCAGGAACCTTTGCTTTATTCGATCTATGGAATTCTAGTACAGTAACAAGCTCAACAGACTATACAAGATTTTTTATAGATGTAACCCCAACAACAGGAAAATTAGCCGTTACCTATAAAGTCGGAACAACTGGTGTTCAAAGGGCGGAATTTACATATAGTTCTTCTGAACTAACTACTTGGCATCACTATGCAGTTTCAGTACAAAATACTGGTTCTTCACTAGAAGTCAAGATGTATATTGATGGAGCGCTGTTATCATCAAGCGTGACGGGAACTTCTTGTACGGAAGCGAATAACAGAGGTAGTGTTGTTAACATTGGTGCTTATCGTTATACACCACAAGAAGGCCAATCTGCTTTTGAAGCAATAAGAAATCTTGGTGCTGTCCCAGGTAGCATCGATGAGTTTAGATTCTGGAAAAATGTAAAAACACAAAAAGATATTGCTCGTTACAGATTTGATCGTATATACGGCGGCACAAATACTGATGATGCGAATACAGATCTTGGAGTGTATTACCGCTTCAATGAAGGTATTTTAGATACTTCTTCTGTCGACTTAAAAGATGCAGTTGTTCTGGATAGTGCTGGTAGATCTACAAACGGCGCTATTATAAACTATGCACTTGGTGTTAGATCAACTGGATCTGCAATCGATCAAACATCTAATTTCGACCATTCCGAGCCAAAAGATCCAATTATTTATGCTCAGAACCCAAGTGTTCTAGCGAAAATGCTAGAGCTAAGAACAAGTGGATCCGCTTGGGATGAAGAAAATAGTAATTCAATTTACAGATCTTTGCCAGAATGGATAACAACTGAAGATACTGAAATAGCAACAGAACAGCTAAAGAAATTAACACAAATAATTGCTAGCTATTTTGATAAACTATATCTACAGATAAAAGGTCTTCCAAACCTAAAATTTGCTGAGTATATCGAAGGTGATGGTAAGGCTGTGCCTTTTGCTAATTCCATTTTAGATTCTGATGGTATCGGGTCGCCAGATATTTTTGTTGATGCTAAAATTTTGGAAGAGCTGAAAGACCGCGATGAAGACAGAAATTATGAAGAGAAACTAGGTAATTTAAAAAACCTTATATACAAAAATATTTACAACAATTTGTCATATATCTACAAGACAAAAGGCACAGAAAAATCTTTTAGAAACCTAATACGCTCATTTGGTATAGACGAAGAATTAGTAAAGTTAAATATTTACGCAAATAACACTCAATTTGCTTTAGAAAATAATAAAAAATCTATTACTACTAGAAAGAAAGTAATCAACCTTTCAACACCAGAAACGTATTATAGCAATATCTTCAACAGCACAACTTCACCAGATGGTTCCTCATCTTACTCATTGGTTCAAGCAACTATTGGTGCAGCTTTATCACCAGTGCCGTATTATTTAGTGCCTCATACTTTTGAAACAGAAATTTATTTCCCTAAGAAAGTAGAATTTGGAGATCCTTCGTATTCTGTTCCAGAAGAAACTTCAATTTCTTTGTTTGGTGCGTATGCTGCCGTAAATCCAAGCGATTTAACAGACTACACCTCAGATATTGCACCTTCAAGTTATAATTTTGAAGCATATTTAGTTAAAAATCATAAAGACGATAGAGGCGGTTACTTTAAATTTAATTGTATTACTACTGGAGAAGAATTAACTTCTTCATATTACTCAGATATTTATGAGGGAGAAAAGTGGAACTTCGCAGTTAGACTAAAAAGCCCATATGAAAATTTAGACGGTCTGCTAAACAACGCAACTGTTTTTTCTACAACACCAACAAGCGGCAGCTTTAATATAGAATTCTATGCCGTAAATACAGTAGAAGGTGTCATAAAAAATGAGCTTATTTTAACAAGTTCTGCTTTGACTATTTCTCAGGTTCAAACAATTGCTGGCAATGGTAAGAGATTTTATGTTGGTGCCCGTAGAACAAACTTTACTGGTTCACTTCTAAACAACACAGATATCTTAGTATCAAATGCCAGATTCTGGCTCGATTATCTAGATAACGATGAAATAAAAGAACACGCAAAAGACTCTACAAATTTTGGCCTTAAGAATCCACTTGCTAAACCATACCAAAATCTTGGTGATAAGGTAGAAAGAAAAAACCTATTAGTTTTCAATTGGGATTTTGATGAAGTAACTGGCTCTAATTCTTCTGGTTATGTCGATATTAAAGACAACAAGGGAGCGGTAGAATCTGTAAGCAACAATTTTCAGTACAATATTAATAGATTGTATCCTGCAAGAGTGGGCAATACAACTGCAGATAATAACAATATAGTAAAAAAACATTATCAATTATCTTCAAGGCAAGTATTACCAGAAAATCTATACTCTTCTGACACGGTTAATATAACTGGTGAAAGTGATTACGCCTTCACAAAAGAAAGCAGACCGGTAAGTTTGTTTTGGTCTTTCGAAAAGAGTATGTACCAGACTATTTCAGAAGAAATTTTGAATATGTTTGCTGGTATAATTGACTTTAATAATACCATTGGTGATCCAGTCAATAGATATCGTGATGAATATAGAGATCTTAACGCACTAAGATCTAAATTCTTTAATAAAGTTCAGAATACACCGTCGTTAGAACTATATGTTGATTATTACAAATGGATTGACAGTTCACTTGGCACAATGCTTCAGCAACTAGTTCCTGCTGGATCTGCATTTTCAGACGGTTTAAAGACTATGGTAGAAGACCACGCAGCTTCTAGGTCTAAGTATGCTTGGAATTTGCCAATGGTCAAGAAGCAAGAAATTAAATATGGCCAAATTAAAGGTATAAAAGAATTAAAATACAATTGGAAGACGGGACATGCGCCAGAAGACTTAACTTCTTTTAATGAAGCATCAAGTTCTTTATGGTTTAAAGAAAGAGCTGAAAGAGAAGGCTCTGCCGTAATTGTTTCAGCTGGTCCAGCCGCCGATTCCAATAAACAAACCATTTTAAATTCTGCTTTAAACGATACAAATAAGCCACGTTATAAATTGTACGACACAAGAACTTCTGCAATTTATGATAGAACCGCCTATTATGATAGAAGGTTAGCAAGAGTCGTTGATATATCATCATCTAAACCCGTCAATCCATCCGATAACATTGAATTGTATTCTACAAAAAATATTATGAATACAACTTCAAGTGTTACTGAGCTACGTCCATTCTTATCAGGTAGTTCTGATTCTAGAGAGTCTCTATATACACAACCACAAGCAAATTACTCAAAAGGTTATAATGTGGTTCAAGCGCACGGCAGAGAAACAAACAATAAATACTTTGTAGAAGTTGAAGGCGTCTTGCCAGTAAGTGCGAGCAGCGCTTTAGTCTCTGGAATGGTCGATTATAGGCTCGCTGATAGGCCAAGAAACGAAACAGTCATCGCAAATAGGTTCTCATCGCCAGGTGGTCCAGAATCACTTTCTAGAGGCGCTATGGACAGAGAATCTGAATCTTTCTCTGTATACAATACTGTCAACTACAGAAACTTAATAGTTAGAAAATCTCTGAAAACATGGTTAGCTGAATCTTCTTCTAATGAAGCAACATATCCATCTCTTCACAAAGTAAACAAAAATCATTTAAGATCTGCGTTACGAGATGTTTATGACAATTCATTCGTGTCACATCAAATTCCTAGAAAAGAAACTGGTTATGCTTGGATAGCAAATTCTGTAACAAGCTCAATAACTGGTAGTGGACCATATTCATCTATGTATCCTAACTTAGATATAGGTGTATTGCCATTTTTAACAAGCTCTATCTCTGACAGCAGGCTTATAAACTTTAGTAGAATTAACAATTCTACAGTAACTGCAAGTTATGATACTGCTTCTTTGCTAACTTCATTTACAAGTGGCTCTGATTATGATTTGCACACTTATCTATTAAACCAAAATGGACCGTTCAGCCACCCATCTTGGAAGCAAACAAGAAATACAGATAATGCTTTAGTGCGTTTGATGAGAAATAACAACAAGTTTATAACTCAAACAACAAAACTAAATAGAGTTTTCAGAGCAGTCCCAAACAACACACCAAATAAACTTGGTATCGGACAAGGCGTTCGCTTACCATCACATATAGAAGCAGTTACAGTAACAACACCTTACATTGAGCCACCTGTTCAATGGAATGTTCCTATGGTTATTGGTGTTTCTCTTGAATCTTCTTTGGGTGCGATCAAAGGAAAAGTATCAACAACAATAAAAACAGATTATTCTAATAATATTGATAATATTGCAAATAACGATTTTAGAAAAGAGATCAACCCTCCAGAAACCGATAGAGAAGAATTGGCTTACTCTAAGATGCGTAATCTTATGAATTCTACTATTGATGATCCAGACGAACCAAAATTAGTTAATTTAACTTTTTCACAAGTTGTGTTTCCAAGAAAAGAGAAACAAGGTCTTGGAATCATTCGTAATAGACCAGATTATGCAGAAGTTGCTGGTACTGGTTCCAATGGATATGACAGAAATATAGCAACTATCCGTAGTTTCTGGAAGAGCGATATTAGAAATAGAGTAAGAACTAATTCTGGTGGTAGTGTTACTGGATCGATAAACTCATTAAATATGGCATATGTTACAGGGACTACATCTGTGATTTCTTTCTCGGGAACTTTTTTGGATATAACTCAGTATTGGAACCCAACTGGATCGATAGTTTATTCGGCTTCTATTGCACAGAGTAATCCGACATTGTGGCCATTAGATAGCATACAAGAAAACTATGCATTTTCTGGTTCTTCTACTAGTGCTTCTTTAATTTATTCTAGCAGCTACTTTGGAGAGCTGGCTCCTTACAAGACTTATGAAAAAGTTTTGTTAAATTTACAACCAAGTGGTCAATATTCATCTCAAACTTTAAAAGATTTTATTGGGTCAAATACGACTATTTATAAATTTACTTATAATAATAATTCTTTTAGAATTGCACCACGCCCTCAATTTGTATTTTGTGATTCTCCTTACGCATCTGGAAGATTTACAGCCACTATCAATCATATTGATGCTCTACCATATAAAACTGACTTATTATCAAATAATAAGCCTTGGTTTAACTCTTATGAAGATTTTTCTACAGATATTAGGCCAGTCAGCAATGGGTTTACTTTAATTCCAGAATTTAGAATTTCTAATTTTATGGATTATTATATAAAAGAAAATAATGGAGATTTCCAAAATCTTACACCAGCACAATATCTTACTTTAGATGGTGGGAGTTTTGATGAAAATTCATTGTTAAATGGTTTTAATTCAACTGATAATTTTAATAAATTTATATTTAAAGACTTTTCTACAAATAAAGTTAATAAAGTTAAAGTTAAGGTTAATATAATTAAAAAATTATTACCATATAAAGGATTTTACCCACAAGAAAGAAGTGTGCAAGTTGTTGATTCTTTTAGAAGTTCTTTTTTTGATTTAACACCAGAACAGATACTGACTGGCACTTTTACTACTTCTCCATCAACAGTTTCTGGCGCTACGCCGTTAGACCAACAAATAGCAACAATTATACAGCCTTATTTTGCTCCTGGAGTCTTATTTAACAGCTTAAAAGCTGGTTTGGCTTTGCATTTTCCTATTTTAATCACCGGTAGCTTAACATCTAGCAATAATGAGTACAGTTCTTCTATTAGTGGTGATGTACCATCTTATTTCTTGTGTGCTAATAATACTAGAAAATTGTTAGATACAACCATGATTCAACCAAATATAGATATTGGCAGCAGTACAAATTTACCTTTATTTAATTATAATTTTCCATTTGAATCTATGTTAAGTATTAATGATTCAATACCCGCTGAATTTAAAAATAGTAATTCTAATAATAAATTATGGCTTACAAATTATAGATATATGGCAGCAGATGTTATTTCTGGTTCGCAAAGAGAACAGATAAGATTTCCTAATTTTTCTTTATTAGACAATACTTCTGATATAAACAAAGATTGGACAGAAAAAAATTCAATTTATAGATTAAGTATAAATAATTTTATTTCTGAAATACCAGATTTCTTTTTGAGGGGCGGAACTTTAAATAATTTTATTTCTAAACCACAAAAAGATTTTCAATCTGTTATTAGTGGAACAACATATTATATGGATGTTTTTCTTGACAAAGATAAAGATTATAAAAACTTTTTAATTCTTGACCCAACTAGTAGTAACACAGAAGCATCGAATAATCACACAAACGATTTATTTTTATATTCTCCATTAATGCATTCAATAGGAGAAGGGGTGTCTACCCGCATTAATGCTTCGGCCGAAGAATCTCTTTTTGCTCCTCCTTATTCTCTTGGAAAAAGCAAAGTAAGACTAAGTTATCAAGCTAGTATAACAGGACTAATTTCTTTGACTGAAATATTAGATAATATAAGGCAAGATAATATACATCCACTTTATTATTATAATTCAAATTATAATAAATATTATATGCCACTTTCTGCAAGCATTAATTTATTCCAAAAAACAAATTTAAATAATGTTACTTACAATGAGTTCGGTGCGCCAATAACAGTTAATCAACAATCTGATAGTTCTTTGGACGTATGGTCAATACAAACCAAATTTGAATCGCCAGTATTAAATTTCAATACAAGTTTAAATCAAGATATTTTGACTTCATCAATGACTGAACTATCTGCGGCTGCTGGATCTTCCGCTATTGGCAGATACCAAAATGTTATAGGACTTTGGTCTGGTTATGGATCAATTCCTGCAAAGAATAAAGGAGTTGTTTTTGGAATAGAAGAATCCTTCAATAAGAGAGGAGCTTTATCTGGAACAGGTTCTTTAATTGAACTATGCGGCTTCGAAGCCGGCGTAAAAGATATAGGTGCTATCGCTTCTACAAAAGAAATTAGTGAAGCAATTGTAATGATCCCATATGTTGAAAAGGGCTATGAAAACTTGTTAGATAATGATAAAGCCAAAAACATCTTAGGAATTCCAGGAGAAGAAGGCGTAACACAATCTAATAGAAGGAATGGACCATTCTATTTCAATATTGATAAAAATAGCATAGATAAATTATTAAATTCACAGTTTGATTTTGCATCAGTTGATCAAATAAAGAAATTAATAAGAAGACCAAATCTTGATAAAAATAATTCAATAGTAAGATGTATAAAAAGTATGACCGAATACAATATACCACCGCACTTAGATTGGGTTACAAATAAAAATATTGATCCTTTCGTTATGTATGTTATCGAGTTCAAGCATGAATTAGATCAACAAGATTTGTCAGATATTTGGCAGGGAGTAATGCCAAAAATTGCGAGAAACGCTCAGTTGGATTCACAAGAATTTGAACATCCGCTAGCAGAGAATGAATTCTTCCACGGCAAAGAGCTACCAGAAGGGATAAGATTTAAGATGTTTAAGGTTAAAAAGAAAGCAAAAATGAGCTATTACGATCTAACTGATGATAGCAGTGATGATACAAGATTTAGATTTGATTTCGCTAATCAAAAAACAACACCAGATTATTCATACAACTGGCCATATGACTTCTTCTCGCTCGTAGAGATGGTAAAGGTTGAAGTGGCAGCAAAAATCGGTGATGATTTTAATGATGTTCCAGCTGGCGATCAAAGTCTAAAATTAACAAAGGGATAACAAATGTCTTTTTTTGATAGCAAGGAAGAAGTTTTAGAAGTGGAGTTAACTCCATATGGTAAGCATTTGTTATCTAAAGGCTTATTCAAGCCTTCATTTTATTCTTTTCACGATGATGGAATAATCTATGATGTTGAATATGCACAAAGTCCTAGCGAGATACAATTTTCTTCTTCTACAAGAATAATGGAAGAAACGCCGTATTTAAAGACTATAACAAGAAATACATCTGTTGATAAAACTATAAAATCTTTAAAGCCGTCAAATTATAAATCAGATGTTTCACCTATGACAAATTTGCTTGGTGACTCATCAATTCTAACTGATTATAAACCAGCCTGGGATGTTATAATTCTAAAAGGCGAAGCTGATCGCTATGAACAAACATATACAGGGTCAAATGTTAGAATGGATATTCCACAAATACATGCAAAATCAATAAATTATGAAACAAAAGTAAGCAATGATGGTCGTGGCGATATTACTTTTGAAGATGGACGTTCAATAAATATTGAAAATAACTACTTATTGTTAGACATTTCAGAAATAAATGTTGATCAGGCAGGCGATTTATTTGAAATAGAAGTTTTTGAAGTTAAACAAGACACAGATGGTACACAATTTTTAGAACAGATACCATTTAAAAAAGAAAAACAATATATTAAAAACAACATTCTACTTGACGAAGAACAAGTAGAAGAAGTGCCACAAAATATGCAAGAAATAACTACTGATACTTACTTTAACTTATTGGTTGATGATGAAATTGACCTGCAAGAAACAACAAAGGATCTAACAGTAGCAACTAGAAAGAAAGTTAAGCCACCATTCGGAGAGGTTTGCTAAAAAATGAGCTTTCAATCATTATTAAAAGATCTTACAACTGCAGACCTTCCTAAACTTAATTTTACTGGGGCTGTTATAACCAAGAAGAATAGCGAACAATTAAAAATTGATATTTCTTTAGGGCTTTTAGAAAATATTGATACGCTCCAGAATACTGGGTTACTAAGCGGCGATGAGATTGTAAACAAGTACTTAAAGTTTAAGGTATTTTTTATAAAGTCAGAAGTTCAAGGCACAGAAATAGCTGATAAGCTGGAAAAATACGTGTTTTTAGATAGTATCAATGACACAACAATTACATTTGAGAACTTTAAAAATACTGGCATCATTAGAGATGGAAAAAATCTTTTCAATACTAGGCTAGAAAAGACAATAAGCGGTAAACAAATAACAGATGTGCCATATTTTAGCATCTTATTAGTTCCATTTTATGACAAATCTTCTATTTCGAGAGACTTCAGCATAGATCTCACAAATGCAGATGGCATAGAAAAATACTTTATCGGTGAACCACAACTTTTCTCAATTATAAACAACGGACAATTAAGTAAAAATGTTCTTGAACTCAGTGTTCTTGAGTCTGTAAAAGAACTGCTGTTCTCAGACTTAAAACCTATTGCGGCTAAAGCAGATTATTTTTCAGATATCTTTGCGACATATGATAACAACCTTTATCATAACGTTAAATTAGAAAACAAACAATATGTTGGTGGCAGTAATATAGTAAGATTCGGCTTTTTCTTTGATTTAGCAAGATATATGAGAGAAAATGCCGTCTTTGGAACTCTAATAACCTCTCTTGATGAAAAGGTTAAGACTGATTTTCTAACTAATTCTAAAATTATAAATGCAACTTTGTTTAGAAAGAACCATAAAAAAGATGTTTATGGGGATGAAGACTATAAAGTAGTACTAAACAATATATCTCAAACCCCTGGCGATTCCTTATTAGCCGAACAGCGCATAGAAGATTTACCAAACTTGCTATTTTTCACAGGAATTGACACTGATATTAATAACTACACAAATGGTCAGTTCAAATATGGGATAGAACTAGAAATTTCAGACCCGTCTATTGATATCTTAGAAACAATAAAAAGAAAACTATCAAAGGCAACACATCTTCTTAATTCTTATCTAGTGTTGATAAATAAGCCAAGTATTTCTACAATTAATGAATTTGATACTAACCAGCATATAGATACTTCTAGAGAAAATATAATAGGAAAAGTTTCCAAAGGTTTTTATGATAGTTCAATAGATAAGGTGTCTATTGCGGCCTACGAAAAGATACGCGAAGCTGGGTTAGAAGAGATTTCAGATTATTTTGTTAAAATATATTCGTTATTCTTGGAAGGCCAGCCGCCAATTGTTCCTCTAGAATCGTTGAAGAGTCTTATAGAATTGTCATTAAAACCACCTACTGCTAGTAAGGATAGTATAAAAGTAGTAATTGGTCTTATCGACCAGTTGTATGCAAGGGTTTCTTTTATCCTAGACTCTGTTTCCACAGACGAAACAAAAAGACAGCTTACAAGCGGACAAGTATCTAGTACGGATCAACTTAGCAGAACTCCAAATTTTAAAAAGCTATTAAAAATAACAAATACTTTTAATAATTTTATTGCGGATGCATCTGTTTCAGATGGATTTGGATTAAACTGCTTTGATAGGGGTCAAGAAACAACTTATACGCTTGAAAGCTTTACACTATCAGACGAAGACTTTAAGAATCCAAATAAGAATTTAAAAAATATTACATACCGTGGTAAAAATAGAGAACCACTTACGATAGATATACAAGGATTAGAGATTAAAGAAAACCCAACAGTAGAGTATTCAGCGTTTTCATCTATAGATTTTCTATTAAATCTATATGGCAAACCACAGTTTGAAACAGTTTTAAGCAATTTCTTTAAAGAAAATATTATTAGTCAACAATATCAGACTTATTTTAGATTAGGATCCGTTGGAAGTGTTTTAGAAAACGTAAACGTTACTGCTTTCACATCTATTGGCAAGTTTTTTGAAAAGGGGTTAAACACTACTGGCCAATCAAGCAACCTTGATACGGCCGCTAGAGAAAGATTGAACACTGCTGTTTCTATGGTCGATTCTCTCTTGCTTGAGAAATTAGCCGTTGGCATCATAAACAATGGTAGAATAACAAATAACAAAACAATCTTCCAAAATAAAATGGATTTTTATAAGACCGATGCAGAAAGCCCAGTTTCAAAAACTGTAGGTATAGAAGAGTTTTATGATGCTAAATTAGCAAAAATGTCAAAGTTTAAGTTAAAACATGAAACTATTTTTGGTATATTTAAGATAGATTTTTCTAAAGACGATAATGGGCATTATCTTTTAAAGCAGCCTATCTATACAAAGATAAATGAAAGCGATAAATCAAAACATTTGTGTACTTTAATACCATATACTTCACCAAAGGCGCTCCTATCAAAGCCAAATTATGACAATATACCTGTTCATAACAAGGTATTTTTGCTTGAATATTCAGCAACACCAGCAACAACTCAACAAGCTAATGTTCTACAAGGAAGTATTGACTTAACTGCGGCTGACGATCTTTTATTATTAAAGCCGAATAATACACTAGCAGGTAATATTGATACAGCTGCTGCAGATGAACTACTTGTCCTAAAGCCAGATGTGATGGTAATGAATTCTGAAAGGGCTATGCTAAAAGACGAAAACGTTGGCCAAAAGATTAATTTACGCTCTAATAAAGCCGTTATTATAACAAAAAAGATTTCTAAAAAAGCTTAAACCAAATAGGATACTAGAATATGAAAAAAGCTGGAAATTCCAAATTATTTTTTACTAGAACAGAAGATGAATATCGTATTTCTAAAGATAATTTTTGGAAGTCAACAGCAGATTCTGTAAAAATAAACACAGAAAAAATAAAAAACAATATTGTTTTCAATGAAGAAGACAAACACTATTATATAATTTTAGACAGCCAAGCAGAAGCAGATAGCCTGACCAAAAATCAAGAAAAGAAATATGTAGATTTTTCATTTATGGTATATCCTCCGTATAAAGTTAATCAGAATAACGTTGAATTTTTAAATAATTTATCATTAGCATCTAAATTAGAAGGTAATAACAAAATAAATTTCTTTAATAAAGACTATAATGAATTTTCAAAGAAAGAAAATATCAAAGAAGAAAATTTGCTAAACTATTATATTGCAGCTAGTAAAGACGTAAAAAATAATGAAGACATAGAAAAATTAACAACAAATGGTTATAGAATAGATGACTTTCTATTCCATAATTTTGGAATAGAAAAATACTTTAAAGATTATTCATCTACATATGAATTATGGAAGAGTGAATACGAAAAATATTATAGTAATAAATTAAAGAAATTGGTCTTCAATCCAGATAAGCTTCCTTCTAATAATGAATCATCATTATTCCCTAACACATTTACACTGTTGTTCAACAAAGAGACCACTGGCCAGGTATTAGATGCTGTTAACGAAACTAAAATGGATAGAAATCTTTTATTTGTATTATCAAAACAACTTCAAAAACAACTAAATCTAAGAACTTTTAGTACAAACTTTATAAATTCGTCTCTTGATAAGAACAGCGTCAAAAAAATTAATTCTCAAGAGGATTTAAAATACTTTGATTTTTCAGAGTGGGTAAAGTCTAACACAGTTGACAGCCAAGAAAAAGCTCTAAATTATTTTGATTTTTCTAATAACGAAGCTCTTTTAATTGGTTCAAATGAGCAGGTTGGAGAGAGCAAACAACAAACACAATTTCTATCAAGTCTGCTTTCTAGAGTATTAGCGGCGAAGGCTCAGACTATTATCAATAATAATCTTAGAAACTACAAAGAAGTTACAGAAGCCAAGTCCTGCTATTCAGAAGTTCTTGGTATCAAGATAGAAAAGTTTAAAGAAAATAGCGGATTGATACAAACTTATATTATACAAAACACAAAAGAAGATATACTGTCTTTTGTAGACTCACAAATTATAGAAAATAAAGTATATACATACAAAGTATCTTACCTGACTTTAGTTGTTGGCAATGAGTATTCATACGAACCAGTAGAGGTAGTAAGACTTGGCAGAAATTTTGATTCAAATACTAAGCAATTAACTGCGTCTAATTTCTCTAAACTAAAAGTTATAAATACTCCAAAAGTATTGGTATTCGACATACCACTAACTTCGGAAGTGTTTAGCAACACAGTTACGCTTACAACTAAGGTTGTAACACCTCCTGTTGCACCAATAATTACTCCAATACCATTTAAAGACTCAAAGAGCAAAATAAAGTTTAATTTTCAGCGAGCAGTAGACAAATATAGTGATACGTTCTATATCTTAGAAAGTGAAGACGAACAGATTTATAAAAATCTATTAATTCTGCAAGATAAAACGGATGGGCAAGAAATTGTTTTTGGTGAATCCTTCCCTGGACAAGAGCTTCTAGAGGAAAAATATGAAATCTTTAAAATTGATAAGCTTCCAAAAAGCATTTTAGATTTTAAAGATAATAAACTGATAACAATAAATTCTACTTCTTTTCTAGATACTTTGGAATTTAATAAAAAAACATATTATCTATTCCGAAGTGTTGGTCCAACTGGTCTAAAAAGCAATGTAACCTCTATATATGAAATAGAAATAATTTTTAATAGTGGAATTGTTTATCCAGTTATAAAGACGCTAGTAATCGAAGAAAAAACTGGCCTGATAAAGGAAAAAGTCTTAAAAAAGTACCTTTATTTAAGCCCTGCTTATCAACAAACTCTTTTAGATCAATCAGAACAACAAACTGCAGAAAATCCAAAGTTTGGAGTTGGTCCAAAAGTATGGGATAAAGCGTTTAAGATTCGCGTTACTTCTAAAAAAACTGGAAGAAAAATAGATGTTAATTTTACAATGAAAATAGGTTCTAAAGAAACACTAAATAGTCTAAGTGGAAAAGAAAAGTAAATACTAGTTATATTATGAAAAAAGAGGATAACAAAAATGGCATTTTTAGATAACAGCGGTGACATCGTACTAGATGCGGTTCTAACCGACGCAGGAAGACAAAGATTAGCAAGAGGAGATGGCAGCTTTAAAGTTGTTCAATTCGCCCTTGGTGATGATGAAATAAATTATGGACTATATAGTGGCAGCCATCCAAGCGGCAGTGCATATTATGATTTAAATATTCTGCAAACACCAGTTTTGGAAGCATTTACTAACAATATTGCCTCCTTGAACAGCAAACTTCTTACTATACCAAGAAATAATCTATTATTTTTGCCTGTTGTTAAGCTTAAATCCCCAACTTTTAACTCTGCTACAGCTACCACATTAGCAAATTCTTTTGCAATATTGGTAGACAAAGAAACAGAGACTGCTTTTAGTGACGCTGGCATCGTTAACTCCACAGATGGGTTAATTTATGGTTATAGCATAAATGATTCTGATGAAATTGAGCTGCATCAAGGTCTTGACACAACAGCAATAAATCGCTCATTTGATATAGATCAAGACTTGAAAGAAACACAATATGTAGTTGAGTTAGATAATAGACTTGGCACGATAATTGCGCGTGGCAGCACAAGCGACTCAGTTAAAGAAGCATCTAAATCATTTGTTGATGATGACAATATTGCTCAATACTATTTCTCACTAGCAACCGATCCAGAGTTTGTTAAAGATTCTTCACAAATTAAGAACTTAAACAGTGATGGCGAAAGAGACACAATTGCTGGTCCAAAAGGAACTGGTCTTGTATTTTCACTTAGATCATCATTAGAAACACAATCAAGCTCTTATTTGTTTACTACTTTTGGGCAACTAGTAACAATTGCTTCTGTACAATATAGAGTTATTAAAAGCTCTTTAACAATAACTGGTGCAACTACAGGATATTCAGTCACAGTTCCGCTCACTTTCGTTAAGAAAGTTTAACAATTAAATAGGGATATAAAACATGGCTTCAATTTTTAAAAGACTTAATTCAGAAGATGTTGCGGTTACTAGAACTCCTTTATACGAAGCAATACCAATAACTGGTACGCTTGTTAGCAGCTCTGTTTATGGGTCTAATAACATCAAATCATACTCACATGGTATGTTTCAAACCGTTTATGACTACCCATATCTAAGCTCGTCAGCAAACTCATTGTTTGATATAACAATTGGACGTTCTACTGCCACAGAAACGACTTTTCCTTCTGTAATACAGGCAGCAAAAAAGAAAAATATATATAATCAGATGGCTCAAGTTCTATACGGCTATGATGTTACTTCTTCTATTAAGAAATTTGATGACAAAACTCAGAGTTTAGTCTCTGGAAGTGGTATTGAGAACGCATTTTTCTTAAGCTTTTCTAGACTTCTAGTCAAAGATGAGATCAAAAAAGGTACCTTCCAGATGCAATTGGGTGTTTCAACTGGTTCTACAGACCCATTTCAGACAATTTTAACAATTTCAGATGTGTCTTCCTCAACAAATTATTACGTAGATTCGCCAACTGGTGAATATGGCGTGTTAGCAGTAACAGCAGGTGGTGCAAATATTAACTCAAACGATGGAGTTTCATATGATAAAGCTGGCTTAATCTTCTATCAGGCTGGCGTAGTAGTATTATTATCATCAGTATTTGCTAGAACTGGATCTTTGAACACGCTAGAGAGTAACAGTATCTGGCAAAATGAAAAAGGTTATGTTGTTCATACGCCTCAGATGTCTGGAACAAACGGTACAAACATGGTTTCTGGTACTGTTCAAGACATATTTGTTAGTGCTTCAATAGATGGTGCTAGCAATGCTCTAAGAAACCGTGTTAAAAACATAAGTTTCAATAATACAACTGAATTAAACTCTACTATTTATTTTTGCAGAGCTAATCACAATGAATTTAACTATTCATCAAATCCAACATATCTGTCGTCTTCACAAATAGTGGTTAAGAACTCATCAGTAGATGCGCCAGTTTCTTATATAACTACTGTTGGTTTATACTCTGTTGACAATGAACTTTTAGCTGTTGCCAAAGTCTCAGAACCGCTTAAAAAAACACCAGATGATTCTATGATTTTAAGAGTTAGATTGGACGTATAAAATGGCTATTAAAGAATTTGAAGAGAATGATATATTTTTTAATATTATGAAAACAAAGCCACATAATAAATTTTCCATTTTTAATGGCAGCATTTATTATAAAGCAGAATTTTCTAATGAAGTTGAAGCTGGTTTTACAGCCTTAAATGATTTAAATCTAGGAATAACAGTTAGTTCCGGCTGTACCAATACAATGAACTTTAGCGAAGAGTGCGCTACACAATATATACCACTAGTATAATGTATACAATATGTCAAACTATTATAGATATATCGTTAAAGGGGCTGAAAGAGAAAGCTTCAGTACAGTAAACGTATCACAGTCTAGTGTCGATGCTTATGGAACAGTTTATACAAAAAATTATCCACTAACATCTTCAATTTCTGTTCTTTTTTTCCCAGATCAAAGTAATATAGTCTCCAATCAGTATGGCAACCCATCTAGATTAAGATTAAAAACTTTTAAATCGCTTTTAACTAAGTATCGAAAATATAGTGAGTATTTTCAATACTCTTCTAGTGCAGTTGATTATGATACAAGTGACATTTGTTTAATAAATATACCTTCAATATTTTATGGAAGTTCTATAGATAAGGGAAGTGTTGAACTTTCAATTTATGCAAATGGAATTCTGCTAGCTAAAGCACAAGATATTTCAAAAAACGGTGAATTAATACAAACAACCGGCTCCGCTTCTATACAAAATGATAGAAGTGTTGTCGGTACTGTTTTATATGATGAAGGCTTAATAGCACTTTTTGATAGAACACCATTAGCTGGGTATCAAGAAGATTTTTATGCTTACTCTACTCCGTCAGCTGTGAATGATTATCCAAGATGGTCTAATTATGGACTTTCTGCCAATATTTTAACAGGGTCTGTTCTAACAACTAGCTGTGATTTGCAATTTGATGGTATAAATAAAATACCACAGTTAACACTTTTAGCACACGCTAATAAAACAGAGCTAAATAATAGTACTAACTATACCTATACATCGATTTTAGGCTCATCTTCGCTAACATATAATAGTTCTAGTTATAGATATATTGAAAATCCATCTGTAGAAATAAAAAATGTAGTAAAAAGTAGATATTTAACCCCTACTGCAAGTTTTGCTAAAGAAACTTATATAACTAAAATACTATTATACGATGAAAACAAAAATATTATTGGAATTGCAAAAATTGCTAAACCAATAAGAAAGACAGAAGATAGAGACTTTACTTTTAAACTTAAGATTGATTTATAAACTAATTATAGAAACATAAGAGGTAATAATATGGGAACAAATACATTAATAATTAAAGATGGTAATTCTGTTGCATCTGCGCTATCTATGATTAGTTCAAGCACTGGGCTAATACCTGAGCATTCCATAACTGGAACAGTTAATACTGTAGTCAGTGGCACTACAAGCGTTTCGCTTGTACCAATTGCAAGTTACACAAATAAAAGAGTAGCATTTCCTAATAATGCAGATCTAGCTGTTACGTCTGGCTGGATTTATAGCAACAATTCTGGTAGTTTTCTTGCTTGTACTTCTAGTCTGGCTAGAAAGAGCTTAATTATATTTAACAAATCTTATGATCTTCCTGCTTATATATTGGTTGGTGCGTCTAATACTTCTGGTAGTACCCAATATGGATTTACTATATTGTCAACAGGTTCTTCCCCAGAAACTTACAGCTTTATTTTAGAAGCAAGTGGCACATATTTCGGAGATAGTTCCGTAAGCTCTTTAGCACATGCAGTATTTATTCCTTCTGCTTCTTCAGCCATTAATTCACAAATAGCAGTAACAGAGGTAATATAAATGCCTAATATAGTATATCCAAATAGAACTGCACAAGGCTCAATTTATAATAAGGCCCACAATATTTATCTTTCTGGTGTTAACGGTGCATCCGAATTTACAATAATTACTGGTTCTTCTACGCCCTATGTTATTAGTTACAACGCAGAAAATCTTTATAAAAATTATTCTTCACTTATTTGTTTTGTAACCTCTGGGTCAAACAGCCTTCAGAGAACCGCATCTTTAACACTGCCAACGGCTTCTTCTTATATATCAGTTGGAGAACGACATTTTCCTGGAACTACTGTTATTAGAAACGATCTTGATTCAACCACACAACTAAAGTTGTCTTCTAGTACTGGCCAGTATTGGTTTGTAACTGGAGGCATGCCAAACGATCAAATTCTTGACCCAACCAATAAATCTCAATTCTTTATCATGCCATCTTCTTCTATCGCTGAAATGATTTATTTTGATTTTTTTGATACTAGCGGTGGTACAAATTATTGGCTAGTTTTAAGTGTTAATAAAATTGGATCTTTATAAAATATGAATAGTACAAAAAATATATCTCCAAGCACGATAGAGACAATTGATTCTGCATTTTTAGAATATGTAGAAAATATGAATGTTTTTTGTACTACTATAAATGGGTGGGAAAAAATACCCGTGATATGGGCCTCAGCAGAGCGTTCGTACCAGATAAAAAACAATAAAGAAATTAGAGATTCGAACGGCTCTTTAATAGCGCCAATAATATCAATAGAAAGAACTTCAACGTCTAAAGACGTAAATAAAAAAGGAGGGTTTTACTCTAACGTTTCTCCCAAAAACGATAGATACGTGTTGTCACAAGAATTAAATCAAGACAAAACATCTAATTTTGCGAATGCAGACTCTTTAAAAAAAGTAAAACAAGTCAACTTTATAACATCTAAATCTAATAAAAAACAAGTTTACAAATATATCTCAATACCAATCCCAATATATGTTACTGTTGAATACAAAATACACATATTTACAAACTATCAAAGCCAAATAAATGAAGCGGTACAGCCATTTATGGCTAGAACTGCTCAAAATTATTTTGTTATCTCAAAAGATGGGCACAGATATGAATGTTTTATGGATCAACAATTCCAACAAGATAGTATTTCAAATCTTGGTTTAGAAGAAAGAAAATATAAAACAGTTATTACAGTCAAAGTTCTTGGATATCTAATAGGTGAAGGCAATAACCAAGAAAAACCACAAACAATTGAACAAGAAAACGCGGTAGAGATTAAACTACCCAGAGAAAATGTTTCTCTTATACAAGAAGAACCACAAAAACAAAGAGAAGCCCCATCATTAATAAGAAATGGTGGCATACAAACTGCAGTAACGATACCTGTTAAAAAAGTGTTTACTGTTGGCAATGGAACAGACTCTACTTATATAATAACACACAACTTAAATTCTAGAGATCTATTTATAAGCGTTAGAGAAACACTTTCACCGTATTCTTCAATTATAACTTCTATAGTGCTTGATGACTTGAATACAGTTACGTTAGACTTTGGAACGGTTATAGCAACAAATGCTTATACTGTAGTGATATTAGGTTAATATGCAAAGTAAAATAATAGCAGATTTAGTAGTCACTGGCTCTATTAATAGCACTGATTTTATTAGTGGTGCGCTTTTTTATGGGGATGGGTCTGGGCTTTATAACCTCAATGTTAGTGGAAGCGGTGTAACTTCTAACGAGGTTACCGGAGCTATATCGGGGGCATTATTATCTTACGTTACAACAGCAGAAGTATCAAGCAGCTTCGTCACACCAGGGCAAGTAACTTCTTCTTATCCTACTAGAACAGAAGTAAGTGGTACGTTACTAGGGTATTCAGCTCTTTCGGAGCTAAGTCGTTCTTTCGTTGACAATACAGAATTAACTGCTTCTATCGCAAATATTCCGGTTAGATTAGAGGTTTCGGGAGCTGTTACAGGCGCTTTATTGCCTTATGCCACACTAACTGGAATATCAGGCACTTTTGCAGCTAGAACAGAAGTAAGCGGTGTATTACTTTCATACGCAATTATTTCAGAGTTAAGTAGATCATTTATTGATAATAATGAGTTAACTTCATCTATTTCTGGATTTCCAACTAGATTAGAAGTGTCTGGAGCATTAACTGGTGCTATATCCGCGTATGCAACGCTGACTGGCGTTTCTGGCACATTTGCTACATTGGCGACTTTGACAAGTTCATACACAACTTTGTCAGAACTAAGTAGGTCATTTGTTGACAACACAGAACTAACTTCTGCCATAACTAATTTTCCAGTTCGTTTAGAGGTTTCTGGAGCTGTCACTGGAGCTTTAACTCCTTTTGCTACATTAACTGGTGTGTCTGGAACATTTGCTACGACAGCAACTTTAACTAGTTCTTACCCGACAAGACAAGAAGTTACTGCAGCATTAACGCCATACGCTACCCTAACAGGAGTTTCGGGAACTTTTGCTACACTAGCAACACTAACATCATCTTATGCTAGATTAAGTGAAGTAAGCCGCTCTTTTGTTGATAATGCTGAATTAACTTCTGCTATATCTAATTTTCCTGTCAGATTAGAAGTATCTGGTGCAATAAGTAATTCTTTATTGTCTTATGCGACTTTAAGTGGAATTTCCGCAAGCTTTGTAACACCTTCACAAATAACATCTTCTTATCCAACAAGAACAGAGACATCTGGAGCTATTAGTTCTTCGTTAACAGCTTCAAATATTACAAATTTTACTTCTGACGTTCGTAGACAGATTAGTGGTGTTGGTAGTATTAGCTACAATCCAAGTACAGGTATAATTTCTAGTAGTGCAACAGGTGGTGGGATTTCAGGTGCAGAAGTATCAGCATCATTTCCAACTAGAACTGAAGTAACTGGTGTTCTTCTACAATATGTTTCAATTTCAGAAGTTAGTAGGTCTTTTGTAGATAATGCAGAATTAACTTCTTCAATTTCTAGTTTTCCAGCTAGATTGGAAGTTAGTGGAGCTATCACTAGTTCACTTCTAAATTACGCTACATTAACTGGCGTTTCCGGGACGTTTGCTACATTAGCGACACTAACAAGTTCGTACGCTGTGCTAAGTGAGCTTAGTAGATCATTCATTGATAATATAGAACTTACTTCCGCCATATCCAACTATCCTGTCAGATTAGAGGTTTCAGGAGCTATTACTGGCGCACTACTACCATATGCTACTTTAACAGGAGTATCTGGCACATTTGCTACTCTAGCAACGTTAACATCATCATATACTACTTTATCAGAATTAAGTAGGTCATTTGTTGACAACACAGAACTAACTTCTGCTATATCTAATTTTCCTGTTCGTTTAGAAATATCAGGCGCTTTAACACAATACGCAACTTTAAGTGGTGTTTCCGGGACATTTGCTACAATGGCAACTTTGACCGGTTCTTATCCAACAAGACAAGAAGTCACAGGGGGCGTTAATCAAGTTTTACAATTTTATCCAACATTAGTACAAGTTTCAGCAAGTTTTATACCATGGGTTGCTCCTTCTACCAGTGGTAATGTTTTAACTAGCAATGGAATAAATTGGATTTCTGCTCCAAGCACTTCTGGTTCTGGAGGATCTGGAGATATAACAGCTGTTATAGCTGGCAATAATTTAATTGGCGGCTCAACTTCTGGTGATGCAACACTAGCTTTAACTTCTTCAATAACGGGCGGTTTAACAAATATAAGCGGGCTAACAACATTAACGTCTGTTTCTGGGTCTTTTATAGCATTAACTGGTTCTAATATAAGTGCTTCTATAGGTATAACCGGTTCTTTTAGCGGCAGTGGACTATTTATAAATGCGTTAACGGCTTCGAATATAAATAACTTTACTTCCGATGTTCGCAAACAAATTAGTGGTATTGGAGCTATTAGTTACGATGCAAATACTGGTATAATTTCAGCTAGCGCTGGTTCGACTAGCGGTTCAAATGGCTTATCAGAGATTGAAGTAATGGCAAGAATAGTTTGGAGATTTTAAACAAATGATAATTTCTGGTTCTGCACAAGTAGTTAAACTTACTACAACTAGTGCTGCTGTTGTGGATTATAATATAGAGTATGTTGATTATACTCCTAACAGCACATTTTTTCCAAATACGGAATTTGGTAGAATAACGAGCGCAGCAACCACACTGATTTTAACTGGGTCAACTGGTTTAAGGAAAGTTAGATCTGTTTCTGTTGTAAACACTAGTACAACTGCTAGCCAAACCGTAACATTTTTAAGAGAAAACGCTGGATCTCAATATAATTTGTTATCTCCAGTGGTTTTAAGGCCATTAGAAAGTCTTGTAATAGACCAAAACGATACATTATCTATTTTAGATTCATCAGGTAGAACAAAAACTAAAAAAGAATTTGATATGGCTATTAGTGGTACAACTTATAATTTTAGAAAACAAGGATCTGGTGCTGAAATTGTTGGTTCTGGATCTACATATTTTGCATCTGCTGGATATCCTGGCGCATGGTTTCCAGGAACACCTGGATTAGCGGGTAGAGCTTGTTCAGGTTCAAGTCCATTAGATTCTGGTAGTATCCAAATACCTAATTATGCTGGACAATACTTACAAAGTTTTACAGCTGCATCAACAGTTTTAAACCCATTTGAGGTTATTGATGTACTATGGACAAATTCTGGTATTGTTCATACTACAACAACTTTACAAACAATTTCTTCAAGTACCTTTCCTGCAAGAGATTTATATGGTTCTAATAGTGGCTATGGATTGCAAGTAGGTCTTTTAATTACTACTGCTACAACAAATGCTACTGCTAATACGACAGCAGTTTTACAATATACAAATCAAGATGGTGTACCGAATAGATGGGCTTCTGTTTCTTCATCAAACTCACTTTCATTTATACCTGCAACAGCCGTAGCGGGGTTCATGGTTCCTTTTAATTTACAAACTGGGGACGAAGGCATCAGATCAATACAGGGGATTACACTTGGAACGTCTTTAGTCGCGGGTACTTCTTCTTTGGTTGTATATAAACCATTACTTAGTGTTGGATGCTCAGTTATTAATACGGCGTTTACAACAAAAGTTGAACCTCCGGGAATAAAACTCTGGGGCAATGAAGTGTTGTTGATCTGGAGTCCAGTAGTAACTGTAACTAACGCAACAACTGTTTATGGAAATTTAATTATAAATACATATTCTTCTTAAAGCAGAGGCCATCAGTGATATTATCAGGTGCTTGTTCATTACAATTAACAACTACAAAAACTTCTATTATTGATTATAATGTGGAATACGTAGACTATTCTCCAGGTTCTTCTTTCACGCCAAATTGTACATTTGGCCAGCTTAATACTGCTGGTACAACAACAATTTTATCTTCTTCTAATGCTAATTTTTTAAGAAAAATTAAAGGGTTCTCGATAATCAATTCAGACCTCTCTGCAAGCCAAAATATAACACTTACAAAACAAGTAGGCGGAACAGAATACAAAATATTAAATTCTGTTTCTTTAAAATCATTAGAATCCATATATTGTGACCAAAACGATAATATAACAATTTTAGATAAGTCTGGTCTATCTAAAATTAATAAAGAACTAAATTGTTCAGTTAGCTCATCAAATTATCAAATTAGAAAGGTTTTTCCAATCCAAGACTTTGCGAATTCAGGATCTGCTTATTTTGCTGCGTCTGGTTATCCTGGGCCATGGCTACCAGGCACACCTGGAATTAGCGGAAGAAACTGTTACGGCTCTAGTGTTTACGACACGGGAAGCATCAGAATACCTACAAATGGTAGCCAGTATATTAGTGCTTTTAGTGCCGTTTCAGCTGTTGCCAACTACTATGAAATTATAGATGCTATATGGGTTAATACTGGTATTAGCGTTACAACTACAACATTACAAACAATTTCTTCAAGTCAGTTTCCACCAAGAGACCTAAACGGAAGTTCTAATGGGAATGGTTATAAAATTGGTCTTTATGTCACAACTGCTACAACAAATGCGAATGGTATAACGAATACTGTTGTACAATATACAAATGAACTAGGCACACCAAACAGATGGGCTTCTGTCTCTTCATCAAACTCACTTAGTTTTATCCCTGCAACTTCTCTTGCTGGCACTTTTATACCTTTTAAACTTCAACAAGACGATTCAGGTGTACGCTCTATTGAAGGAATTTATCTTAATACTTCACTTGGAGGCGGCGCGGTATCATTAATGGTTTACAAGCCATTAATTTCTGCTCAGTGTTCGTTAGCTTCTACTCTTTCTACAACAAAAGTTGAGCCACCAGGAATAAAACTTTGGGGTGATGAAGCATTGCTGATTTGGAGCCCAATAGTTACAGCCACTGCTATATCTACTGTATATGCAAATTTAATTGTGAATACTTATGTTTAACATTTATTTAAAAAATGTTACTATCTTTACATGATACTTGGACTCGATATAAGCACTAGTATAACAGGGTTTACTGTTCTAGACGAACGCGGAACAATACTTATTAATGAAGCTATAGACCTGCGTTCAAAAAAAATTAAAACCTTCTTAGAAAAAGCTAAAATAGTTAAAAAAAAGCTAGAAGAAATAAAACATCTGTATAATATTACAGATGTTTTTATTGAACAATCCTTAAATGCATTTAGACCGGGCTTATCAAGCGCTAATGTAATATTGACGCTTGGAAAATTCAATGGTATAGTTAGTTGGATTTGTTTTGAGACGTTCGGCAAAGAACCAGAGTATATTGGCTCTGTAACAGCTAGAAAATCTGTAGGAATAACAGTTCCTAGAGGAGAAAATGCTAAAGAAATTGTTTTAAAACACGTCCTTGACACGGAGCCTAGCTTTGTAGTACAGTATACGCCGAAAAACAATCCGGTTGCCGGGGTTTACGATCGTGCAGATTCCTTGGTAATTGCTAAATCGGGGTATCTAATATGTCAGAAACGAAAAAAATAGAGATAATAAAAGAAATTCTTGGTTCTTCTTATAAAAGTGGTCATGAAGAAATATTTAAGTGCCCATTTTGTGACCATCATAAGAAAAAATTTAGTGTAAATTTTGAAAAAAACGCTGCTAAGTGTTGGGTTTGCGGCTGGTCTACTCCAAATTTAACAAGAATTGTTAAAAGGCTTGGTAATTTTGAACAAATTAAGGTTTGGAATACACTAAATGGCGTTATTGAAATAACAGAATATGAAAAAATATTCGATTTTACTGAAAATTCGCAGTTCTTAAGTACAGAAGTACCACTACCAGAAGAATTTCAGAGCTTATGTAATAAAAACGACTCACTAGTTTGTATTAAACCTCTAAATTATCTGATCAGAGATAGAGGCCTATCAAAACAAGACATTTTGCATTGGAAAATTGGTTACGCTGCTTCTGGAGACTATGAAAACAGAATTATTGTACCTTCTTTTAACGAATCTGGTAAGGTAAACTATTTTGTTGCTAGAAGATATGATGGGAAGACCTTTTTAAAGTATAAAAATCCTAATATAAGTAAAGATTTAGTCTTCAATGAGCTATCACTAGATTGGGATAGTGATGTTAACATTGTAGAGGGTATTTTTGATGCGATAAAAGCAAAAAATGCTATTCCAATCCTTGGTTCTACAATAAAAGAAGATTCTTTACTGTTTAAAAAGATTATAGAGAAGGATTCCGCCGTTTATATTGGTTTAGACCCAGATGCAGAAAAAAAAGCTAAGAAACTAATATTAGACTTACTAAAATATGATGCAGAAGTTTATAAAATACCTATAACTGGTAAAATTGATATTGGTGATATGACTCATGAAGAGTTTTTAGAACATAAAAAGTATGCGAAACTAATTAAAGGACAAGATTATTTCTTAATGGATGAGTTACAGAGGATATAAAATGAAAGTTTTAAAAAAAGACTTAAAAAAGTTAATAGAACAAGAAATTAACAAACAACTAGATGTAGAAGAACAAAAAAGAAAAGTTATCAATGCATTTGTTCATTTTATAGAGTCAAAAGACTCGCATTCGTTCCAGCAAGAGTTGTCAACAGCAGGTATTGACTCTACTAGCGCAATAAATTTCTTAAATCCAGAAGAAGTTGATAAAGATTTTTTTCTAAACGCGGTAGAAGCACACAATTTAGCAGTTAGAGAATTAGGCAGTGGTGAAGAGAGACCAGTTGAAGCATTTACAGACTTCCCTGAATTTACGGACAAGTCAGACCTTAGGTAAAATTAAAAAAATTATACTTTCTAGACATTTTATTTATGTTAGTCTATACTAGACCTGTCAAATTCTTGACAGGTCTTTTCATTGGAGAAATAATGAAACTTTTACATCTAGCAGATACGCACTTATTGAATCTTAAGAGACATGATGAGTTTAAGGCTGTTTTTAACGAAATTTACAGAATTGCCAAGGAAGAAAAAGTAGATGTCATCGTTCATTGCGGTGATATTGCTCATACTAAAACACAAATAAGCCCAGAATTTGTTGAAATGGCAGGAGATTTCTTTAAAAATCTACAAGATATAGCACCAACTTATATTATTTTAGGTAATCATGACACAAATCTTAAAAATGATTCTAGACAGGATGCTATAACACCAATTATTAAAGCATTGAACTTAAAAAATCTTCATCTTTTAAAATATTCTGGTGAGGTTTATGTAAATGAGCTAATAAACTTTAATGTTTTGAGTAGAATTGATGAGACTAAATGGAAAAAGCCTACAAATAAAGATAAAATAAATATAGCTCTTTATCACGGTGCCATTTCTGGAGCTAAAACAGATACTGGGTACATTTTAGAGAACGGCGAGCATAATATTGATGCCCTAGAAGGACACGATTTCGCATTTCTTGGAGATATACACCAATCAAATCAAATACTTGATGCAGACGGCAGAGTAAGATACCCAGGTTCAACTGTACAAGGTAACTTTGGTGAATTCGATGATAAAGGATTTTTAATTTGGGATATCAAATCTAAAGATATTTTTGACTGTAAACATCATATTATTCCAAATCCAAAGCCATATGTTTCTATAGAACTAAACGAAGACGGTAACCTGCCAGATTTTAATATTAAAAAAGGTTCTAGAGTAAGATTACTCGGTGATAAAACTGTTCCTCTTGAAAAAAGTAAGAAAGCAATAGACATTATAAAAACATTTGAGCCTGAAAGTGTCACATATGTAAATAAATCTAAAGCTAAAGATATTAAAAATCCCATAACTGGTGGTGTTAACAACGAGAACTTAAGAGATCTTGCTGTTCAAGAACGCTTGATCAAAGATTATCTAAAAGACTATAAACCAAAAGAAGAAACTATTACAAAAGTTCTTGAACTAAACAAGAAGTATTCTTCAGTTATCGAAGAAACAGATGAAATTTACAGAAATATCAAGTGGAAGCTAAAATCTCTTGAATGGGATAATCTTTTTAACTATGCTGATGGCAATAAGATTAACTTTGAAAAACTAAATGGTATTGTTGGTATATTTGGAAAAAACTATAGTGGTAAATCATCTATAGTTGATTCTATTCTATATACTACATTCAATACAACCTCTAAAAACAATAGAAAAAATTTAAATGTCATAAATCAAAATAAAGAAAAAGGCTTCGGACGTATGGAAGTTGATATTAACGGCGAAACATACTCAATTGAAAGAGAATCTACAAAATATACTAAGAAAACTAAAGGTGTTGAAATAACAGAAGCAAAAACAGAAGTAGAATTTACTAGTGATGCAGGCTCTCTAAACGGTCTTGCTAGAACAGACACAGACAAAACAATAAGAAAGTATTTTGGTAATGTTGACGACTTCTTCTTGACTTCGATGTCATCTCAGTTTGGTTATTTATCATTTATCAGCGAAGGTTCTACAAAAAGAAAAGAAATCCTTGCTAAATTTTTAGATCTCGAAACATTTGAAAAGAAATTCAAATTAGCAAAAGAAGAAAGTGCTGAGATTAAGGCGCTTTTAAAAAAATTAGAAAGTAATGAAACTATCGCAGAAGATATAAAAAATGCAAAAATTGAAGTTACTGATGTTGAAGCGTTAATCAATAAGAACAATAAAGAGCTTATCGATTTAAAGAATACTTTAAGCGAAAAACTTAAAGAGCTAGATGAGATTACAGAAGTTTTGAAAAGGACACCAACAAAAATTTTAGATATTAAAAAATTAAAAGAATCATATAATAAATTTGTAGAGTTAGAATCTTCACTTAAACAACAAAACTCTAATATAATAGAAGAAAATAAAAAAATGGTTACACTTATCAAAAAATGTGATGAATTTTTAAATTTATTAGATGAAAAAGAGATAAGAGATCTTGGTATAGAAAGTAATACCCTAGAATCATTAATAAAAAAACTAGAATTAGAAGTTTTTAATATTGAAAATAACTATAAGACTTCTTCTCATAAAATGAAGTTACTAGACGAAGTGCCGTGCGGTAATGAATACCCAACATGTAAATTTATCAAAGACGCCTTCTCAGCAAAAAAAGGTAATGCTGTATTAAAAAATAATTTAGAAAAGAATAAAGATTTATTAGAACAACACAATAAAAGATTTGAAATAGTGCATGAATCCTTTACAGATAAAATTGCAAAGAAAAATCAAATTACAAAAAAGAAAGCCGATTCGGAGCAGACGTTAAAACTTAATGAATTAATATTAGAAAAGAATTTATTGAATTTAGAAAAAGTCAGTTTGCAAATACAAGAGTTCTTAGCATCTCTAGAAGAACAAGAAAAAAATACAACTGCAATAAATCAGTTTCATGAAAATGAGAATAAACAACAAAATATTCTTGTAGAAGCAAATATTATTAAAAATAATATAAAGCAAATTGAAGATTCAAGTATCGTGTTATACAAGCGTCATGGTTCTGCAACAGAAAAAATTCTTTTATTAGAAAAACAAAAAGAAGAAACAGAAAAACTTAGAACTGAATTTACTGCATATGACCTTTATTTAAAGTGTATGCATCCAAATGGCATTTCTTATGAAATTATAAAAAAGAAATTACCTGAAATAAACAGCGAAATAACAAAAATATTAAATAATATTGTAAACTTTAATGTATCTCTAGAAAACGACGAAGATAAGCTAGACATTATGATAAAGCACCCTAATTTCGAGGCTAGGCCTTTAGAAATGGGTTCTGGTGCAGAAAAGACACTTGCGTCTACAGCTATAAGGTTGGCTCTGATTAGTGTAACATCACTACCAGTTTCTGACATTTTCATCCTAGACGAACCAGGCACAGCGTTAGACCAAGAAAATCTAGATGGCTTTGTAAGGATTCTAGAACTAATTAAGACATACTTCAAGACTGTGATATTAATTTCGCATCTTGATTATTTGAAAGACTGTGTCGATACACAAATAACTATCGAGAAAAGAGATGGCTATGCCTACGTAAACCAATAGGAGAATTACAATGGATGTTTTAGAAGAACTAAAAAAAGAAGTGGAGGAAGAAATGAAAGAGAAAGAAAATGATCGTGGCGTTCTTGATATCTTGTTACAAAAGACAATATCAAGAAAATTAATAGTATGGATAGCAGCAACTGTGTTCCTTGCAAAAGGAACAATTAGTGCAGACGAATGGTCTGCAATATCAATGGGTTATATTGGAATAGAAGGTTTTGTTGACCTAGCAACTAGGTGGAAAGCGGCCAGTAAATAATGTTACAAAAGATAAAAGATTTTTTTAATAATTCTAAAAAATGGATTGTTCTTGCAATAATTGGTATTCTAGGTCTAATTGGCTTATGGGTACAGAAAGTTCGTGAACAAAGTGTTCCAGAAGAAAAACGCTTGAAGGATTTAAAAGAGAAAGAAGAGCTTTTAGAGCAGACAAGGAAAGCTCGCGAAGATGCTATATTAGCTGAAAAACGAGCATCAGATGCAAAGGCTCACGCAGAGGCTTTGAAAGAAAAAATTCATCTTGCAAAATTGGCCAGAGAGAATGAACCAGCTTTCAAAAAAGAACTCGAAACTCAGCTTGGTCTAAAAGAAAAGAAAAAGAAGGGAAGGCCAAAGAAATAATGATTATTAAAAAAACCATTGCTCTGATAATACTGCTAATAACTTTAGCGGTGCGGCCTTCTATTGCTCAAGAATCTGAGGAAGAAGGAGATTACACTGTTCTTATAAAGGGTGAAGTTGCCCCACATGATGGTTACTTACTAACTAAAGACGCTCTAATAGATCTTACTATAAGAACAAGTACTAAGATAGAACTACTAAAGAACGAAAAAGATACAGAAAAGAACATAATAAAGAACAACTTAGAGACAGAACTAAAAAAGAAAGATCTTAAAGTAGAGAGTTTAGAGATAAGAAATAAAGAACTAGAAAAGAAAGTATTTCTCTCAGAAATCTCAGTTCCAGTTACTGCCATAATAACAACAGCAATAATGTTAGGTTTATTTTATGCATCTGTTCAAATAGCGAGATAAAATGAAAAAAGACATGAACTATATTCAGGCTCTTGAAAAAGCCGTTAAAGAGAAATTTGGTGAAGAAACAACTCTAAACCCAAAGCAACTATGGAACGAAGAAAAAGAAAAAGAGTTTGTAGCCCAACAGAAAGAGTTCCTTAAAAAAACCTCGAACAGTGATAAAACAAGAGAAAAAGTAGAGGTAGATGGAGTTTTATTGCCTAAGAAACTACTTAATAAAAGTGTTAATAGGGTTTGTTCTAGTTGTAACAAATATTCTTTTAATAAAAAAGATGATATTTACATGATAAAATATAATGCTTGCTACAGATGTTTTATGTGCAAGCCAGAGGATAAAATAGATGGCTAGCGTTTTGGAAGTAATCACAGGAATTTCACAGGCAATATCTAGTAAACATGAAGGTGGTGTTGCCTTCGGTCTCAAAAGAGAAACTGAGCAGCTATTACAAGGTGTTTCTATCTATGATCCAAGAGTCATGGACGGCTTTGGAGTTCAGTATCAAGGTGATAGATTGATACTGAAATATCACAGTGAAATGCCGCTTGTAAAAGTACACGACAAGAACTTTGAAACTGATATTAGACAAACAATGAAAGATATCACTAGACACATAAAAGAAGAATATCGTAGGTGTACAAGAAAAGCCTTGAATCTTATTGAGCAAGGTGATGTACAAATCATGGTACAAACTGCTAATAGAAGAACTTGTTACGTTAATGCGGTGCAAGTATTTAAAATAAGTGATCTTTCTATAGAGTCTGGTGAAAACGCTACTGAGAAAAAAGTCTTTGACAGCCAACAAGATCTTCTCTCAGACATCTCTAAAAGATGGCTTATGAATGTAAAAAGTAAATAAAGGGTTGTTCTATGGCTTATAAGTTAAGTAAAGAAGAGATGAAGAATGAGATCTTACGTTGTGGTAAGGATCCTTCGTATTTTCTTGATAATTATGCGAAAATAACTCATCAAGAGAGAGGTATTATTCCGTTTAGAACTTATAACTTCCAGAAGCAACTATTAAAAGATTTTCATGATAATCGTTTTAACATCATCCTAAAAGCTCGTCAGCTTGGTATTTCAACTATTGTTGCTGGTTATGTTGCTTGGATGATGCTTTTTTATAAAGAAAAAAACGTACTAGTAATGGCCACCAAGCAGAATACTGCTATTGAAATAGTTGATAAGGTAAGAGATATAGTTGATTCTGTTCCAGAATTTCTAAAGATTGCCAAAGTAACTACAAATAACAGAACAAAATTTGAACTAAGCAACGGTTCAAAGATTCAAGGAACTCCAACTTCAAAAGATGCTGGCCGTGGTCAAGCTCTTTCACTATTGATTATAGACGAAGCTGCGTTCGTTGAGGACATGGATGACCTTTGGACTGGCTTGATCCCTACTATTTCAACTGGAGGTCGCTGTATCGCTTTAAGCACACCTTTTGGTGTTGGTAACTGGTTCCACAAAACTTATATAGATGCAGAGGTTGGTGCCAATAACTTTAAGCCGACTAGACTTCCTTGGTCAGTCCATCCAGAATATACTAAGCAATGGTTTGACAATATTACTAAAAATATGTCTAAGCGTGAAGTTGCACAAGAATTTCAGTGCAACTTTAATGCTTCTGGTGATACTGTAATAAATTCAGAAGACTCTGATTACTATAAAAAAATGGTTTCTGAGCCAAAATACAGAACATATCTAGATAGAAACCTGCACATATGGAAACCTTTTGAAAATGGTGGTTCATATTTGATTTCAGCAGACGTTGCAAGAGGCGACGGTAAGGACTTTTCTGTTTTTCACGTTCTAAACGTTAAAGACATGGAACAAGTTGCTGAGTATCAAGGAAAATTAGACCCAGACAACTTTGCTAAGCTACTTTATGATACTGGTATGGAGTACGGCGGTTGTCTTATGGCAGTAGAAAACAACAATATTGGATTTTCTGTTATTTCTAAATTAGTTGACGCCAGATACCCAAATATTTATTACAGTTCTAAATCAATAAGCGAATTTATGAATGATAATGCTGACTCTATAGCTCAATATGCTAATGGAGTACCAGGATTTACAACAACTATGAAAACAAGACCACTCGTAGTTGCAAAATTAGATGAATTTATGAGAAATAAAGTAGTTAAAATAAATTCCCTAAGAACAATGAATGAAATTGATACTTTTATTTGGAATAATGGCCGTCCAGAGGCACAAAGAGGCTATAATGACGATCTTATAATGTCTCTTGCTATTGGATGTTGGGTTAGAGACACGGCAGTGATTAACAACCAGAGAAATTTAGAGTATTCTAAGGCATTCTTAGGTGCAATCTCAACAAATAGAAGCACCATAAATACCAGCATAAACGGTATGATTGGTTATGAATATAAACAAAAAGTTCATAAAGAGCAAGAGTTGGCCAAACAATTTGGCTGGCTTATGAAGGGTTAAAAAATGGCGCAAGGAAGAAATAGCAATAGAAATTATACTGGTAGAAGTGTTTTAGCTAGAGATAATCCAAAGAATAACGATTCGCCTTTGTATTTGGCACTTACTCGTCTTTTCTCTGGACCTTTAGCAAATTATCGTCAACAAGCGCAGCTTAGATTTAAGAGAAGAGATTTAGATCGCTTTAAATTTACTTCAGCTTCAGGTAAAAGCTTCCAAAAGAAAAGCTATAATCCGTTTGAAGCCATCCAAAGTAATATGATGGCGAATCAAAGTCGTGCAGAACGCTATAGTGACTTTGATCAGATGGAATTTACTGGCGAAATTGCTTCCGCTCTTGATATCTATTCAGATGAGATAACAACAAGTAATTTATATCGTCCTCTATTAACAATTGATTGTAGAAATGAAGAAATTAAATCAGTTCTTGAAGCTTTATTCTATAAAACTTTGAATATTGAACAAAATCTCTATGGCTGGGCTAGAACTATGGTCAAGTTTGGAGATTTTTTCTTGTATTTAGACATAGATGAGAAGTTAGGAATCAAGAAAACTCTTGGTTTGCCAACGCCGGAGGTTGAAAGGCTTGAAGGGGAGGATGATTCTAATCCAAACTATGTACAATTTCAATGGAATACAGCTGGATTAACCTTTGAAAACTGGCAAATAGCACATTTTAGAATTTTAGGACAAGATAAGTATAGTCCATACGGAACTTCTATATTAGAACCAGCTAGAAGAATCTGGCGTCAATTAAATTTGTTAGAAGACGCGATGATGGCATATCGTATAGTGCGTGCGCCAGATAGAAGAGTGTTTTATATTGATGTTGGTAACGTTCCGCCCAACGATGTAGAACAATTTATGAATAAAATCATCACACAGATGAAAAGAAACCAAATAGTTGATCCAAACACTGGCCGAGTAGACTTAAGGTATAATCCAATGTCTATTGACGAAGACTATTTCATTCCAACAAGAGGCCCACAGACAGGAACAAAGATTGATACACTTGCTGGCGGTAGTTTCGTTGGAGATATTGATGACGTTAAATATCTAAGAGATAAACTAGTCTCTGCGCTTAAAATTCCACAGGCTTATTTAGCTAGAGGCGAGGGTGCTGCAGAAGATAAGACAATGCTAGCCCAAAAAGATATTAGATTTGCTAGAACAATTCAAAGATTACAGAGAATTATGGTCAGTGAATTAGAAAAAATTGGCACAATTCATCTTTATACGCTAGGATTTAGAAATGAAGACTTACTAAAGTTTAAATTAAGACTTCATAATCCTTCTAAGCTTGCCGAACTACAAGAGTTAGAGCATTTAGATAAACAATTATCTGTTGCTGGAGCTGCTAGAGAAAACGGTTATAGTAAGCATTGGATCTTTGAGAATATATTGAAACACTCAGATCAAGAATTCCAGAGAATTCAACGCGAGTTAACTTACGATGCAACATTTAATCGTTCTATAGAGTCTATTGCAACCCCTCCAGAACAAGGTGGAACGAGTGGCGGTCTTGGCGATATGGGAGATACTCCAAATATACCAGCATTTGGAGCAGAAATACCTAAAACTGGCGAAGAAGCACCTCCAGAAGCATCTGGAGAAACTGGAAAGGGGACACCTCTACTTTCAGCACCAGCAAAAAGAGATGATAATGGCTATAGCGCAAGGCATGATCATGCATACCAGCCAGTTGCTTCTTCTCAAAACTCATCTGGTGCTAGAAAACGTCAACTATCATCAAGAAGCGGACACCATATTGCTTCTGGAAGTGGAACGAGCTTCTTACCTGGTTCCAAACAGCTGAGAAGCATTGGTAGAGGGTTAACAGAATCTCAAGAAGCTCAAGAAGAACAAATATATGATAAAGATGAAGCACTATTGTTAGAAGTTGAAGAAAAATTAAAAAATTTAGATAATTTCTTTTCTAAAAAGAAGACATTAATCGGAGAATCAAAAGATGAAACACAATAAAAAGCGCAATACCGCATTTCTTTATGAAGTTCTCCTGAGAGAAGGCACAAAAGCAGCCATTTCTAAAGATTTTGAAAGAGTTAAAAAGGTTAAAACTATTATTCTTGAAAACTTTAACCCATCTTCTTGGCTACGTAACGAGCTTTCTCTATACCAGTCATTGGAAACTAGTAGTGTTGAGCCTAATCTTGCAGAAAAGTTTGTTAAAGAAGTAGAATCTAGATATGAAAAGCTAGATAAAAAGAAAATCTTTGATGAGCAAACTAAACTTATAAATCAAATCAATAAGCAATTAGGCGTTCAGATCTACGATTCTTTTATACCTAATTATAAAGACATTGCATCAGTATCGCAGATCTTTAATCCTGCTACTCCTATTAAAGAAAAGCTACTTCTAGAGCAGACAATTGTTGAAAAAATAAAAATTCAAGAAGATAAACCGGCTAAAACATCTTTAGTACCGATGGATAATTTGATTTATAAGACATTTAGCAATAAATTTAATGAAAAATATAGTTCTCTTCTAAAGGAACAAAAAGATCTATTGACAAAATATGTAAGTTCATTTTCAAACGATGGTTATGAACTTAAGATTTTTTTAAATGAAGAATTAGAAAGACTCAAGAAAGAAGTTGAAGTTGCGCTTACTAAAGAAGAAATTAAAAGTGACCCAAGAATGGTCGAAAAGACACAAAAAACTGTTGATTTCTTGAAGAGTTTTAGAGAAGCAAGAGAAATATCTCACGAAATGTTACAGAAAGTACTAAAAGTACAGCAGTTTGTTCATGAGGTCAATATTTAATGTTAAAAATTTTTGTAAATGATAAAAAAACAAAAATCCGCAAAGAGGTTCAACTAGTAAAGACTCTTAACGGCGATTATGTTTTAAAAGAACATCCAGATATAGATATTATTGTGATGCCTGCAAAAAACAAAATTCTTGCTCTTCCAAAAGAAGAGTATAGTGATAAAGTTTATAGCATCCAAGATCAATTATTCTCTTTTCTTTCTAAAAAAGGCGTAATCCTACCAGAGAGTATAAGTGGTGGTAATATTTATGGTTCTCTTCAAGCTTTGTATCCACAAGACCCGCCAGGTGGTGAGAATCCTTTAGAGGTTGTGGTGTTCACTGCTGCTTCTTTTATTGAACAACAAAGACCGATCTTTAAATTTGAAAAAGAGTTTGAAGATAAAATGGAAAATTCTCTTTTGCTTCCAGATGTTGAAGCTTCTACTGAGCTTGGTGAAGTGCCACAAGAACAAATTAAAGGTTCAATTCCTAAACAGGGGTTCCCAACTCGTGGGATTTATAGATACAATTATTAAAGGAGTATAGTATGAAAATAAAAAAATCACAACTAGAAACACTTATCAAAGAAGAGTTAAATAGTTTAGATGAAGTTAGTTTATCGCAATTAAAAGCTGGTGCTTCTGCTGGTTTGAAAGGTCTTGGTAGTTCTATAAAAAATGCTGTTGGTGCTCAAGTTAATAAAGCTTCTACTGCTTTTACAAATGCTGGTGCAGCTGAACAAAAACAGCAAGCTAAAAAGAATCTAACAGTTGGGCTTGAGAAAGTAAAAACCAAAACAAAAGAATTGTTAGATGTTGCTTTATCTGTTGATTCTATTTCTAAAAATCTGTCAGATAAATTTCAAGATGGTACAACAAGACCATTTGATATTTCTTCACTATTAGATTCCATCTACAGAGTAAATTCTGTAGTAGAACAAATTAAAAAAGATCTAGAAGTTGGTCATCTTGCAGAAAAGAAAGGTTCAGACTCTTGAATTTAATAATATTTATACTTGCTTGTTATGGTATGACCATGATAGCTGTATATGGAAAAATATTTGACCCTATCAGACCAAACCATTCTTTTTTTAAATGCCCATTATGTGTTGGATTTTGGATTGGGATAATAAATGCTTTTATTCTGGATAGTAGCTTCAATTGGTTTACTGCTGGCTGCATTTCTGCTGGAACTTCTTATATGTTAGCCATGTTGATAAACGATGATGGGCTTAAAATAAACAAAGCCACATTTAAATGATAGTATAGTCTATGGTGAATCAACAAAAAAATGAACAAATCTATTTCTTTTCACTATTTATATCGAATGGAGGTGATTAATTATGAGATTACAAAAAGATATTGTTTATGTTCGTCGCTACCGTTTGCAAGGCGTTAGACGCTGCTGCAATGGAAGCATATGATGGCCCATTAGGCGTAAAGTTTGCCTAATGGGCTGTTTATTTATAAAAATATATAAGGAAGATATTATGAAAATAACTAAAAAATATATTACCAATCTTGTCAAAGAAGCGCTAGAAACGGAACCAATGCTTAACGACAAAGATGAAGCTTCATTTTGGAAATCACAAATTGACTCTGTACTTACTTTTTTTAAAAGAGCAAATGATTTGGAACAAGCTTTAGAGATGCATAAACAACATCTTTTAAAAAGTGGCGTCGGCCAATATACAGCAGAAGATATAATTAATAGACTTCAGAATGACAAAAGAGATGAATTAAATAATGTTATTAGCCAAGTTTCTGAAGAAGTTGAAGGAGCAGACCAGTTTCAGCGAGATATGGAAACTGGTGCAGGCGAAGAACAAGAAGATACAATCCGTTTAGAAACATTAAAAAATAATTTGATTGATGAATTACAAAATGTTATTCAAAATTTATCGCAAGTAAAGACTGTAGAAGAATTATCTAGTACAGTCATAAATATACAAAATATATTGAATGTTCATGATCCGATGAGAGATAAACAATAAAATGAGTAATGTAGGAATTTATAAAATTATAAATATTTTAAATAATAAAATTTATATTGGTAGTTCCACTCAAATTAATAAAAGGTGGAAAAAGCATAAGCAGTGTCTCCGACGTAATAAACACCACAGTAACCATTTACAAAATGCTTGGAACTTGTATGGTGAGGAGAGTTTTAAAATTGAACTATTAGAACAAGTCGAGCCGTCTAAAGAAAAACTCTTAGAAAGAGAAGATTATTGGATAAGTTTCTTTAATTCGGCAAATTCTGATTTTGGTTATAATGTTCGAATTAAAGCAGGAAGTTGTTTGGGTACGAAAAGATCAGAAGAAACTAGAAAAAAAATGTCTGAGATTGCTAAAAAGAGGGTTATAAGCGAAGAAACAAAGCAGAAAATTGCAAAAAGTATGATTGGTGATAAAAATCATTTTTTTGGCAAGCACCATACGGAAGCCTCAAAACATAAATGTGGTGCGAGGGGAGAAAATCACGGCAGGTCTACATTAACTTTAGAAAGTGTGATAGAGATAAGAAGATTAGCTGTTTTAGGAAAATATAAGTTTATAGAGTTAGCCAAGATGTTCAATGTTCATAACTCACAAATTACTAGAATTGTTAAAAACCAAATTTGGAGAGAGTCTAATGTCTAAACAGTTGTTAAGAGAGTTTTACTCTCTTTGTGAAGGTTCGGTTTGCGAAGATCTGTTAACCGAACAAGAAAAATTAGAAATAAAGAGTGGCTCATGTTACCTCACAGGAATCATGCAAAAAGCCGATCAAAAGAATGGAAATGGCCGTGTCTATCGTAGAGAAACATTAGAAAGAGAATTAAATAATTACTTAAAAATAGTGGAAGATCGTCGCGCTCTAGGAGAATTAGACCATCCAGATGATTCAGTTGTAAATCTCAAGAATGCCTCTCACATGGTTGTCAAAATGTGGTGGGACGGCGACAATGTAATGGGTAAAGTTAAAGTTCTTGAAACACCGTCTGGTAATATTCTTAAAAGTTTAGTTAAAAGTGGTGTAAAATTAGGAATTAGTTCTAGAGGTCTTGGATCTACTAAAAAGGATGGAGATAAAATAATAGTTGAAGATGATTTTCAATTAATTTGTTTTGACTTCGTACAAGAACCAAGTACTCCAGGAGCTTTTATGATGAATGAAGGCAAAACTAGAAATATGAATGAAATCTTTAGTAAATCTGATCGTTTAAACAGAATTTTAAATTCAATTATAGGATAAAAAAATATGGGATTCGAGCACGCAAGACCCGGACTTGGAAATGTTGGTAGTTATCAAGTTAGTGGCGTACCTTGGGTAAGCAGTTCATTAATAATACCAGCTGTTAATAGCAGTTCACTTCAAATATCATTTCAATCAGTAACAAGTTATATTGTTGTTAGAAATGATGATTCTGGCAGCGCAATAAGAGTAGGTTTTAGTGCAGCTGGAGTTTCAGGCAGCAATAAAAATAACTTTGTTTTAGCACCAAATGAATCATTTGCGGCAAATTTTAGAGTTTCAAATATGTACCTGATTAGTAATACAACCGCTTCTTCGGTAGCAACAGTAATCGCTGGTTTGACAGGTATAGAAGCTAGTGCTCTTTCTACAAATTGGTCTGGATCGGCTGGGATTGGATAATGTTTCGAACTGGCTTAAATAACGGTTTCTCTTATAAGATCGATAATAATAGTGGACCATTCAAAAATACTTGGACGCCATTAAACTTTGGCACCTCACTATTAGCATGGTGGGATCCCTCATCTGGGGTTGTAAAAGACCCGGCTACAAATAGAATATCTTCATGGATTGATCGAAAAGAGAATATTATTTTAAGCCAAGCAGCTGGTGGAGCACAACCTCTTTGGACCGCAACTGGTATTAATTCTCGCCCAGCTATATATTTTGATGGTGTGCGCTCACTTGAAAAAACATATGTAGCAAATAACGCAGAAATGCTTCAGTTATCACAAGCATCTTCAGCGGGTTGGTTTGGCGTTATAAAGCCGGATATATCTGGTAGTAGCGATACTCTTTTAGCAGTACCACCCGGTATAGTAACAACACTGTGGCTAAAACTTCACGATACAACCAATAATTATATCGGTATAAATCGTACAACAAATACTGGTCATTTTTTTTCATGTCCTAGCTCTACTTCGGCTAAACTATTGGGAGCCACAATTACTGGCAGTACAGTATACGGGCACTTTAATACAACCATAAGTGCTGGTGCGGTTATAGATACGGCAGTTTCTGGAAATGTTGGTCTGAGTTTTATGGTTGGGCAACGTCGAGTTGGAATTGTTGATGCCGATAATCTCAATGGTCATGTGGGCGATATTTTTATATTTCGTACTGCACTAACCAATATCCAAAAAAGCTTATTGGCTGAATGGTCACGTAAAAAATGGGGTTATTAATGATCCGTATTTTAAATAACATGCAAGATGCATTAAGTTGTATTAGACAACAAGAAATTTTAGAAAATATTCCGAGAGCAGGAACGGATATCTGGATGCAACAGCCAATTATCCATCCGGGTGGGCAGCAATGGGCAGTTGTACTTTCAGATCGTGCTCCTACGATGTCGGGGGATATTGTGCGATTACCAGTGGATTGGTTCCCATTGAGTGAGTTGTAATAAACAACTTTAAAATGTATCAAACTAGATAGGATAATAAATGACGAAACAAGAACAATTAAAAAATATAATTAAACCTTTAATCAAGGAATGCTTAAATGAGATTCTTGTTGAACAAGGTTTAAAAAAAGTTATTGAAGAGGCCGTTCGTGTGCAACCTCAAGAAACTCAACAAAATTCTTATGTTGAAAAAGAAAGAAAATTTATTAGTAAAACAGTAACCAAACAGCCAAATAAGATTGAAGAAGGTAAAAAGGTCTTGTTAGAAAAAATTGGTATGGGTGGATTTGACCCGTTCAAAGGTACTATGCCAATTGATTCTGGAGATAATTCCCAAGGATTTGAAGATTCAATACCAGAAGTACAAACCATGCCAGGAATTTCTGGTAGGGGCGTAGATATATCAGGTTTACTAGGTAATAGTAAAGCAATACTAGCCGCTGCTTTAGGCAGCAAAAAGAAAGAATAAGGTGTTATATGTCAAGATCAGTAAATTTAGAAGTTAAGCTGCCACACTACACAAAACCAACAGATGAAACAAACGATCAGCTGATAAAGAAGTTTTTAAGAGAATGTAGTAAAGAATCTCTAGTACAATATTTATCAGAAAAAAGTTCTTATAGCCGTCGTTATGTTAAACGCTCTGTTGTAAAACGTCAAAAGAGGCTTAAAGCCAAGAGAAATGCAGTTAAATATAATAAAGAGTTTAACGGTAATTCAATAGATGACGATAAAAAACAAAAAAAACCAAAAAAGTTTGTTTCTAGAGAGCATGAAAAAAGACAATAAATAGTCGGTTAGAAACACTATAAACTATTTATTTAAAATAATGTTTCCTGAAAGCAGGAGTAAATATAAATGTCAAATTTGTTAGAACAAGCAATCATAGATGCAAACGCTCTTAAAGAAGCTGCTATAAAAAATGCAGAGTCTTTTCTTTTAGAGAAGCATTCAAAAGAATTCAAAGAAACTATTCAAAAGCTTCTAGAATTCGAAGCGCCAACTGGCTTAGGTACAGAAGACCCTCTCGCAGCAGATCCATTAGCGGCATCGGGTCAAGAAAATCCAGGAATGCCACCAGAACCAACTCCACAAGCAGAGCCAATGACACTTGATGGCGGTGTAGAGAAAAGAGAAAATGATACAGCTTTTGAACAAGCTAAACCAGCACATATGGCTTCAGAAAATGAAGA